GCCCAATTCCAAAACCGTGTCCAAGGACCTTGTCTAGGTGTACTTGAAGGACTAGGGGGAGCAGATGGTGTGGGTCCGGGGGTAGGTGTAGGACCAGGGGTAGGTGTAGGACCCGGAGCATAAGGTGCAGGCCCCGCTCCTGGACCTGTGCCACCAGCAGGAGGCAGCATTGGAAAGGGACCTGAACCGGGAAGTGCCGGATAGGTAGGGCGAGGTGGAGTAACTGGAGGAGTACCTCTGCGTCGAGTCGCATCCCAAGCAAGTTTTTGTAGCAGCGCTCCAGCTCCTAGCTCTAATATGCCTTTAACTAAAGGCATCCATCCTGTACCTTCTTGATCTCCTTTTTCTCCCAAGTAGGCTTCCCAACCAAGAGACTCTCCAGTGTTACCCCCAATGGCTCCTGCCAGTAACGCAGAGGTAGCAATGAATCCAATTTTGGCTAGAACAGGCGCTGGGCTAGAAGCTACATATCGGCTGGCTGCAATAAGTCCGCCGACGATACCAGCTGTTTTCCCAACTGCATGACCTCTAGCCCCAGCGTCTAAGACACCCTTCATATTCGATGTCGTTAGACGGTTCATTCTAGATAACCGTCTGGTTATATTGGCTCTAGCAGAGAAATTAGTATCTAAGCCAAAGACTCCCATTGCTGTGTATCCAGCACCTATTATTAAACCGGCGGGACTAGGAATCATCATCAAAGCAGAACCGGTCTGTATGAATTGATCCCTTTGAGCTTGTTCAATGGCACGCTGACCAGACATGACACTATCTACTTCCCCGCTTCTACTAAGAACAGCTCCGGTATGCCCGATGCTACCGATAGCAGTTAAGACGTTAGAAGCGACATGTCCATAGTTGTTAAACCGAGCACCCTCTCCAGTCCAAGTAACTGGTGGAGGTAGTTTGATACCAAACTGGGCACGAGGTTTCCAGTTCGTTCTGGTTGCAAGTCTAGGACCAACATGTCTAGAGAAGAAGTCGGTTCCTGTGTCTAAACCCTGTAGTAGAGTAAGCCCGCCTCCGATCGCCAACATTCCACCGGCTACCATGCGTGTCCGTTGTCTGTTTTCTTCTCGATCGCCCCCTGTAATATAGTCAGTCAAAAAGTCGCCGATGCCATCACCTACAGAGTTTTGCAGCGCAGTAGTAGCCCCAAGAACTTTCCCAAACCCGTAGCGAGATAGAACTGCAGAAACCCCCAACGCTATATTTTGATTAACGACAGACTTAGTAGCCGTCTCATATTCCAAATCTGTATTTCTAGCAGGGTCAAGACTCGTTAACTGTTGATATCCCTGATAAACAAAGGCTGAGTTCAGAAGGAATGTGACATTATCTGCAGTAACAACCTTCTTAGCCTTGTCAGTCACCTTAGATAATGCAGTTTGAATAGGCTTAATTCTAGGAGCTATATAGTCTTTTGCTCGCTTAATCTGCCCACCGTAGTGATATTTGAAGAAGTCCTTAAAGCCAACATCTCTAATTTCATCCAGAGTGGCTGTGAATCTATCTCTCCAAACGCCGGCAGCTGTAGAAGGACCAGGACGAGGAGTAGTTGGTCCGCCGGGGAGGCTAGAGAGGATAGAAGATTCTTCTAAGTTACCGACGAACTCTAGAGCATTACCTATAAAGTTAGTAGCCGTTCTTAGCGGATAAAGTAGATCCTGAGTAAACTTGCGAAGAGAGGTGGGTAGGTTTACGGCGTTACCCGTAAACTGATTAGTCAGGTTAATTCTGGCTCCGAATTGCAGAAAGTCTATAGTGGCAAACGTGGAGACAAACAGGTCGCTAGCTCCTTTACGCTTACGCTGATACGCTTCTGAGTCTGTGTCAACACCAAAGGCGGAGGCTACAATATCTGCCCCAGCAGCAACTACAGAGAATGCGGCGTAGCCTTTTAAGGCTCCCCACATACCTCCTACTGCAGAGCGTCCTGCGATACGGGGAAGACGGTAAGCAAAAGGCACGTTAGTTACTTGGTTGGCTCCAGAGTGAAACTCTCTAGCCTTGAGTAAATGATGCTGAATTAAAGTGCCGCTACCTGTAGCAACAACCTCCGCCGCTGTTTTAAACGGAGCTGTAGCCTCTTGAGTCTCTTTATCCTTGTCTAAACCAAAAGCAGACCAGAGATAGTTAACTGCTGGCTTTGTTAGAAAATAACTAAGAGCAGTCATTACTCCATACTTAGCCACAGGCTTTGTATACTTGGAGACTCTTTCCGCTACCTGATTGTATCGATTGGTAATCTTGAGTTTAGTCGCGTCGTCCAACGCATCATAGCTGGACTTCGCCGCTGTCACCGTGGGGACAGCAACGGCAGGGGCAGCAACTATGAAGGCATCTAGCGCGTCTGGTTCTCTACGTTTATCTTTATCGAGTAACTTACGAGCCAATAACCCAATACCGGTAATAGCCCCAGCTATACCTACTTGTTTTAAGCCACTCCGCAGAGCAGGACTGGTGGATTGAAATCTAGAAGAAAGTCGATTAATGCCTGGCAGCTTAGAGACAGAGTCTGCAGCAAAGTCACCTAAGTCTTTAAAGAAAGCCCAGAATCGATTCGTCGTGTTTTCATACGCATCAAAGAGAGTGTTTAGCGAACGTATAGTAGCCCCAAAGGAAGGATGGGTATGTCCTGTCCAAGAACCGGTAAAAGAGTAGTTAGCTCTAGGAAGAGTGGTAGCGCCCATTGTCAACATGGGCAGCACTTCAAAGTCACTTCTCATTTGCCGGCGGCGGGCATAGTCTGCATGGATGTAATAGTCCCCTAGCTGATTTCTGCGCTTGGCAGCCAGCTGTAATAAGGATGACATATATGGCTTGGGACCAAACGGTGCAAGAACTCGTTCTGCATATCCTTTGGTATCAAAGAAGCGATCATAAGTCATCCTGTCAATATCAGAAGAAAGTCTTCCGACTAAGAAGGGGTGAACCAACTCGCTGTCTATGGTCTCAAATGGATCCATTGCCCGAAGACGTCGGCGAACATTCTTTTGTCTCCAGTACTCGCTGATCTCGTAGTTGCTTCGCTCAAAGGTTTCATCTCCAAACGCTGTTCTACGACGATTGGCATTATCAAACGCGTTCTTCTCTATCCAACTCTCAGTTGTGTGAGGCACAAACAAAGAGGTTAGCATTGCCCAAGGCGTCCCAGCAGCTTTGTTGTGTATAGACGTAAAGAACGGATCAAGCTGACGGAAGGGCATGCCCAACAGTTGGAGTCCCTGTTTGATCCCAGGAGTGTCCGTTATGTTGTAGATAGACTCACCTAATGCCCTCTCAACCCGTTTATACGGTTTGTTTAAATTCTTAAATCCAGAGGCGATCGCCTTAAATCCGGCGCCTTTGAAGAAAGTATCGTCAATTAAATATGCCCCCAACCCTACAGCGGCGGTTCCTGCTACTAAAGGTACAGATAAAGAACCAAAGACACCAAAGGCCCCCAATGCCAAGGCGCTGTCCATCAACAATCCAGCAGATGCGTAGGAGGCTCGACGGCGATCCATAGGGTCTCCCACCGAAGAAGCGGTGAGAGCCGCAAAGGGGGAGTACCACACCTGAGATAACTCTAGTGCTTTACCACCTAGTTTTAACGCCCCCATAGCTGCCCCGCGTATTGTGCCTAGCCAGCCAGAGTCTTCAACCATCTGCCCAACTTCTCTAGCAGCAAATACACCTTCACCTTGTCTTCTACTTAAGTCTTTGGCGAAGATACGAGTAGAGATTCTCTCTTCTCGCCGCAGACGACTCCAACTAGGTTTAGAAGCAATCTTTCTCTGCGCCGGGGGGTTTATCGATAAATCCGGTGCTCCGATAATGCTATTAAGTCCTTCTTGTACATCAAGGATTACGCCAGCTGCTTGCTCTACAAAGCCTAAAGCCCGCCGGGGGGTAAGGTCTCCTTCAAACTCATTTAACTGACTTAACAGTGACACTTCAAATGACTGAAGACGACTATCTAAAAACGTGTCGAAGGTAGCCTCGTCTACACCAAAAGCATCTAATAAAGTCTGCCCGCTAGGTAGCTGTCTTGTGTAGGCCGACTTGATCTGCGCTCTTAAGTCCCCCGCAATATTTTTAGCTCTATCGGTGCTGTCTACTCCTTGAAGAGATATGTGATGGTTAATAGACCGAGACATAGTCCCAGAAGACGTCTTGTTGCTGCTAACAAGACCTGCCAACTCCTTGTTGATAGAGTCTAGAGCTCGGTTATAGTCCTGTACTTGAACGTTAGAGATGTTATTGGGGATATTTGTGATGTAAGCACCTGTTTTAGTACTAGCTCGATTAGCGTAAACAACTCTACCTGTGCCATCATCCAACTTAACAAACTGCATAGTCCGCCGCCGAATAGAATCCGCTCTATCTTCAATCGTGTCTAGGCGTTCACCGATGACACCGCCCTCATTAAAGGCAGCAAGGGCTGCCATAGCAGTACCTAATCCGAAACTCAAAGAAGCGGCGGAGGCTCCCAGCAATAGTGTTGCCTGCGCAAAAAGTGCAATACCCGTGAGACTTGTGACCTGACGGTAACCGCTCTGCTCTTTAGAGTCGAAAACATCTGCTGCCGTAGCAAACATATCACCGTAGATGCTTTGCAGCGGATTGGCTACCGCCGACTGGCGACGATAGTTATACATAAGACCGGTTGGGTCTTCATGCTCTCCTTTGATATAGCCACCAGAGAGATAACTTCCCACCAACTTAATATTTTTAGTCAGTCGGTCAGTAAAAGAGCGTCCCTTCTCTAAATTTAGAGGACTAGCCATATGCACAAAAACGGCATTGATATCAAAGGGAGTCCACTCTTTATATTTAGTATTTACAGAAACACTACCCAGGCGGCTTTCTAGTCGTCCTGAGTACATCGCATCTTCAAACATGTCGAGGGCCAACTCTCGCCCACGTTGCCAAGTAAGTCCTTTGGCACGATAGGCTTGAACCTCCGCTGCCCGGGCTAACTCAGCGCTAGTTCCCGCTAAGGCCTGTTGCTCAGCTCTAGACGTAGAGCCTTTAACTCTCATAGCAGACTTGCGAGGTGTTGCTCCCCGGAAGGCTCGATAAGACTGTATCGGGTCCTGAGAATTAACCTGTAGAACCGCTGCCACTGATTTGGCAAAGTCGGCCGACATCATATTCTGATTCATAGTGTATTGAGAACCAGAGAAGTCGTAGGCTAAACCTTGGGCCTGCACATAGGAGCGCCAGCCATTTGAGCCCTGAGACGCCCCCACCGGACCGAATATGTTAATAAAGGCACCCGGGTTATCTTTATAAGTAGCCGTTAAACCCAAGAAGTCTGTTAGAGAAAACAGCCCGCCACTTAAGAAGCTAGTAACTCTAGAAAGATAATTAGAGCTATCTACACCTCGTGTAAATGGCTTAATATCCAAAGCTCGTCTATACGCCTGAAGAGTCTCGTCATTCTCTTCGTCCATAGAAGAAGCGCCACTAACGAGTTTAAGTGCGCCAAAGGCTAGTCCTTTTAAGAAAGAGTTGTCGCCCCGGTTCTCATCTAAGAAATTAGTAAAAGCAGCTAGCGTAATTCCTGCCACTCCTAAAGCAGCCGTAGTCTTAACAAACTGTCTTCCTATCATCCTGAAGCGGAGAGGAGAAGTTAGAAAAACAGACGGTTCAGCTAAATTCTGGGTTGCTTTAAGAGAAGACCGCAACTCTTGTAAGTAATCGTCGGCGACACTAACCGCTCCAGATGTAGTTCCTGTAGTAGCCCCTGCTCGTGCTTTAAGAACAAAACTTCGTAGCTCATCGTCCGAAACCTTATCTATTGGCTTGGACAACATACCTAACCACTCTCTCATCTTAGAAGTGCTCGTCTGCCCCGCCGACTTACTAGCACTCTGTTGAGCAACATCAGCGACACTTAGATTATTCACTAACTCTATAAGTGCGTCGTTTACACCTCCTGTCTTTTGCTGACCCAAGAAGGACTGAAAACGAGAGATAGCAGTATCTTGATAAATACTGTAAAGCCGCTGCTTCGTCTTTCCAAGACCCCCACCTAGCAACCCATCTGGTTTAGCATCATAGTAGCTGCTGACATTAGAGAATACATCTCCACTCTGCATGGCAAAGCCATAATAACCAGTCAGTCCTAACGTGGTTCCAATGCGATACCACTGGGATTGTTTCCAACCACCTTCCGCTTCTCCTCTCCCCTCTGCTAAAGCTGCTGCTTCATAACCACTACCTAAAGAATCATAAGTCCCGCCCTGGGAAGTAGCAGCATGGGCAAACAACAAGGGCAGTAGTAATGGAGCTGCTTTACGGGCATAGGGTCCGGCTGCGCGTAACATATCATCTGTGCCGGTAAATCGAGCCAACTCTTTTAACATGATGTTTGGCATCGACATCATCGGAGCTTGAGATAACCGGACAACTTGCTCTACAGTTTGAGCCGTTGACTCCGCCATAACGCGTAGCTTATACAGATTTCTAGCATCTCCTCGCAGCGTCTTGGGATCTACCTTCGCACGCCCCTGTCTCATGCGATTATACATATCGCCTAAGACCGTCGACGTCCCAGCAAAGGTTAAAGCCTGTAGAAACTGCGAGTCTCTCTCAAACGTAAATAACCCGCCAGCCATCTGCGTAGAAAACGCTCTAGCCCGAAAATCATTAATTAGTTTCTCTTGGTAATACTGCTTAGTAACATCGTTATTGGCGTTCTTAGCTCCCATGTATAGAGCGTATTCTGCGTACTTTTCTCTGTTGCTTTGAGTGGGTCTTAGTTTCAAAGCCAGGGGGAAAGGCGGAATAGAACCAGTACCTAGAATTGGTAAGAACTGAAAACCAGCGCCAAAAGAGTAAGTATTACCCCGTTCGTCTACCTTCGAGACAAAGGCTAGCTGAAAAATAGGGTTAGGGATTTGATGTGCAAATGTAGTGACCTTCTTCCCACCTTGATCCTTAGAGCGCAGAAGACTTTCAGCAATGTAACTCACCGTAGACAGACGGGCAATGTCTCGCTGAGAGACAGTTGCTAAAATCTCATCAATGTTGAGATTACCCTCTGACGGAGTTTGGTCTCCCTTTGACGCCATAAACTTGTCGATCGCCTGCTTAAGACCGCCATTATCGCCCGCCTCTCGTGCCTGAGTAACACCATTAACGATCCGCTGCTTCTCTATATAATTTCGAATACCACGGGTGATGACTGTGCTAGCCACCACGTTATCGTCTGCTTTTAACCCAGATTGATGGTGAGAAAATAAATTAGCAGCAGCAGCAACAGCATTAAAGGTGGTTTGCATAGCAAACAGTCCTGCTACAGCCCCGACAGAAGCACCAAACCAACTAAAGCGGACAGAAGATCTGGGTTTAGAAACGTAATTAAGTGCTTTGTCAAAAATACTATGGGCCTGCTTAGCCGCATCATCAACTGTTGCTAACGCCGTTACAGACGTGTTCGGAGTGATATTACGCGACGAAGGGGGAACGATTATAGAACCACTAAAGCGGTTCGGATTATTAACATCTGTAGAAGTGCTGGCATTCCGCAAGAAAGACACAACGTTGTTCCTTGCCTCATCCGATTTGAAGCCAGGCATAGACTGTCCAACCACGTCATAAAAAAGGTGGCCGCCAGCATACGCAGACGTAATTATGGTTGGATACTTGACCCAATAAGGCATAGTCCCCGTATACTCAATCTGAGAGATAGGAGTAGCTCTCATCCAGTCCTGAGTCGCTTTATCGTCGCTGACATACTGAGAGTCTTTATTGATACCTAATCCATAAACAAGTTGGGAAACCAGATCAATACCCTGGTTGTCCATGACAGTAGACCCTAAAAACTTGTCGAATAAAAAGACGGAAGCAAGAACACCTAGGGAACCTCGTATATGATCAGTGGCAGTATTACCAGGTAACGCGTCAAGCAAACCTGTGCGATACATCGCTCTAATACCCTTCTGCTCCTGAACCAAGTCGTCAAGCTGATTAACATGGGTGCCTATAGACTTGAAGTCATGAGGGTCTGCCAACAACTGCTGTGTCAATAACTTCTCGCGGCGTCCAATCTCTGTTTCAAGCGCAAAGAGTTGTCGTATATCTTTATATGTTTTATAACCACCTCGACTATACATATTTTGAACAGAACGCACCACCGAGTCGCTTTTTCTAATCAAGCCTTCGAAGCCAGGATTCATTAGACCTTTAAGCGAGTAGTCATCCAAAATGTTGCCGTTTTCATCTTTGACGCGCAGCTCTTTTAGACCAGTCATAGCCCGGATGCCGGGAAGATGCTGTAAGGGGTTACGGGGAACAAACTCGGCTATCTTGTCCAGCGCCCGAGCAATGTTAATCATTCGCTCTTTGCCATAATGCACAAAAGTGGTGTCAGACAGCACACCATTGTCCTTAAACTGCAAAGTAGGTACTTGCCCCGATAGGGTAACAAGTTCGTCAATAGAACGTAAATAACGACTTTGTTCAGCTGGATCACTACCTACAACAACCATATGCTGAAGAATAGGCAGAACCGCATTCATGATGTTGGACTGATCCATCTGTCTAAAGCTAGACAGAAACCGAAGAGACCCGCGTACACCAAAGTGTTCATTGATAAGACGTTTGTCAAATGTCAAAGTCCCTGCAGCTTCATCGTATCCAAATAGGTCAAGCATGGCCTGAGAGGTACTTACGCTGGGGTTAGCCTGAAGATGCTGCTTTAATCGTTCTCCCATTTGAAGATTGAGATCAGATACTCCTTGACGCGTAGGGATAGCAGACGCAGATGAGCCTGGATCAGCATAATCGTGAATCTCACGCATGAACTGAGTAATATCTTCAGCAAAACTTCCTGTTGGGCTAAAATTGCGCACGTCTGTGAATAGCTGAACGTGGTCTTGAGAGAAGAGAAGTTGATAGAGTTGTCCACGTATATCCTTGTCAAATGTCTGCCCTCCTGTCTCGTTGGCATATTCCAAAATACCCATTAGCCCTGTAGTCTCCAACGAGGATTTAGCCATAGAGATAGAGTGGCTAACTCCAAAGTAAAAGACCAAAGCACTAGCTGTCTCTGTAATCATCTGACTAGTGGTGGAGGCTAGATTTTCAAAGAAGCCTCTTTCTGGATCCCCTGCGTATTGTTGTTTATGCAGTCCTCGGACATCGTCTTTTAATGTCTTACCGCGTTGAGCATCATAAATCTGCTTCATCGCGTAGTGTCCAGTTAGGGTATCTAAAATCCGACCGAATCCTCTAAACGCAGTACTTATTGGTCCTTGCCCTTCTTCAAAAAGTCCATCGTCTATGTAGCGGTTAACTAAGATTCCCAACCCGCGTAGCTCTCCTACACTAGGAGAGAGTTGTTTATCCATTTCCCGAAGCCAAAAACGAGAAGCGCCTTTAGGTACGTTACCTGTTAGAGAGTAATAGTAATCTTGGTAAGGAGTCGGCGCCGGAGCGCCTTTATATTTAGAAAAGTAGCTATCGTGTAGACGAGTAGGTAGGAAAACAGCACCTTGTCTACGAGTATCGTCAGAGCTAAATTTAGGACTGTATAAACCAGAAAATGCTCCAATGTCATAGACATTTAGGTTAATACTGGGTTGCGTTTCCTTAAAGAAGTTGTTCTTCATATAATTGAACAACTCCGCGTCTTCTTTAGATGTTATTCTCAAAGCAACTTCTTCAGGAGAGCTTCCTGTTAAACGTTTGGTCGTTAACCAAACAACGTCTGTGCCCTCTTCGTCTACATCCTCAAATAAGAATAGGTTTTGGTGCAAACTACTACTCGCGCTGGTTGAAACCGGTATACCCTTACGAGCAAGTAATCCAGTTAAGGCTTTATTCTTACTAAACGTTCCAGAGGTAGACACTACTGCTGCCGTAAAGTCTTTATCACTGTCAGAGCGTTTAACGATAGTATCCATCAGCTCCCCGACTAAGTCAGCGTTCCTGGCGGATTCATCTCCTATAAATGTCTGTCTAGGATTAATATCAGCACTAACAACAAAGGCTCCCTTAGCAGACTTAGCATCCTCATTGACCCCTTCTAAGATATGCAGCCCTGTCCGAACATATTTGCCTTTGTATTGTGTAGTCTGCCCACTGTGAATTTGAGACAAAACCTCTTCGGCTTCTCGAACCACACCTTGGTGTGATGTCTCTATAAATAAGTCTTTTCTATCCGCTGCGTAATTCTGTGACCTAGACTTTTCCGCTGTGTCTAAACGAACCACCTTTTCGCCGGTTCTGTTATCTACCCCTACAAGCAGCTTAGTATGAAGCATAGAAACCTGCCCAGACTCTTCTGCTAAGTAAGGTTGAGACTCCAGTCTCTCACTCTCCATGGCCCGTTTATATTGCTCCCGCCATTCGTGATTCGCTGCAGTATTAAACGTTAAACGCCCGCCGACTTTTTCGTACAGTTCATACTCAGACCGCCCTCTATGCTCTTCATAATCAGAGGGTAACCAATATTCGGCAGCGCTCAAACTACCTGGGCGAAGAGTTTCTGTGAAGCGCTTAGTCGCTTCATAATTACTGCGGCCTACCCGTACGCTGCCGCCTTCTGATAAGTTACGGGTGTAGTCTCTTTCAAAGGCCATTAGGGTCGAACGCGGGTAACACCCTCAAACTCTGAGGATTTGTATTCAATTAACTGATCTAGGGTTACGGCAGGGGTATACGTAGCTGTAATAGAAGTGCCGAAAGCAGGACGAGTTTCAGCTAGCCAAATTAAGGTGTTGTAGTTTGCAACAAACTCTGCTGCCGGAGAGACAGAATCAATACTCCAAACGTATAAAGGAAGCGTTGGGTCTGGGTCAGACTCATCATAGGTAAACGTATAGGACTGCCGCTTAGGAATAGCAGGAACCAACCAGCGCTGAGTATCAAAGGGGATTTGAGAGCCGGATCGAAAGAACTCAACTATATAGCGTCCGCGAGGTAGATATAACATCGACGGGGGTAGCTTAAACCGAACGACGCCGTCTTCTGGAATAGGAAAAACAATAGAGTCGCAAAGATACTGCTTAACGCCTCGCCTAACAGAACGAGGCGGGCTGATACGCATCGTATACTTAGGCTTCTTACGACCAGAACTGTGATGAAAGACTGGATTATCCTCGATATCAAGCATCGCTGCTTTAAAATCAATCACAACAGGCGTAAAATCTTGGACTAGCGCCTGTACAGGATAAGGATACCCGCCGTAGTTGGGACTAAAGTAATAACCCATACCAAACCTATATGGTCGTATTAAACCCAGCTTAATTCAAGCCGTCATCGGCAAATATCGAACCCCGTTGTTGTCCCCACCGGCTGCGTGTAGCCCGTAGGTCTCTGGAGAAGGAGTGTCTATCCTCTTGAAAGTTATCTTCTTGCAATCGTCGATCTGCATAGCCTAAAGAAGACCTAACTTTTTTAGGGACACTATAGATCTGTACAGGCATCTTCTCCATCATTAACTCTTTACCCATCAGGTTCCAGACAACCCCGGCAATACAGTCCGCTAAGTCTTTGCTGTTATGCACAAAGATCCCGGCACTTAAAGCAAAGTTATCCCACTCATCCACCTCCAAGTCATAAACCGGAACTGGAGACTCTAACTTAATTTGACTAATAGTCCGTACTCTGACTTTTTCTTGCTTACTGTTAATAGAGAAGTCAGAAGGAAAAGGCATCAAAAGAGTCACTTCTGGGATTAAATGTTGCGCTTCACTGTAGTTCCCACAGTGAGTCATAAAAAGATGCTCTGGCGTGCAGCGAATGACGGCTTTGTTATCTAGCTCTACTTCTAGTAGATCAACAACCTCTTTCGTCTTTCGTCCGCGGGCTCTACCTGGGACGGCAAGACCATCCGGTCTACAACTAACTACCCAAACTTCTCTACCTTCTAGCTCAGCGATACGAGCAGTAGTGCCGTCTAAAAGAGGTATACGGGTCTCCGCCGTAAAACAGCCGTTAGGTGGGTGATCTATCTTCTTGTTGTCAATAAACCGCAGACGTATTAGCTCGTCTTTAAGTCGTTCCGTCCAAGGAGAATTCTTGGGCAGAATCAGTCTATCTTCATGTAATAATTTCCGCACGGCATCGTACATAGCCACTTGCTTCTGATTCGTAAAGTTAATAACCTCTACAGGAATACCGTTTGCCTTGAAGCGTTGAAGGGTTTCACTAGACTCTTTAGGGTCAGAAGAGATAAGACTTAAAGGACGCTGGGAGTGTATTTGATAGACAACGTGCTGCACGTTAACAATAGAGACGTTTTTACCTGGACTAGGAATCCACGCAGCAATACCATCGATACAAACACAGCTTTGTCCGTCCATTAACTCTAGATGTCCGTAGGCTAAAGCATAAGCATCCTTAGAGACAGCAGGGTCAAGGTGCATAACTGTATAGCCTTTATACGGCTCAATCTGCATTACGTGTAGCTTAATTAAAGAATCCGCTTCACCAGAGATCTCTCTTATGAATGCATTAGACATGAGTCTAAACGACCGCTTCACTTCAAGAGCATCTAAAAACGCATTGGCATTAGAAGAGCGAATACCCTCAAACAGCAACTCTGCCATCTTACGATTAGAGTTGTACATAGAAGCGATAATCGGGTTATCTCTGGCAGCATACTCTGGGTTAAGTTGCCAAGACATCAAACGATATGCAATCCAGTTTTGAGAGCCAATCGAAGCCTGATAAAGAACCTGTAAGGCATCTCCTTCTTCCCAAGCAGAAGAGATGATAATGCGTTTGGCGTCATCTTTAAAAGTGATCCCCCCGGCCCCTAGGTTGTCCCAAAGAGTGAGTGCATTACTCCTTCCGTCTTTGTCTTCAAATAAAGCACCTTCATCTAGCACAATCAAAATAGGTGAGCCCCCCACCTGTGTCTCACTCTTAGAGTTACCTGAATATATATAGAGCAACTTATCGTCATACCGAATCATCTTCTCTAAGACTTGAATCTTGCCAGCGTCAATCAACTTTCTTAAAAAGAAGACATTGTCCATCATGGCTCGAGCTTGCCCGTAAATGGTCTTAGAGACTTGCTCTGCAGAAGGAGCAACACAGATCATACTGATCAGCGTGCTGCTGGCTACGTTATAGTGCCGCTGTGGAGACTCTAGACGACACAACTTTTCAAACTCGTAATTAATAATTAGAGAACCAATAAAGGTTTTAGACCCCCGGCGACCACACTCTAAAACAAGGTTGGTCCGCTTAGTCGGTCCAAAGTCAAAGTCATAGGTTGTTCTATCCTCAGCCTTCCAGAACTCTAAGATAGACGTCTCTTCATCAGTTAACTCTACTCCATAGAAGGTCTTGAGAATGACTCGCTGCCGTGGATTAAGTTCTGCGCCCAAGGCCTTCTTGTCGACACCTCCGTTGTCAAACCAATCCAAGATATCGCTGTAAACAACGTCGGCAGCAAAAGCTGTCTCTAATTTAGTAGCTAGACTTTGAAAGTATAAAGAAGGGTCAAAATCTTCATTCTTCGCGTCTCTAATTCCCATTAGTTCAATACCTTCTTAAAGTGCAGAGCAATCTGTATATCTCCCGGAGTGGCTACAGATAAGATCCTTACGCCAAGCATATCCAACGGCTTCAAGGGTCTTTGGGGTACTGACGCAGATAGATAAGTAGCATCGTCGGAAAGAATCGTCTCTAAACAAGTTTGATAGTATCTAGTAAAACTAGCTAATCCTAAAAGAGGAGTGAGTGGCTTCCAAGTAGAGAAGTCTCCTTGAGCATGATTAGGGTCTTCTGGAAAGTAACCAACAAAGGCAACAGTGCCGACAAAGTCGTAAGTATATATGGAGACACCTATCAGCCACGCCTGCTGTCCAACAAACGGCAGGAGCACTTTAGGACCCGATTCTGCAATCGTCAAGTTACTGCTGATAATGTCATTTTGAAAAGCAGCCGCTTGTAGTTGATCAATAAAACCTGAACGCCCCACACGAGCCTGCTGATTAAAATCATAGTAAGAAGCCGTCGAACTAAAGTAGAGACGGTCAGACAGGTAATCAATAGACACCCCCGCCATACTCTTTGAGTTTAAGTCTCCTAAAGGTGCACGATAATAGAGGACAGCGTTATCTACAGCCTCTAGCTGATTAGGTTGAGATAACAATATTTGCTGCTCGGTAATATTAACGACTTCAGCAGGTTGATCCAATGGGAAAACATCAATGCCTTGATTATTGTATAGATAGATAGAGTCACCGATCTCTATGTCATAAGCCGTAAAGGAAGGTAGGACAACGGAGTTGTGTTGGTGTACGTTGTACTTCAAAAAAGCAGAAGATGTGTCGTCAGATATTCTGTCATAAATATCTAAAGAGACACTAGCCTGGGGCGTAACCGGATTAAGATTGCTCAATTTAATCTCCTACAGATGTGAACTCTGTGTCTATAAATAATTTAACGCCTACAGGCAACGCAGCTTTAATGACTCGATACATCGACTTAGGAGAAGATGTTGAAAGATTAATTCGAAGGCTAAAAAAGTATTGCAAAATAGGCAAGACGTAGATGCCGCCATCTCTTACAGCAACCATATGTCGCTGCTGAGTAGACGTAAGATTCCGATAAGTAGATACAGAGACCGGACAATAATCCGGAGGGACTGCCTTAACTGGAAATCCAGGAACACATCTTGCTACCCATTCACCCTTGAACCGCTTGTACATGCAAGATTGATACTCGTGGTAGCTGAGATAACCGCGATACTCCACTGGCGTCTCTTCAAAAGAAGCAGATGTCTCATTATCTGTAAGAGGTAACTTATACACAAAGAAAGGAGGAGGAGAAGCAGAACTAACTGTTACCGGTAAATTGAAGACCTCTTTTGCCAATGTAGATACGACTTCTTTGTCCTTAGCATTGCTAACAGAAATATAAGCAGCCAGACAACGCTGCAAATAACCATCACTGTGTATGCCAGGCTCAATGCGTAGTGAGGCATTAAACCACTGTTTTAGATAATCTCCCACCGCATAAACAGGTACTCGAGACTCCTGTAGGCGTAATTGCATCAAAGCACGATTAAAGGTCATCGCCGATTCTGCGTATAGCATTGAGCCAATGTTGCTCGATACGTTATTGACCTTCTCGTTAGTAAACCAGTGAGTGCCGAAAGGCATCATCTTTCTTAATTCGCCTAGAGCGTAAGACTCTTTTGCTAAAGCATAGGAGCTGTCAGGCTTAAATCCAAACTCAGGCAAGATAAAAGAGGAGACTTGATTCAGAAGAGCCACGTATACCTTAGATGCGTTGGCAGGTGCAGTGTCCCTAACCCAATCTCTGTCAGCAGGAAAGGCGTGAAGAGTAGATGTCCAGGTTGGTAACACCTCATTCTCTGCTGCCGAATAAGAATCTACACCTATGCTTTGATATAACGCATCAATCGGCTGAATAGTAAAAGGATTTATACGAGTGAAGTATAGATAGAGATTAAAAAATAGATAATCACTGAGATCTAGCTGGTCTTCTACAGACACTAAAAGTTCTGTTCTAGACCGCTCGTAAGCAAGACAAGATGCCGTAAACACTCGATACTCTTGATAATAAACAGCCCAGAGTGATCTGGCGTAAGCATCTAACTTTCTAAAGTAGAGATAACTGTGCTGAGAAAGTCCCAGGTCTGCTTCCCTAATCCAAATAGGATGCTCAAAAGAGTCTCTAAAATCTCGAGGACTACCTACGTATCTATAGAAAAGCGGATCGTCAATTTCTGCTGGTAAATCTCGAGTCGCGGCATGCAATCTAGCCAAACGCCACTCGATCTCAGGAGTGTATACAAAGCGCAGCGCATTAGACAAAAAGATGTCTACCAGAAAAGTAGCTGCATAAGAGGGAGAGCTGTAAGTGTAGGTTCCTAGTTCCGCTTTAAACGACACTACGTCTCCAGCTGGAGTAACCGCTTCTGCACAGAAGCGGCATAGTCCTCTCAACATAACTCTCAAAATATCTTTGAAGTCGTAATAGAGACCCCCTAAAGAGTAAGTTTCATAAACAGAGTGATCTTGCAGAAACTCTAAGGCTTTACAGACAGAGATGCCAAGCAGTGCATTGCTGCTGACTTCTTTGGGCCCCTCTGACAAGCCTATAGAAAAAACAGAGAAGAGTACAGGAAAGCCAAACTCTGAAGGTAATAAATCGCTAAGAGCTAAAGAGCCTGACTCATCAAGCTGCACCCAACCAGAGTCAACAATCTGTTTTACCAGCTCCCTGAGTATAAGAATAATGTTAGGAACATCCTTCCAACCTATAGCAGCCTGCAGCCCTAAAGCAACGCTAAACGGACCAGAGTAAACCATACTCTGCCCAAGAACAAAAGAAGGTAACCATCCGTCTTTAGATCCAGCAACCACAGCCTCAGAATATCGAATGCTCTGTTGCAAAGTAGACCAATCAAGTATGCCTAAGTTCGAATTCAAATCATAACTCTCAAAGTTTCCCTCTCCCGGTGTATACGGCTCGTCATCTAACTCAATGGGCAAAGGGTCAAAATAAACAGAAGCAGCCGACTTGGTATCAATAGTGTTTCTAACCGTAAGATAGATGCGCTCGTCGCTCAGCCGAGTCTCTGTAGTAAAAGGAAGTTTAAAGTATATCTCCGTAACCGCTTTATGTGAGTTAGTGACGCAGATATCAGTCTCCTCTGTCTCTCGATTAACGTCTAGATAAACAGGGGTGTCTGAAGTCTCGTAATACTCTAAGTAACGATACTGATAATTATGCCCGTTACAGGTACTAATTACTCTGGATAAAACAATAGGAATACGAGCCTGGACACTCGCTTTAGACCAGCAAGCGACCCTTGAAGATGCACTGATCGGAGCATAAAAACTCCGCTGATCCAACTGCACAGCCGTAGCATTGGTCGGAACGACAAAGGAAACTGGTCTAGAAAATTCACTATTAAACAGACTGTGAGGGTCAACTAAGACAGTTGCCTCAGAAGAATACCCATCAGGTGTTAAACTCGTGTGGCTAAAAAGTGGTTGGGTAGACTCAGGCAACATAGTTAATCTAGTTAATTGGGTAGCTGACCTCTATCTTTCCGGGATAGACAAGCTCCCCAGTCAGAGGTGTGTACTCTTGTTTAGGGGTCAAGATCCGGACGTAACGTGCTAATGGGCGCAGCTTATTACGGAGTGAAGACAATCCGATAGGTTGCTCCAAGGAGAGGCCTGCAAAATGTTCGATTACAAATGAGCGAATCTGATTCGAAAGAGCAGTTAAGTCAGAACGAGACGCCTGATAAGGTGTAACAGTAAAGGACAAGTCGACAATGACTCGCTTCGTTTGATTAAGAACTAAAACCGTGCCTGTCACCAGATAAGGTTCTAGATAAGTATAGATACTGTTAATGGCACTCTCAGATAACTCCGACACCGGATTGACCCACACCTCAACAAACCCAGGTGTCGGAGTTCGAATAAAGACGTTACTCACCAAAGGGTTTTCTAACAAGACAGCCCGTAGATGAGATGTTGTGCCGCTAGGAGGACTAGAAAAATAGTTAAGAAGTCTTTCTCTATAATCGACATCCGTCTCAGAGTCTAAGCCGTTGATGATGTCTCCCTGATAGTCTCCGTTGTACCTTCGATATCCAACGATAAATGTCGAGTCAAGCATGTTGGGGGCGTACAAGGCAGAACCAGCAGCAATATTAGAGGAAGCTCCATAGTCTAAAGCAGATATAGCTACAGGGACTTCCACGAAGGGTAAAGCTGTGACTTCTGCAGCCGTTTCATACTGATTACCCGTCATCATATCTATTAAGAGAGTTTTAGCGGGAATAACAGAAGACACCGTCGCATTAACCCTAGCGAGTGCCCAACCGCTCGCCTTAGTTTGTCTGATACGAGGTAAATAAGGAGAGCCTAATTGATCTAGACTGGTTCCTGCCGCCTTTAGCAGACTGAAGTTATCTTCCACCTCTTGAAGCTGAAAGTCTTGTCTAGCCGCTAGAGCAGCAGAAGCGCGGCTGAGCGTATAAGCTAAAGATCCTTCAACTCGATCTATAACAAGACCGCTTCCAGAACGGGAGAGGGCCTCAAGATACTCTTGTTGAAGTTCATCGGTGGTTCGAGTTTCTACCATTCGGGTCTACACAGTAAGGGGAAGCAGAACCTCTTGAAAACCGTCTGAACTGACTCCCAAAAATTCTGGTCTGACTCGATAGACTAATCGAGCAGCAACCTGATTACTGTATGGCGTGGACTCAAGTTCAACTCGGTCAATTAAGACTCTATTTTCCAGTTTAGCCGCTCTGTCTATGGTGTTTTGAACGTCTTGTTGCATGACGTCGCTAGCGGGAGAAGATAATAAGACGTTAAGATCGCTGCCGTACGTCAGATTCAACTCTAGAAATTCTCCACCTAACCACAAATATCTGGCGTAACCAGAATAATCTGTTGCCAATCTGCGAACCAAGGCATTCGAGATCGTCTCCGTGCCGTGGGTAAGAACAATCTGCCCCTCCACGTCTAAGGAAAGATCTCCGTCTTCCGTGAGAATAAAGTCAGTACCTATCTTGTCGTAAAAAGAAAACATAATCAGCTTAGATATAAAGGTCCAAGTTTATCTGACCGCCCGCCTGCTTCAAAATAGGAAGCAGAGTTAGTCAAAACAATATTTCTAACGCCCCGTCTTAAAGGCTGCAACGGGTCTAAGTAAGAAGTCACCCGAACGGTATAAAGTCCAGAAGACCAAGCGCCACTCTCGCTCACATAACAAACATCCTTGAGCTGTATATCACAACCTTGGATCAAAAGCGTCTTGTTAAAGTACAAATCCCAACCAACAAGACCTGGCTGCTTTGTCTTAGTGCCTTTGCAAAATACTTTCATAGACCCGACGTTAGCTACGTCACCAAAGACCTTGTATGGTATAGGCTCCTGATAAAGCAGCGAAGTGTCTTTATAGATAAACTCCGCTTCACAAAGTTCCTTAAACTTAATTGTTACCTCTGTAGACGTAATTGAAGTAACAACCCCATACTGCTTGTCGTCTGCATATACTCGCTCTCCCACAAGAAAAGACGTGTTGGTATCTGGCGAAACGACTGCGTATCGAGCATATCGCTGAACCACAGCGTAAGCAGGAATAGAAGACTTAGTTACCGACTGCTGACTTACAGGTATGATCATGCTTTACTCCAACTGAAGAATCTACATCTTGGTGTTATACATCTTGGGCCCCAGTGCCTTCAGACTCAGTGCCTTCAGACTCAGTGCCTTCAGACCCAGTGCCTTCAGACTCAGTGCCTTCAGTCTGTTGTTCATATTGTAAAGGAAGAGTAGGAGAGCCAATCTCTGTCGTAAAGGCTGTAGACAGCATTGGCACAGAACTGGGAGTGCCACTGCTACGATAGCCTTGAATGTTCTTGATAACTGGGTACTTTCTATACAAGAAGTTATTCACAGGATCCTCTAAAAAGGCTAGAAATCGTGTTAGGTACAAAACTGCTTTACGAGCTACGCCCGTTAAAGCCTCCTTAAGCACAGGCAATTTAGAGCTCAACTGCTCATAGTTTTTAAAGGCACCCGTAGCAGAAAGAAAAGAGGTTGTATCTCTCAACATTGACCCTAATGCTGGTTTAAATTGAGAATCAATACCAGCACGACTCCATACCTTATCTTCAACATGAGTGGGAATAAGTGATCGAGGGGCAGAAGAAGCAAGAGACATAACAGGAGTTTTGACCCCGCCACCCGCAACTAAACCAGCAACAGCTCCCAAAGTAGTAATCTCAAAAGATGGATCTAAATACGACTCTGAAAATGCGCCATACTCCTCAGCTTTAGCGTCCAAAGACACAGAAGGACGAATCGCTCCACCAGTGCCGACGTAAACCATAGGAGACTGTACGTGCATAAAAGCGCCGCTATTAAGCACCATCGTAGAAGAAGACGACATCTTCAAAGATCCAGAAGATCCTATAGTCATCTCATCATAAGCACGCATATCTAAAGCGTGATCACTGCGAATTGAGACACCCTCCTTTGCGCGCATTGAAATTGCAGACTCACTATTAACAACAATCCCCGTAGCAGCAGAGGCACTCATGACGCCTCTCTTGGTATTCAAAATAGCGTTTTCCCAAACACCAGTGTATAAATTGCCATAGGTATCTTTATTGACAACAGAGTTATCTGAAACGTTCTTATACATCTCCTGCCCCACCTGAAGACGGTGAGAATCAGAATAGCTGTGGTTCCATGAACTTTCGTGAAAGTGATTGGTAGTCGCTAAAAAATCGCGGTTTGTCGCGTAACGATAATTATTAGATGTCTCTAAAACGTTAGCGTTTTGAGCACGAATCCAGTTATGGACAGAACTAAACTGATTGTGAAAGGTTTGAGTATTCGTCGTCTTCGTTTGAAAAACACTGTTGGTAGAGTTAAAAGTTATAGACGGCGAGTAGACATCAAAGACAGTACCAGATGTATAACGAAACGACTTAGCCTCGTTATTCTCCCTAGCCGTGGTTCGATTTACTTTATTACCAGAGCCATGATTATCTAAGAGTGTCGTCTCTGATGAAATTAACGTGCTGTAAGCAGCCTTTTGAGAATCGACATAATCATTAACAGGCGTAGTAGCATCCAAGACATTTCGACTCACATCAGAGTCACTGGCGTCATAATAGTCTAAAACATCAGAGCCATACACCTCTCCGTGCTCGAGCATGCCTTGAACAACATCAGCACTATCGGGAATCTCCTCCGGCTCTGTAGTAGTATCGAGTATATTCGCGGGGGCAAATACTGGGTCAGAAAAGTCAAATGTTTCTTCTTCCATAGGATAAATACGCGTTAAATAACGTCCTCAATAAAGGTGGCCCATTCAGATAGGGTAGGAATCTCACTGTTAAGATGAACAGCCTTTAGCTGAGACAAAAGCCCTGCTACACGGGAGGTGTGTTCCTCTCTAGAGCCGTCTACCTTCACACTATTTATTGCTTCATCTGACGGAGCATCCCTAAACAGATGAGATACCATACCTCGTATCATCTCTTCATAACCTAATAGTCCTCGAGGTCTAGGAGCATTCTGAAGTGTGTTTAAAACTTCATAGTTAAGTGTTTGTGCATCTAGTAAGTTATTGATGAAATAACTTAGGTCCACGGCCGGCATCCCACTCTGAACAAGAGCAACGTTGCTAGAGGCATCCAAAGCAGAATACTGATCAAACGTAAGTTGAGTTTCATCTCCTAAATGATATACATAGGCCTCAATGTTAGAGAAATCAGTACTTTGGGAGTCATTAGCTAAATCTTCTTCGCTGACTATACGAGCAAGAGTAAGTCCGGATTCTTCTGGCAACGTATCTCTTCTATAAGATTCGGGAAATTGCAGAAACGTGTCTAGTCCATTAGCCATTCGTCCCTGCACTTGTGCGTAGGGTGTGCCATCTGCCAACACAGAGTCGTAAATAGACAGCGGTGAAAATAATTGATCCTCTTCACCAAATAGAGAACGAGCCACCGGTCTGAGATCCATAGAATTACTTTGCGGAAGTTCTTCCACGCCTGCGCTACCTAACCAACTCAAGGCAGCATTGCGGGCCCTGGAAAACGCCACGATAGTATCTGAAAACAAGGAAGACATATCCTGCAGCGCATAAGCAGTAGATATCATATCTAAAGCAGAAGAGACCTGAAGTTTAAGATCCGCTGCCCCTGAATCCGTCTCTAAAAAGCGGGGCAACGACTGCTGAGCAACAGAAGCGTCTTCGTTTAGAAGTCTAGCTGCTTCGAGATAACCCTCAACTACAAGGTTCTGCAAAAGTAAGTTATATCCAGCCCCCTTACCTATGCTGTCTGAGTAGCGCATAGTAGTGGCTAAATCCTGTCGATCTCTATCGTTTAATAAAGCAGCAGCTAGAGCCATCTGCTTATCATCCCAGCTACCGTAAAGTAAAGACGTCGCTACACCCTCAAAGTCATTAGGCGTTATAAAATGCTGACGCAGATTTCTCTGGGCTAAAGAGTCGTCTCTCTGGGTATAAGCAGAATCGACAGCACTAATAAGTTTACGAGACATGCCATCTAGATCACCTAAATAACCCTGAAGTCCTATAAGCCTATCACTAGGGTTTTCCGCTGGACTAGAGCCGTGAAGATTCCAAACCAGTTCGACTAAACGGTCTAAAGAAGTAAACGGATCGTCAGAAATGTCTGCGTTTAAAAAGTAAAAGGCCGGACTACCCGGTGGTCCGCTATACAGCACCGAGTTATCCGAAAGGGTCTCTCTAGCGACCAACGGCCATAAAGAGTCAAAGGTGCGATCGCCGTATACTCGCTCTGCTCTGGTATTTAACTCAGTAGAGTCAAAAGAAGTATAAAGAGTAGACCGCATAGCTGCCAACGCGGCCTCAGCAATAAGATAGTCACGATAATGCATTACTGTCTTATCTCTTGCCTGAGCATACGATTCATAAAAATCGTTAGCAACTCTAAGCAGATTAGTCTGTCCCCGCAGCATAGCCAAAGACTGATCCCGAGCCGTGGATGCAGCACTATTGCTCAACCCCTGTCGCAGTCCATCAGAGGGGTAAGGTAAATGAATAGTAGAAACAGAATTAATCACGCGTGGTAATCACTCCCGAAGACTTGCTGCTTGAAGGTAATATCTGACCAGTAGGTGATCTCTTTATCTAGGTTATCGGTAACCCTTAATTTAAGATAGGGATCAAGCTGCAGAACGCTTAAGACCAGCTTAGACGTGTTCTTATCCCGAATGGCACTCGCAAAAGACTCGAACTCAGCCCAATTAGCTGTTATCCAATTCGTAAAAGCAACAGGCTCTTGAAGAATACTAAAAACATCTAAAGAAGAGACTTCCAGAGTCTCTAGAAGGTCTGGATAATTACTAAAGTCGGTCGTAATAAGTTGATCTAAAATACCAGATATACCAGAGGAGAAGCCAGGCGCGGAAGTTATTGCAGATTGAATCAGCGCCTGTCTGGGGATAAAGTCGTATAAGTAGCAGAAAAGATGACAACAAACAGAGAGGGTCGGGTGTCTTAGATAAATAGGTAGACGCAAATATCCAAAAAAACTGTTATTTAAGACCACATTGTTAATCTCGTTTACCAAGTCTTCAGCGGAAGAATAACCCAGCTCAATTAAAAGGCTCTTTAGAGCTAGGCTGCGGTCTTGTCGTAAATCTAGTCGACTATTAGATAAAACAACTCTAGGCGTCGTCATGCGTATCCTCCCATAGGTAGATTACCTACAATAGGCGGAGAGCTAACTAACCGAGGTAGTGCAGACTCGCCTCCAGGATTAATAGTAATATTCTGCTCCGGAGAAGGAGGCGTATCGTCAATTATTTGTGAGAATAATGCATTCAAATCTAGAGAGCGCCAAGCAAGTCTAGCTATGGCTCCTAGAGGTCCAGGCAACTTGCTAAAGACGTAGCGATTTAACGCGCCGTCGATAATGGAAGTCACCATGGGCATATTCAATGACAAAGAGCCAGTCTGTAAATCTAAAGTAACAGGACCCATAGACACAGAAGGAATAAACGATCCTGGCTTAAAATTAACGCCAACCTTAAGCCCATCTGGAAGACTTCTGTTAAGACTAGACAGCCCCTTGTTGATAAAACCACTGGCGGCGGCGCCGGCGATCGTAGCCAAAGTGCTAGCAATAGCTATCTCTTTGCCTCCAATAATGGCGCGAATCTCGTTTAATACTTTGACTAGCTTAACCTGCCCTAAAATTTCAATCTCTACGCCTTCCTCCATGTCGTCAAAATCAATAGTTATACTTCCAATACGAATTTGATTTAGCCCTAACTCAGCTGCTAAAAAGTCAGGAAGGAGGTCGTTTAATAAATCAAGTCCCCCAGATAACAAAGCATTGAACAACCGCCCGTCATAAGTCAGAGTATTCTCTTTTGCGTTGTAGCCAATCCCTCCTATGCTAAAGCCATTAAAACCAGAAGAGTCTACATCTACAGACAATTGGTAACCAGGAGGAAGTAACTTGTTTACCTGTCCTAAAACAAAGTCCACCCCTATATCAATCAGCCCAGACAAAAATCCGTCAAAGTCAAAGACAGCAGTTTGTTCGAACGTGTCATAATTTCGCTTAATGACTTCTTCTTTTGTTTTGTCCGCGGTTAGCGTCTGCTCAAGCTGCTCCAAATACTCAAGCCTAAGAGTCGTCGTTATATTCTTATAAACAAGGTCTACTGGCTCTAACGGGTTATAAATCCGGTGAAAGTCAAACTTCTTTGGCTTAAGCGTATCTATATCATTGGCAATAAAATCGCTAAAGGCTGTAAAAGTAAGGTAATCAGCAATAATCCGAGATCGCGTATCGATCAACGGAGCTGTCACCATTTGTGACCCAGACGAAATATAATTCTGCACATGACTCGGCACATGCTTAACGTAACGGCCTGTCGGGTCATAATATTCAAAAGCACCGACGCGCTGTTCTCTCACAGAATCGTACCCCAAGTCTTCATAGAAACAAAACCGCTGTACAAAGGCGGCACGCCAATCACCGTTGTAGGAATAGGATTAATAGGCACTCCAGTCGGTGATAAAGTATCTGGCTGAGGTAACGGAATATCGTCGTCTTCTGATAGCATCTCCTCGCTTAATCCATGTACTCTATAATTCCGACCCGAGATATAGGCCTTATTAGAGTCACCATATAAATACGAGATAGTAACGTAATCTCCAGGATAATAAGGTTCCCAGGAACCCACACCATTGTTAGAGGCAGAAGAAGCCTGAGCTGCGGTAACTCTTAGAACCTCTTTGGTTCTAAAAACGTAAACATAAACAGAAGCTTCAAAATTTTCTCCAGCACCGGTCTTCACTACAACCCCATCTCTAGCAGTAGCTATTTGATTAGTGTTGTAAGCAAAAGTAGAATGCGGAGCTGGACGAACGCCACTGCGTCCAATGCTAGAAGAAGTGTCACTTGTAATCATCAGTTTACCAAGGAGCTAAAAGAGCAACTTCAGTTTTATACCCATCTCCGGCGCTATCGTTGAATTTGTGAATAATAGCTTCAACACGCCAAATGGTTTTTGGGTCTTCTTGAATATCAATGGGTGAGTCTACATTACTACTACCAGTATTACCCACAAAAGTAGCTGGACACATTAATTCCGCTTGAGTAAGTGTCGAAGTCAACACTGGAGCAGTATCCTTCGCTTGTTTCTGTAAAGCGCGAAGAGTGTTAGTCTTTTCAGGATTGGTAGAAGAATCGGTAGCAGGATTGGTAGAAGAATCAGTAGCAGGATTGGTAGAAGAAGTTTGAGCATTCTGGTCGTCCGGCAACTTGTTGTACTTTTGCTGATATGCCTTAAGGTACTCTTCTTTAAGAGACGTAGCTTTCTCTGCGTCAGATGCCCCAGCTAGAGAGGGGATACTGATACCTTCCTTCTGCGCTAAGTCAGAGTACTTTGCAATAATCTCATTAGGAGTCATAGAAGACTCATCATTACTACTAGAAGACCCTGCAGCAAAAGACTCTCTTAGAACCTTATCCATCTGCTCTTCAGACAATGGCTGCCCAGAATCAGAAGATGTGCGCAGATCTTGGAGCAGCTCTTTATGTATGTCTTTGTAGTCACCGTAGTAATCAGTGATTGCATCACGATCCCATCGCCATTGTGTTTTGGTTTTGTCCTGTAAAGCGGGTAAATAGCCGCCACCATACAAACTAGACCCCAGCACCTGAACACACTCCCCAGGACAAAGAGAAGGATCTCCAACAATGTGCATAGAAGCAGCCTTTAACTCTTTCCCGTAAAGACGAGCAAAGGCTAAAGCTGTAGCAAAGAGAGCCGTTGAGTCGTTATCCGAGATAGTCTCGTCATTCACAGTATAGTAAGTGCAAGCAAAAGCCCTTCCCTTTAGGAATGGCGGTACAGTTTTAAGATGAACGGCAACACCCTCAGCAGAATTATTACTTGGTGTGTTGGTAACAATAATGTTGCTACGCCAGTTAATGCTAGAAGACTCTTCCCGAAAAAGAAGAAGAGCCTGACATGGGTGTGCATACTCTTGTCGAAGATAAGCAAGTGCCTCTTCTGACGCATGCCGCATAAAATAAGTCCGATAAAACCGTTTAGGATCTTCTAAACCAGTAATATCTAAACCACGCGGCGCGTACCAATACTCCCCAGAGCGGTGATCACAGAAGAATTCTGTAGGCCAAGGCTCTTGCATGGCTAAAAACTTAATATATTCAAGCGCGATTCGGTCAGTCACTTGCGCTGACATGCCTGCAAAATTATTACCAGTTGCTCCAATATCAAACGGGTATCGACCCGTAATAATATTCATGGCAGGATGTCGCGCTCGAATGGCTAGTTCCACATCTGTAAGTCCAGAAGGAGTGACAGTAGTGCCCCCAATAAACGGCGTGGTTGCACTTTCCTTAGCTTGATCTATTTTATCTAGTCCCTCTTGAAACTCAGGTATCGTCGTAGCATACTCCACGCCTTTATCCTGTTTATATCGTCGCAAGAAAAACTCTTTCATCTTTTGAGGATTACCAATAACATCAGCAGGAATCATCTGTCTATCTAGGAAAAGCACAGTCGACCACAAGCCGTAATACTTAGAGAATAGCTGCTTAGTATTCAACGAACTATCTACTTCATCTAACATGCGGCGGGCATTAGCCTCTCGATCTGTCTGCTGCTCTACAGGCTCTTCAAAAGGCTTCCCATATGCCTCTTCATATTCTTTAAGAAACGTCTCTCTCATTCGTTGAACAGTTTCTGGCGTTTCATTCAACGAGTTACCAATGTTATTAAAAATATTCTGGGTAGAGGGCAGATTATACATTTTGCTTAATTTATAATATTTGTCGATCTGCTCTCGTACATTTAAACGAGAATCATCTACCCAACCGACATTGGCTCCTGACGGTAAATACGATGTTTTAGGTGGAGGGTCAGTAAAACTAGTAGGCTCTACACCAAAATAATCGCGGGTTCCTAATGGAGCGTCATATACTGCATAGATATCATCATCTGACTCGACATCAGAGATAAAATCACGGGTATACCCCTCAGAAATTCTTAAACCACAAACGCTGTCACAGGGATTACCGCTTACGCCTAGACTTTTAACGCTTATAGAATAGGCATTTTGTAAGTGTCCAATAGAGCGTCGCGCTATCTCAAGTAAAACTTCGACTCGACTTATTTTCTTACCCTCTTTAGAAGCCGTGTCTAATCCGGTCTGGTCGCCTTCAGGCGCCTCATTTCGAAGTCCTAACGGAGACGAGTCAGTAGAGTTATAAGTAGAGAGAGAATCCATTAAGTACTTCATTCTATCTCGACACTGAATGATAAGAGTTGAACCCTGGTTAGCTCCACCAGAACCAACAATAGTGTCGACTACGCCAACAAATGTGCGAAGTAAGTTTCCTGCTTTTAAATCGTTAATAGTAACGGGACGCAGCATCTCTATATATCCACACCAGATGCAAATCTCATCATTTTTATCTAGGGGATAGTCAATCTTACCGTACGTAGTTCCGCCTGCTAAGATACGAGTGGCATCTCGAGATAGTTCTGGAAAAGGGGTGTAGATGCCTTTAGTCGCATCAGGATTAAGATGCTCCACGCAGCAAACAATCATAGCTGTAGAGGCAGACCAAAAACGAGTAACCGTGATACGTCCTTTGGACACAACCCAAGTGTGTCCATTTTCTCGACTGGCTTGATTATTGATAAGAATATTACCGTGAGTATCTGTAACTACCCACACAGGTACAGCGCCTTGCCTCTGCTGATGACATCTTGCTCCAATATCGTACTGACCGTCTTTAATGGTTGAGTAGGCGAGATCCATATGCACAATGTCGCTAGCTATCTTCCGACAGCTTAGCAGAAGCGGGTGGTTACGTAACCACCCGCTTCTTTAAAGTCAATTAATAGAAAGAACAGAATTATGTGCCAGAAGCTTTATAAACTGTCCCTGAAGACTCGTATGCCCAAGCCGGAATTTGAAGCGGCGTGAATCCCGCCGAACCTTTAAAGTAAGATTTTTGGTTCGCCTCATTATCCAAAACAATTTTCTTGGAAACAGGGGTCTCACCGCCAGTAAACGGACGCCAATACCAAGTCTCGGCTAACCCTTCAATTCGGTCTGCAACCGCCGTCCGTCCAGCCATAATACCGGTGGTAAACGCATCAATCTTGCAGTAACCAAAAACGTATCGACCAGCCGTTACACGATTGGATACCTGAGTAGTTAACTCTAGCACACTCGTAAGTTGTTCTGCAGTAGGTTCCGTTTCATCATCTCCATAAGTGTTACGAGTCGGATTCAAAGAGTTAGCATAAAGATCGTTATACAAGAACTGGTTGTTCTGGTTAGGCTTTTCTTCTAAGTCAGGAGCGTTATACTCAACAACGATCTGGAACCGAGGCGAGCGCCCTAAGCGAACCACAGGACCAATAACAGAAAAACCAAAAACGTGGCGCATAGCTTCCAGATTAATCTTGCCTTGCTCAGCAACCCAACCAATCTGAAACTCCCCATCAAGAATGTTCATGGTGCGGTTGCCCAAAGGAAGATAGGGTTCAGACGCGTTACGAACAACGTGTTGAAACCCGGTAAATTCGCCAAACGGAATTAAAGTGCCAGTGGCTTGGTCTTGTACATAGATAGATACATCAAAACCCTGAAACGGAGTACGACGTCCGTTATTAACAGAGTTACCTGTCAAATTAGATGCAATAGCCATAAGAGATCACCAAAGTAATATAGATGCTAAGGGTGCTGCGGCACCCTTGCTTTCAACCTAAGAACGGGCGGGTAAGGTGTTGAACTCTAAGTTGTCGAGAAGAGTGTAGTCCTCGGTGATGTTCACGAAGATAAAGTCTGCGGGAACAATAGGTACATAACTAATCTCAAGGAAGAGTTTGCCTTGGGCCATATCACGTTCTGAGTTGTTGGTCTCGTTACAAACAACGGGTCCCAACCGTAAAAGCCAGCCTTCTTGCAGACGAGTATCCATATAGGTAGCCGCTGCTGTTTCTACTTTTCTTTGGAGTGCTCTCGTGTTTGGCTGGGAGAGAACCCACTGTAGATAGTTTTGAAGATCACTCATGATCTGTAGTCGTAAACGAACAACAGACACGTAGCGTTGAGTCGGATCATTAGAAGTAGTCAACCCGTTAAGAAACTTCCAGCGATTAAGACCCCGATCAAAGTGCAAAGACTCGACGCGACCCAAAGAGTAGAAGTTTTTGCTATCCGGATCCGACTTAGCAGTAGAGTTAAGAACCTCACGCAAGTATTGACCACCATAATTAGCATGGGGAGCAATATGGGGAGGACGACTGGAAAGAATACCAGCGTAGTAACCCGTTAATCCGACCCGAGAGGCATAGGTTCCGTTGCCTAAACCCATAGTGATATGCCCGTTTACAATCGTGACCAACTCACTACGGACAGAAGCACTCAAGAAGTTAGCTTGTCGGGGCGACATATTGTAGGGAGCCTCAACAAATACCTGACGCAGTCCAACTTCAGTAGTTGCCCGTTTAGCCTGATCAAAGGCTTCATCAAACACTTCCTTATAGACGGAGTTACCGTAAGGTAAACCAGCGATGATTAAGAACGCAATGTCTTCACTTGCCAGTGCCTTAACAGCCTGTAAATAGGCATGCTTGCGGATTTCTAGTAGCGACTCTTCATCAGAAGCAACAGAGTCCCGAGCCTCAATTAGAGGTAGATTCTGAAGAACGGAAGTGCCGGCAGAAGAAACAGCAGTAGCACCAGTATTTAAGTCAGACGAGATAGCGCCTAACGGAGGAGCTGTACGTAAAGGTAAGAAAGAGTAAAGAGAGGGGTTGATAGTACCACCGGCAGGCTCAATCAAAGGCATGAAGAAGACATTGACAGCGGTCAACCCAGTATTGATGAATAGACCACTTGTTGCGTCAATAGCATCCATGCGGATTTGACCTGATTCTAAAAGCACGTTGCCATCTTGAGTGGCAGACACATTTAGAATCATCAAAGGATTCTCGTCAGAGGACATCGGACTCGTTTGAAGACTAACCCGCAGGTTTTGAACCCCAGGGCTAACCGCCGTTACACGAATGATAGGCGTTCCATCTAAGCTATAAAACTCACGATAGCCGCCGACAGGTCCACTGTACGCACCCTTAAAGTTCTTATAGGTATTAAACTCAGTTGTGTCAAAAGTGGTGGCTTCAATACGCACGAATGCGTCTTCTACACTACCCTCTACCCCAGCAAAGTGCCGAACAACACGATACTGAATGCGATTAGCAGAGGATCCCTCTACTGCCGTCTCTAGGGTTAAAGAGTAAGGATAAACAGAAGAGGTGACTTCAGCTTCCGAGATTAAGGAACTAAGAACAATCTCAGAGTAGATTGCCGTCCGTAACTCTTTAAGACAGTCAGCAAAACTTGTGCCGACTTTAAAAGCCAGAGAGCTGCTGGCACTGGTGCTACCCGCTGTGGCACTACCAACAGCAAAAGGAATAACAAAGGCCCCTTTAAGTGCCACTCGGATATGACCAGGAGATCCATCACTGATGGGTTCACCAAAAACCATATGGATGCCTTCGTCAGCAGTACTACCAAAATCTTCACGCAACAGAGCAGTCTTAGCAGAAATAGTGCTAAGCAAAGAAACATCATACTTAAACGGAATGTCAACTCCAGAACTCATTGCTTTAACAGCAAAGTAGGAGTGAACAGTGTTCTCGTTGTAACCGTCATCGTAGATTTCGTTGGGTTTTAAGAAGTAGTAAGCACCAACAGTTTCAGGGACAAGTCCGCGACCGCTAGTGGTTTGGAGATTATACCCAAAAATGTAGTAACTTTCCGGAGGGTCTTTAATCTTAAAGTCAAGAACTGCGTCTTCACTAAGAGTCTCAGTAAGGTTCTCAACCAACACACCCCACTCATTGTCATTGACTTTGTAGGGAGTAGAAAGAATAAGAAGCCGAACAAGACTTAGAGAGTTGCCGACATCTTCAGCCCGCTCAAAGATATAGCCAGGTTTAATATTCGGCGCTTCTTCGTCAATCTCATTAGTGACACTATCTGTTACTGGAATAGTGATAATCTGGTGATCTCCAACCGCGCCCGCAGACACGTTGAGGGTCAAAGAATGAGCCGCATCCTGTTGTCGAACCGTAGTGCCACCTTGTTTAAAGTTGGTGGCAAAAATGTACAGATTAGCCTGTTCGTTGACAAAGTTAGTATGATTGATGCGAGTCGCTTTAGTCGAAACCGTTTCATACAGAGTACGACTTACTAACGGTTCACCAACATAGTTAACATCAAGGGTCAAGCCAATGGTGTAATTCTCATTATCAGTGATGGGATTTAAGTCGACAGGCGAAGACAACTTTAAGCCGACAGCACCAGGAACGTTAGTAGGATTCTTAGAACCTAACAAGATCGAAGTCCGTGCCGGAGTATTACCAGCAACAGCGCGACTAATAACAAACTCACCAGCACCCATGGTCATTGCTTGGATAGCAGCAACAGCGCCGGAACTAGCATCGTAGCCGTAGACAGTACGAATATCATCAGCATTAATACGACGAGCACCCACAGGTCCTCGGGAAAACTCACCAACCACGCCGATAGTGCTGCGCCAAGGTAAAGCACGTGGTTGAGGCGCGATGACCTTCGTGCTAAAAGACACAGAAGGGTAGAAATTAACCATCTCTAAACCTCAAAAAGAGTATATGTAGTTTCAACTCAATTTAGGTGATGGCAAGGTTAATCTCATTTCTCTATAGATATACCTGCCCTCTACCTCCAGCATACACAGTCCTACATCGGTTGAAGATTGTCTACGATGTATAAACGCTGCACTGCAGGGATGTCTGGATCATATACTCGTGGAGGCTCAGCAACTTCAAATTCAACAATATGATATGCAGTGTGGAATATAAGATTACCGCTATTAGCCAACCATGTTGTCGTAGGATAGTCAGAAGCAATAATAGTAGGAAAGCGATATTGACTAAACGGGTAGAGAACTTTTACGTCTCGAATAACATCTTTAAGTAGGTCTAACCACAACGTTAAAACTTCCTCTCCGGGTAAGGTCTGTACCTCAAACGTAAAAGACTCTGGCATTTCCTGAAGATCAGGGAAATGAGACTGTACAGCTGGGTCATCATAAAACCGCACATCAACACCATGCCACTGACGAGGTCGAGTGCTGCGGGCCTCCATCACGTCAGCAGTTAAAGAGATAGGGACGTTAAGCCCAGGATCTCGATAAAAGAGCTGCACCATCAGACGAATCTTAGCTGAGTATCCTCTCTCTTGCTCAAGTCCTTCCGATATTGTCTCTCTGTGTATCCTTAGATCGTCATACACAGCCGTCATATCGCTTCCCAAAGATGTAGGCTTACCAGAGAGAACGTTAAAAGAAGAGTGATAAGGGTGAACAGAAACAGTTAGTCCTGGCTCAATTAGCTCAACGCCGCCAAACAGCCGTCCTCTGTCTAGAGAGACGACCTCATCTGTGCCGGGATACAGAATGTCCGGCTCTCTAACAGATGGGTGAGTCATGATCGAAACCAGCAGTGCTTTACGCAGCCAGTTGATCGTCGGTCTTAACTTAGGCATACGCTCTCCAGAATAGATTCTGAACGGTTCAGAAATTAGGACCAACCGCGCTGTTCTGCTACCGTTGCTTCATCTAGGATGCTCGTCCATAAATTGGGGCGGCGTCTCTTGATAACATGAGTCTGCTCTTTTTTCATAACAGCATCAACAACACCGTTAGCCTGATCACTTTGTGGATTCTTCACGAGAATACTCCTAGGTTTATTACTGTACAGAGTCAAAACTCTCATTCTGTCGCCTGTGGCAAGCAAGATATCCGGAGGTACTTCTAAGACGTCTAAAACGACTGCAATAATAACCCGCTGCTTTGACCACGGAACCAACTCCATAGCAGCCGCAGCATCAGACGCGCTATAGGGATCATTACGAATTAAGGCGCCGGTGACCCGTGTATCCAGGTTTAACGAGGCTAAAGCATTCAACATCGCTAACGCCACTTGGGAAAACCTAGAGTTATCAAGATCCACCTGCTCGTCCGGATCCTCTGCTATTAGCCTAGGTATATCGACCTCAATGGTTTCAATATGCTCTCCAGTGTCAGGATCAATAGGAGATAAATTAGGCTGCCAAGGTTCCACACGGAAGACCAACTTTCCATCTTGGGGTGGGGGCACATCTACGCCAGAGTAGTCAACGCCATTCTTAAAGTACAAGACGAAAGGTTCATAATCTTCCTGCTCACTCCGGTTAGAGCTTCCACTAAGTTTATTGTTGCGAATAACAATAATAGACCCGTTGCAGTTATATCGATTGAGAGCTGCTGCTCGACGACCCCATATAAACGGAGTGCGATTTACGGGAAAAGTATCAGAAGAAGTATCTGTTTGCCCCTCTTTCAGTCGAATCTCGATTTTAAGATTAATCGAGTAGGCAACCACCCCAGGGATAGGACGACGTGGGTAAAAGTTGATTAAGTGATATAGAGAAGGATTTGGAATAGCTGTTGAAGCAACATAGTCTCCAGACAGTTCTGCTGTAGCAAGAAGAGGACTATCAGTGCTAAAAACAGTCTTGGCATTAATATCATCAACAATGGCAGATACTACTTGCCAAGTCTCAAAGGTATTTGAGTAGACGCCAACAAGCGTCCAATCGCGCTGAATAGAAGGTGACTGCCACTCAACGTATAACTCTTTCTCTGGTGGAAGTTCCCAAGTCCCAGGCTCAAAATAGAAAGCAGTAGGAGGTAACTCTTCTTTTTCTGTATCGCTCAGCTGGGAAAGTCGGCTGGTCTCCCAAGTAAGAACAATCCGATCTAAATCTTCAATCGCTTGTTTCTCTATAATGTCTGCATGGGCAGCCTGCTCTTTAACCTGAGCCAGTTGTCCAATTAGTCGAGAAGCAGTTAAGGCCGCTGAGACCCGTCGGATGCCATCAGAAAAAAGATTCCTATTTGTAAAGAGAGTTAACCCCGGCCGATCGGGATCTGCATACATTAACTCTTTAACCGCGTCTAAGCCACCGAATAAAGGTGTGTTGTCAACCTTAGACTTAGCAGCCGCCAATACCAGAGCAATCCTAGGATCGGAGTCTTGAACAATAATGTTAAATATATCTTTGAGAGAGGTACGCTGCAGCAGCACAGAATAGCGACGCACCATTACTCCCATTTCTGCCAACTCTGGAGATACCGCTTCTAAATCGGCATCGACTAAAGTCTGCGCAGTATTAAAGTCGATATCAGAAGTGACCCCGTTGTCAGCAGGATAACTAAAGCGGTCAGAGAAGTTAAATGTCGTAGACATTATTTTTCACTAGTTCTAGCGCGGCGAGTGCGAGTAGTTCTCGTCTTAGATTTAATATCTTCGGTAGGGTCAAGCACTTCAGGATCAAGAGGTAATGCCTGAGTAGTGATTAATGCGTCTTCTTGATTTGGAATCTCTGCCACTACTTCCGGTTGTGCAGGAGGGGCAATAGGTTCTTCAACACTAAACGTGGTGCTGTAATTAGTCTTTTCAGGCGTATCGATACTGGGAGCAGATTGAGATTCTTCGTAGCTCTTACCTTCAGCTGGAATAGCAGTGGCGACTTCCGTTTCGTCAGAGTCAACAACAATACCCATGCCATTAACAGGCGTAGTCTTAACAGTGGGAGGAGCCTGATCGTCGCTGGTAACCGTCTTTGTGCTGACAAGACGACTGCGATCCGGTCCAGCCATAATTTGATTAATTTCTATCTCGGAGAAGGGTCCGCGAGTATCTCCAGAAGCTAGATTAAACCGCCGCCCAGACACAGTGACAGAGGCTGGAGCAACAGCTGTAACGTAGTAGAAGTTAGCCATTTCGGTATCGTTGGTAAATTACTTAAACTGACATCCTTCGGAGAAGAACTTTCCGAGTGTTCTTGAACACTTAAAACTTATCTGTTATTCGGGTTTGTCTCCCTTAGATATCAAAAGAAACTGCTCTAGGGTAAAGAGAGAACCCTTCACCCCAAAGCAGCGCAAATAGGAGACTACGGGTTGGTCAAGTTGGTAGAAGCAGACAGCTCGCTACGGTTAACCGAAAGGATAAAGTCTTCACCAGGAGTAGCAGGAGTCAAAAGAACTTGATTGGTTCCAGAGGTCCCAGCATACGCAGCAGACAGAGTGATAGCACCCGTGGCTGCGTTGTAAGCGGTGAAGGCCAGACCGTCGACCTCAAGAGTCGCTAAGTCTACGATGGAGTTAATCACGTCCGCAAAGTCACTGCGATGTTCATAAGAAACTTCGGCGGTGGCAGAGCCGTTGGTAAACGTGACGCTCAAGGCCATGGGTAAAACATGATAGTGGAGTTTAGCAGTAACCAACTCTAAACTGGCGGGCTCCCGCAGTTTGGCACGTGCAGGACGATAACCAAAAGAAGGATAACCAGCAGCAATATAGATAGGAATCTCAACAGCGTTAATGCTGATATTTCCTAAAGCAACTTTAGAGTGACACTCACCACCAAAAGTCCGTTTTTGTCCGGACTGAACCGGCATAGCAGGAGCACTAAAGGTAGGATCAAAAGGAGTCCACGCTCCTTGAATGCGCTTGTAAAAAGCAAAGGCTTCTAACTCCCGGGGGAAGTCTACAGCTTCAGCATACAAATCACCATCTTCAATGGGATCACCATTTAAACGAGTGGTAGGGGGAGTGTATACACCACCGTTAGAAACCACCGGCTGAAGAGTCCGAGTAGGGTTTAAGAAGATACGAAAGTAGTTATCTCCAGTTACCAAGTCTTCGGGGGTAAAAGTGACATTAAGAGAAGAAGCAAGGTTAGCATTCTGTCCGTCTAGCAAAGCAGAACCGGGGGCGATCGCTACCGTAACGTCTGCTGCGGCTGCAAGAGGGTCAGCAGCAGCAAGACTCCAGCTAGGAGTGAACCCACTCTTAATAGAAGAGAAAGGGTAGTAAGAGATACCACCCTGGCGGTAGCCAGGAAAGATATCTTTGATGAACCGAAAACCAGGTGCGCCGTTGTAAGAGCGCAATCCAGTTTGTACCTGTGATAAAGCGGAAACCATGTATTTTGAGTCCTATAGCGAAGATAAACGAGCGTAGCCGCACTTTTAGAACGTACCGTAGGCAAGATCGGGAAGCATGGGCAGAGAAGTATAGAGGGCAGAAGGATCGCAGACGTCCAGTAAAGAAATCCAGTGAGGATACACGGGAAAGGGGATAAAGCAGTCGCCGGCGCTAACGTGAATCCCCTGAGAAGGAAGACGTAGACCCATATCAGTTTCGACCCACAAACCGGGTTTACCATCCCAAGACTCACCAGAGCAATGGTAGGTGTAACCCAACTTGGCACTAGGATCACTCATAGACTGAGCAGAAACGATAGCCACTTTGTGAGAAGGCCAGAACACTTCGAGCTGATTATCGTTAGCTGGATTACGCCAGATACCGTCTAAAAGAACAACCTGAAGACCACCGATAGCCGTGATTTCGCCACCAGGACCGAAACTAATCGGTAAAGGACCGGCACCGACATTGGACGCACCAACAGCAGTGTTGCCTGCAACCGTGCTAGTCGGATAGTTGTTAACAAGCATCCCAGGTAGCCCTTGGAAGGACTTAAACAGTTCGTTGATAGAACTGATAACAGCCATAAGTTGACTGTTCATGATGATGTGGGTGGGCTTATTCTTGTTCGTTAAGTGTAAGTAGGTAGAGATCTGCTTAACACAACGAACGATATCTGCCTGCGGATACGTCCAAGGCACACCCAAATAACCATCAGAAGAGATAAAGAAAGAGCCTTCAGGGCGAGGCTTATCGGGAGCCATAGCCTCTAAGGCTTGATAGGAGCGACCCATAACATCGACGGTACTGCCAGCAGTTACAGTATCAACCCAGCCTTTGTAGGAGAATAAGTTGTGTTGAGGAATGTTAGAGCTGACATCAATAGACACCCGGGTGCGGGGATCATAATATCGCCAACCGCCTTGAAGCATTTTTGATTGAAATAGCTTACGTGTGCGGGCATGGCGGTTAACCAGTTTTTGTACGCGACTAGCCATCATCTCCTGTAAAGGAAGTTGTTCGTTGATGGTACCAGGACGACGTAACTGGTTTGCAGTTAAACGGTCAATAGTGTCATCTTCGCGGAAGGGCTGCGGAACAACCGTAAACCGACGCATACGATCAGGTTCGACAAACTGACCGTTAGGGATACCGGCAGCCACAGGAGGCATGATACCGTGACCTTCTACACGCTGCTCAATAACAAGAGAGCGTTCGGGACTCATTTTGGACGGAAACAGAAAGTCCAAATCAGATAACTCGGTGAGCTCAAAAGAGCGAGCCAACATCGTTAATTGCAACGAACCAAAAGTAGGATCGTCACCGATATACTCATACGGCGTTACATTTGCCTGAAACTCTAAATCTACAGGGGGCATTACAACTAGACCTCGTCAGTAAAAAATTGTGAATTAGTATGACCTAGCCCAAAACCTTAGGCATCGTGCGAGCAAAATTGGAGTTACTAAACATCTCCTTATGCTGAGCCATAACCTGAGAGTAAAACTCTGGCATAACTAAGCCTTTTGTCTCTTTGTCTTCTTGAGCACCCTGCTGGGCAGAGAAGACTTCTTTGTAGTTTTCAGACAAGAGTTGATAGTCAGAAAACAGCTTGTCTTCGGCTTCTTGGGATAGAGTGCCAGAACGAATCATTTCGCTAAAACTCTCTTTTGTAGAAGCAGGAAGAGCCAAAGACTCTAGTTTGGAGAGTTTAAGTTCAACATCACGTTCCTTCTCCTTAGCCAGCAAATCAGAAAACTGCTGCTTCATGGTGGAGAACTCTTTAGCAAGGTTGCTAAATTCAGTAACTAGAGCATCATATTGTTCTTTAGGAACAACCGCAGGCTCTGCTGGAGCAACTACTTGCTCCGTTAAAGGAGTAGATAAAGTTTCAGGCATCGGATCGCTCTCTGTAGAGTTAATTAGACTAAAAGTGAATACAGTAGGAGTAGTAAACTCGCTAAACTTCTGCTCTACTACCTCTACCGTATGATCCTTCAGGGGAATAAATGGTCGATTCGTAAGAGCAGTCCCTACTAACAGAGTACCAATTCTTTCACCAGTTTCTTTATCTTTGGCGTCACGAACGATTTCTGCACTGGCATATTTAAACTTTTTGCTTTTAACATCGTCGTATAAAGACTCGTCTGTCGCGGAGAAAAGACCGTAGAGAACATCGTCCTCTCGAAAGATCTTGTCAGGCCAGCCCGCAGCGGGAGTGCCTTCCATTGAGCCAGTATCGTTAGTAGGGTGTCCTAAAAAAAGAGGGGGGTCAAACCCAGCTTTAGCACTAGACCAGTTATTGATCACCTCGTCAAAATCCTGATCTGTAAAAGCAACCTCTCCATATAATGAATGTTGCCATTTGCCTTTGATAGCAATAGGGACTTTAAGATACCGACCAGCAGAATCTTCGGTCTCTCGAAGGTCCCACTGCTGCGTTTCATCTTGAATCGTAACGAGTTCCATTATCAACTCCTTATTAGTTAGTAGATTGACGAATAGACTTTAACCGAGCGTACTCGGTAGAGATCTCACTCGCCCCGACTTCCCGCCCCTCCTGTCTTGCCTTGAGCAAAATTCTGTTCTCAGCAATTTGATAAAGAGGATCTGTCTCTAGGCTCTGCTGAACGCCGCTATAACTAGCAACAGACACCGCTGCCTCAAACTCAGATAAGTTCTGTTGGTTGTCAGAGACTTCAACTTCAGGTTTAACCTCAGGGGTAGATAGCCGCTCAGTAGCAGTCTGAGGTTGAGTATAAAGTCCTTCTTTGGTTCCATACAAGTTCTGATACAACTCAGAATAGACTCCGTGAATAGACTCAGTATCTCCTTCAGTGACATCAGCAGAATTATAGGCTAGAGCAAAAAGAGCCTGATTAGTTGGGACTCTTCCATCTGCAAAAGCATGAGAAATAGAAAGACTCTGTTTATCCTCTTCCATAGCCCGCTTCGCATCTTCTGGTGCATAAGTAGCAGCGGCGCGTAAAATCTTCTTGCGCTCTTTAGGTGTTTTGGCTCGTCCACGCAGCTTAATTGCTGACTTGGCAGACTTTTCGTCAAAGATAGGGAAACGCCCTTCAGATAAAACTGCTTTCTTCTTACGAGTGGAAGCAGTAACGTTACCTCCATCTGTCCAACCCTGAGCTAAAATCTCAATCTCTTCTTGGGTTAACTCTGCAACTTCTAAATGTAAATCGGTTCCTACCCCAGAGTGCATTTCTAACTCGTCTTCATCATTAAGCGACTCATACCCGTCACACACATAAGTAGAGTGACAGGGAAAATCAAACTTGGAGCAATGAGGCGAAGGAGCAAAATGCTCAAAATACTCACAGGTATAGCAAGACATAGAAGCTCGATACCCAGGAGGAGCAGCCCCCATAGGAACAGCATAAGAGTAAGTCTGAGTATGAGGCTGCTGCTGTTGCGGAGAAGCAATAGGCGCAGGGGTTGTGTTTAGTTGTGGCGAAATGATACCACTCGGTGCTGCAGGCGCGGTAGTATTTGTCTGTGAAGTATGGCTATCTGGAATCGGAGCTGTAGGGTAATCCCCTGCAATATCTCCGTAAGCAGAGATGGTCTGCTGATTAAACATCTTGTAAAAGTCAAGGTCGCTCATTAGCCCTTCTTTTTAATTCAATTAAGTGCGTCAACTAAAACAGAGAAGAGTACAAAGAAAAGTAAAACTTTAAATATATGCTCAGCTACCCTTACCTTCTAGCAAAGGCAGACACTCTGTCCAGATTACTTACAAAGTACCTAACCCCAGAATATAGCAACAAAGAAGATTGTCTATACGTAGAGCCTAAAGACAAGACTGATAAAGTGGTTCGACTCTCTATTAAACAAATGCCAGATGCTTTAATATGCAAAGCTCTACACACATACGACAATCACAAAACCGTGCAGAGTATTAGAGGGAAAAAGGAGTCTCTAACTTTAGAGCAGTGGGTGTGGGAGTATGTCCTAGATGAAATAGCCGATAAGAAAATAAGCGGCTGCCAATTCAAAGGCGGGGTAGTAACTTATCAACTAGGGACTACCTCTTTGTCAATTCCAGTCGACAAGAGTACCCAGGAGAGAGACTATCAAAACCTTATTGCTATAGAGAGTTTAAAACAGGGTTATACTTTTCGAGAGATTAAAGGCAGTCACTTTGAGGTTTATCCCTATAAAGGTATACCCGTCGCCACCAGCGCTTTTACCTGTACCTGTACAGAGTATGAAAGAAATGGTGTGTGTCTACACCTACACACAGTGAAAGCTATTCTAAATCAAAAACATCGGAGATACTAAGTGCTAAGTTTCACGAATATACAGAAACAAGGTATTCTACAAGAGCTTAAAGACTTGTTGATGCCAAGATTTACAGCGGAGAGTGCGGAGTGGCTACCCCAGTGTGCCCATGCAAAAGATGCCGCTGCAGACATTAAGGCCTGGATTCCCCAGCACAAAACAGAAGCAGAACTTAAAGACGAACTCAAGAAGCTGCAGCTGTTCACTCCCAAAGAGGAGATATACGTCAACGGCAAGCCATTAAAAGACAACTCGTTACTATCTGCATTGAAAGTAGAAGATGGCTACGCTTTTGTTTTACTTCCTCCTGGAGAGCGACGGGTAATCAAAGCGGGATTTAAGATTGCACTTCCAGAACTGCCAGATCCATTTACTGCCTGCTACAGAATTAGTTCTCGTAGTGGATTAGCGGCTAAGCACGGTATCTTTGTAACCAATTCGCCTGGGTTAATCGATTGCTACTACCGAGATGATGTAGGAGTGATTTTAGAAAATCAGGGGAAATCTACACACTTCTTTGGACACGGTGCTCGCATTGCCCAAGGTGCCTACGAAATCTTAATTGCCCAAAGCTCCTGGACACCAGAAGAGGTCCTAGAAGAGTGTCTGGATGAGACTATCCGAAAGGGGGGCTTTGGGCATACTGGTGTTTAGAATCACATTTAGATTTTAAATGTCTAACCAGCCTCCCCGCGATCATCGTTGGTCACCGTACAGAGAGACTTTCCATACGCTGCCTACTTACTATTTTGACTCTATAGACTTTCCTGAGACCCATGAACAGGCCTATTTAGCCATAAAGAGTTTAGAGCTAGATATCCAGAACATCGACTCCCAGTTTATCGAGAAAGATATTGAGAGAGCAGCCTATGGAAACTTTACGCAGAAAGAAGACGAAGAATACCAGTTCTGGCGGCAGAAAGCCGTTAGAGCACAAAAGATGAAAATAAACCAGATAAAACTAATAGAAGCCTGGCTGTTAGACAACCCGGCTCCATACACTGAGACAATTAAAGGACTTGCCGTCCGCCTAGAAAGAATAGAAAAGATGCTAGGAATCGAATTGCCCTAGCTATCCTTCTTGGCAGGAGCCGGCGTCTCTTTCTTATCAATTTGTTTAGGACGACTTCCAGTTGTCCGACCTGGAGAACCCGACCCACTAGGACCCACATCGTCAGGTCGAGGATTCTTCTCTCTAGGTGTGATAAGCATTTGTTGAATAAATAACTTATCGTCCTTAGTGCGCTCGCGGGTACCCAGACGCAGCATCTGCATAATCTTGCGATAATCCTCATCGCTACGCGGGTTCAAGACGGCAGACTCAACAAGACCTTTAATCATCTGCATTGTGGCAACACGGTCTTCAGATCTATCTGAATAAACCCGAGCAAAAGTAGGAGGTACCTTAGTCGAAGCCCGACTAAAGTTCCACTCCATCAAAGGCTGAAACACCTTCCGCACCAACGCGTTACAGAGACGACTACGATCCATCTCAATCGAGTTTGTGAATAGCTCTACTTGACGCTCGACTTTTATAGAGTTTTGAGAGTCGCTGCCAGTCATGTTGCTGCCCAGCAGGAAAGACGGAATGATGTGTTTGATAGATTGATGATCTGCGTACTCAATCGCCTTAATGAAGGTGTCTCCCACTTGATCCTGTAGAGTCTCACTCCCTATCTCTGGTTTAATATCCGACTGCTGATAAGGTAAGAAAACAACTTCAGGTATCCCCTCCGCTGCTTCAAACTGCTCTTTAACTAACTCGATAGAGTTAATAAAGGCTTCTTCTCCTGTAGTAGGACTGACACGAACCTCATCTGTTGGGTAACTAGGCATTCTTACCCACAGCATCTTATTGCCAGATTTGTCTAAGTTGGCTGCCATCATGTCTATAAGAGCCTCTTTAAGACGATGCCACTTATAAGAAGCACCGATTAAAGAGCGACCATAGTAGTTACCATAGTCTGACTCATTAGCTAAATAAATGACTTTCCACAAATCTAAGTGCACCTCTTTAGATAGAGGTCCCGTAGACAGCTGCCAGATGCCGGATCTTCGAACACCGTCTATGGTTTCTTTTCCATGAACCAACTGCCCCTTCTTATCCGCATGGATAACAATGGAGGTTGGGTGATACGTCAAAATATCTTTTAGGTATAGAGCGCCAAACTTAAGGTCAAACATGATCTCTGAAGCAGAAAACCCACTCCAGTAAGTAGTCTGCTCAATAACCTCTAAGATATCTGTCCAAGAGCGCCCATTCTCCTGTTGTAACTCTTTGATGTTGTTATTCAGAAAAGCAGCAATCTCTTTGTCTGGATGCTCGACCTCACCAATGGTGCCTAACAGCCATTGAGTACGGGCTTGTACCGCAGACTTAATCGTTAAATCTTGGCGCCACATTCTTTCGTATAGGCGAAGCTGTGCAAGCAAGGGACGGCGCAGGGTGTTTTGAAAGGTAAAACTGCCTTGCTGTGAAAACTTGCCCCTAGCTTGCCGCTTATCACTAAAAATAATGTCGCCGTTTAACATTTAGATTTCCTACTTAAAGACTTTGTCTAGAGGATTCGCCCCGGTGCGCATGGTAGAGTGCCGATTAGCGGTTTGACCGTCTAACTTCAGCTTAGTGACTTCCTCTTCCCTCTTTTTATTAATGTCGTCAACAACGCGACGACACTCATATTTGAGTGCTTCCTGAATTATGTCAGGTAAGCCATACTTTCGGTAAAACCAAGAGTCGCAGCCAAGCCACTCAAACAAAGTCACGTAGGTCACTGCACAGACTTGAACGTACCCAGGAAGGTCTAACTTCTGACTCCACTCTTTACAAGCAGACATCTTAGTAAACTCCCGTTCAACCCGTATAGACTCCAACTTAGAAATATCAAAATTTTTAAGACGGAGGGGAGGGTAAGACTGCGGTAACGGAGAAAAAGCCCCCCACAGATCGAAGTAGGTACATTCAAGACACTCCGGACTAGGTGTCCTAGTGGTGCCTAGGTTGTAGAAGGAGTCGGTGCCTTTAGTGAAGCACTTTTGGGTTTGGAGTCGGGAGACGGCTGCGAAATTTTGGTTCGCCAAGACTTTCCCAAATCCATTGCGTCTTTACGCTCGTTCATGCCCATGCTGAACATCTTAATAAACGTAGCGGCAACAAACTGCACATCCAGCACCTCCAGGTCATAGAAGTGGCTAATAGGATTAGCTGTCTCCGGAAGGGCCTCGCCGTTAATTTGCTGCATACAAGAGACAAGAAACATCTCTTCCCATGCACAGCCGTTGACGCGAGGCGAAGTGTAGTTCTTGGTTACAGAGATTTGTACAGAAGAGCTGGGTCGGTGAAAAGTGAAATCTGCACTCCCCCAGGGTAGCTGGTCTTTGGTAATCGTATAGGTTAACGAATAGGGATCGATATCCATTAGCGTATCAGCCAGCGCTTCAGCTTCATCCTGTAAGTCTTGAGTCATCAAGAAAGCAGTAATAAAAGTACGGCTAATATACTGTTTATCTTTGAGCTGAACTTGAGCAAAGCGCTCGATCGCGTCTTTAGGTGCATTGTCAACTTCAGCACCATTAGCATCTCTGATGCATAAAGCACAGAGAAATTCCTCAAAGGTGTAGCCGGGTCCGTTAGGATTCTCCCGAGACTCAGCCGGGTATAGCTTCATTGCTTGGCTATAGTCCTTATACAAAGGGCGATAGATGTTAACAGCATATCCGCCGCTAAGTTTCTCTTTAGGGATGGTTTGAACGCGAGCGTTTTTCATATTAGATAGGTCAGAATTAAAGTAGAGACAGACCTTAAGGACAGCAATAAAGAACTCGGCTAGTCTGGGTTTATAAGGTACTATCTACACCCTAGCTTACACGGGGCACTAGAGATAAAAACAAAACTAATCGTAATAGAGGGTTGAAGTGGGAGAAGAGGACACAAATTATAACGACCCAGAACAAGAGTTGGAGGCTTCTGCTGGTAATGCAGAGGACGAGGATAGTAGTGCCGGTGAAGACCTAGAGAACTTAAACGAAGAAGCAAATCAATACATCACCCAAGACGATGAGGGTGGAGACCCGGGTAGGGCAAGAGGCGTGCAGGCCTCTATGCAAAGTCACATCGCTTGGAACATGGACCATAACAGTCCAATCCGAGATCAGTTCAACTCTTTCGAATCAGGAGGGCTGCAACCCTACAATTCTGCTAAGCAATATATAGGAGAAGCAGCAGACGCTGTATACGGCGCTCAGGGTGGTTCTAGTCTGTCTGCCAGGCAAAGTCAACTATCCGTCATCAATCAGAGTATTTATAGCCGGTATGGAAATTCAGTAAGAGTCACTGGAACAGGTATCTACAACAGAACCATAGGTAAAACAGGTTCGATTATCGGATCAAATCAAGAACAGTCGGATATCACTCTCTATAAACCACCACGCGGTCTGGTTCAAAGACCTATCGACAGAGACTGGAACGCCTTTCAAGAAGAGCACAAGGGACTAAACCTAAGAGAGTCTGTCTATCAACTTCAAGAATCTTCCTATATTGGTGGATTAATGAGTCGAGGGCCAGAGGTCAAAACAGACATATTGACCCAAGGTGTTCGTCCGATAGTCGTTAAGGATAGAGAAGAACAGAGTCAAAACGCTACAAAAAGAATGCTAAGCGTGTTAGGAGGTAACGAAGTTAGCCTCTCGGCTTTTGAAGGCACCAATGTTAACGCCAATAAAGTGACTCTGAGAAATGAAGGTCAATTAATAACCCCTGCCTTCCACGCCAAGTTAGGTTACTACTATGACGATAATAAGAATATCGTTGCCGGTACCATAGGAAGCCAAAACAGAACGGATACGCTGCGTAACCGAGACTCTCTTGAAGAGGCTCTCTTCTTGAGTATGGACATGGTTGCCGATAGCAATAAAGAAGCCAAAGACAAGATGCTGTCTGTGTTAAGAGAAATAGGCGCCGCCACAGATGCAATGTTTAGCACTGCGGGTAAAGACTTAACGTCTCTTGGGGCTAGACGCTTAACTCAACAGGCATTTAGAAAGTCGTTGATTGAAAGCACTCTAGAAGAGACAAGTCAATTCGTCAAACTAAATAGAGACGTTCACGAAACACGTTTAAGACATCTGAGAAGACTCAGTAAGTCACCGTCAGAGTCTCAAGTAATTCTATCCGTACAATATTTAGAGTCGACTCTATTCGGGGCTAAACACGGAGTAACAGACCAAGAAGGGTCGTCTGCTTTTCTAGCCTATAAAAAAAGTTTCTTCAAGGTTATAGAAAGTCTGAGTCAACAAGGACGTTTAACGTTAGTCACAACACAGAACAGCCGCAACGAAGGGGAGGGTATATATTCCATCTTCGACCGACTGAACGACGACAAACAAGTATTTGATCTGTTTGGAGAGGAAGACTCAAGTAAGACAAAAGCAAGAATCAAAGAAATTATAAGCAGCTCTGCCTCCATTGCTCCAACACAACTCAGACACTCTAAAGGCTTTGCGGTCCTGAGTAAAGAGTTAGACAAACTGGAGATGCTAGAAGTCTCGTCTGCTAACCTATCGTTTACTTCCTATGCAAGAAACATTGAAGCAGGTATCTTCCTAGGTGAACGAGATATCCAAGACCTAAATCTCAACAACGAAGAGACGCTGAGTTACTACCGAAGTGGTTTGATGTCAAAGATGTCAAACAGGGGACTCTATGTAGAAAGTAAAGGAGACAGTAAACAGGTCTCAGCAGCCGTAGAGATGCTCACCGCTTTGGGGGGTAAAGAAAGTAGACAACAAGATAGATCACACCCATTTAGATTCTCCAAACGATACAACATGCAAGGAGAAGCAACCGGGTTAGACATCGTCCTGAAAAACGTATTCCGGTTTAGTGTGACCATAGGCAGCACGCAAGAGTCGAGATATGACCCGATGACGGGACAGCAAGTCGTTAATGAAGTGCCCGTAGTTTATATCAACAAAGGTAACCGCGTCATTACTGGTATGGAGTGGTTGAACAAATCCACAAGGACAGTTGCAGTCGAATCAGCCATGTTCGATACGTATAATCGCAGCAGCGGCCCTAAAGTCATACAGTCAGGAGAAAGTGTATCTCTAGACGCTCTGCAGGTACTTGGCGGCATTGTCTACACAATGAATCAGGGCATGGCGTATGAAGAAAATACGAGAATAATGCTGCATTCTCTGAAGAAGTTATTAGAGCAAGGCGACAGCGCAACATTGTTAGCACTAAGATCCGCTGGATTTACCGAAGCTGAGTCCCAACAAAAGTTAAGCACATACAAAGAGCTAGTGCTAAGTAAAAACGTAGGAGCCATAACAAAACGCAGTCAAGAAGTAGGAAACGTCATCTCGTTTAATGCAGTAGCAAGTAGCTTCTTCAAGAGAACAATGCAGCAGCGCAAGAGTGAGCTGTATACCAGATTGATTGAGATCTATCCGCAATCCCATGAGTTAAGTTACAGCCAAGGACAACTTGCATGGAAGCGCCCGTTATACGGGTTAACCCCAGAAGTAGAAGATATTCACTTCAGCGAGAAGGATGACTTTATTTACACAAGAGGCTTCTTGCTAAGCGAGATGCCCGTAGAACACACAGAGTATCTAACGGACAAAGATGGATTACCTTTACTGCGCGGTGCCTCGGAGAGTGCCCGCCCGACAACTCTAAACCCAGACGAAATGCTAGGTGGCTTAGTTCAAGTCAAAGGCGGCGTGTCTACTCCGTATTCCATGCAGCTGTTTAACTCCATTCAGGGATTATCTATGTTTACCTACGCAGACTACTCGCGCCGCCTAGATGCAATGGGAATAGACTCAAGTAGTGACTATGGGCAACAACTTCTCGACACTGTGTTTGCTCTAGAAAAGCGTAAACAAGAAGAAATCGAAGAAGGCTCTTGGGATCGGGTTAAACAAAAGGCAGTTATGCTTTACACCCCCTATGACAAAACTGAGCAAAACATACAACGACTTAAAAACTTAAAGTCAGTCAGACCGTTTCTACCTGCAAACCTAGACTTTGCCTCTTTCTTACGCTCTTTTGGGGCTGAAGATGAAAGTGGATTTATGCAGAAGACCCAAGAAGCGGCTAAGGCGGGTATAGATATAGAAGGCTCGGATCTTGTAGGAGGGGTAATACCCTTCGGTCTGCCTTCGGCTCAATTTGAGCTGTTGAAAAAATACCAAATGGAGAATCCAGACGCGGACATAGTCAAGTATGCCCGTAGTATCGCCATAGATACAGATGAAGTGACTCAGGGTTTCATAGAGGCTCCCAAACTTGTAATGGTCAATATGGGCATCAACGAGATGTCTGATTACAGCTATCTCAACACCGAGTATGCAAACTCGAATGAAAATGCCTATTTAAAAACCTACCGGTCTCAAACAGCTTTATCTACTAAAGAGATGAATATGACCCCGGCGCAGTTTAATGCGCTCATACGGGAAAAATTACAAGTGGGAACTATCTTTGTAGCTAGAGACGTAAAACTACAAGACGCGCCTCACCTTAGCGAGACAAATAGACAACTAGAAAATAAGGTGCTGACTTTCATAAAACTCACGAGTGATATAGGTGAGATGCAATACAGCATCGATAAAGACTTCTCAATGGAGAATCTCAAATCGGCAGATATCAAGAAGGCGCTTAAAGAGATGCGTCGACTTAGTCAAGAGGGGCATAAATCCGTTTCCTTTGCAGAAGCTGTAGATTTTAGAGAAGGAGGCTTCGTTCTCAAGAAAGGCGTTTATCAAATGAAGTCATCTACAGATGGATGGCTTAAAAAAATAGGCAGCCTGAATGACGGCGAGAACGCCTTTTACATAGATGGTATTAATACTTATACAAGTCTAGGAGAGAAGTCTAGAATCCAACCCTTTAGGGTTAAAGCCCCGGCTTATAGCGGAAGAGAGATGAATGCCATCAGTTACCTGTATAAGACGCCAACGTCTAGTGAGCAGGATTTAAGGTCAAACATGGTGACCTATAACTTAGAGATGGTAAATATTGCGGATCTCAAAACAGGCCAGCGGACGGCAGAGGCTAAAGGTCCGTTTAAAGGAACGAATAGAGACTACTTTCTTGAAATAGGAGCCGTATACGGCTCAGAAGTCGGCTATGAAAATCTGCCAACTGAGATTACCGGCAAAGAGATTTTTGCAGCCATAACTATGGGGCAGATGAAAGGCTTTGTGTTTAAGGCTGGATTAGGCTTTCTACGTGAAGGCGAAAAGTCAAACACCTGGAAGATGATAACAGATACGGATCAACAGACAGCAGGATACAAAATTGCAGAGGCATTATCCTTGATGATGCTAGGAGACACAACAAGTGGTGCTACAGAAACGAATAAGATATCTGCTTTGCTTAAAGGGGCCTATGAGCGCGGCGCTATTAGCAACAGAAGACAAGCCCAATCAGCACTAAAACTGATAGTAGAAGGAACAGCATCAGCTAAAAACCTGGCGCAGAAAAACCAAAGCGATAAACTGCAAAGAGACTTCGCGCCTACTATAGCTGTATACGAAGGGATAATGAGTCTTGTAGATGAAGGAGAAGTTGAAAGTGGCAAGACACCAGAGCAAGCACTTATAGATACCATAGGCGCCGCTTTAAAAGCAGGAAAAGAAGGTGATGCAGCCAGAGCTAAGTTGGCACAAAAAACAGAAAATCTCTTTAAAACGACTAGAGACCAGTATGGGAAACAGATGCCTGATGGAGGTTACTACTACGACGAGACCAAGTCTCGATCAGCCAGCGTAATGGCCTTCTTCCTAAATGCAGCAAAAGACGTATTAACTGATATCAATCCGGAACGCCGCTTGTTAGGAAAAGCAGTGACAGAAATTGCGTACAACACAGACGGTTTCTTTGGGGTCTATCTAAAGAACGAAGAAGTGGCTAGAAAAGTCGACAGAGAGATAAGCACGGTCTTTAACAAAATCATACTCGGCATAGAAAACGAAAAAGGACAGTTAAATCCCATGCAAAAAGCCGTCCATGAAAGAAAGATATCAAGCCTAGAAGAAATGAAAAAGCAGTCGATCGCCTACATGAGCGACACGGCGATTGACTTTAAGGATAAGTCGATAGAGGGGCTCATGAATGCCGCAGGCGTTGAGAATGATCTGTTTATGAGTAAAGCCTATACTCCTGGAATTAGAAAGAATTTGACTGAGATCTTTATGAATTATGGAGGACTAGACGCAGAGAGTCTTTTACTCTATAGAGACCAAGAGTACGGCAAAGAGGCAAACGTATACAGAAAAGCTGTGCGTCAGCAAACCCTAGCTTTAGGGATAGAAATGCCTTCTATAGAAAGAATCTGGAAGCTGCAAGACAAGTCTTCTAGAACAGATACCGAAGCGTCAGAGCTAGAAACACTACAAAACGAGCTGCAAAATACTCTGACAATGATGCGAGGTCTGGGGCAGTTCGGATTAAGAATGGCTCTGCCTTTTGACATGACCATCAACAAAATCACCGTGCCGACAGGTATGGAAGATACCACTGCTCTAGAAGGACATTACGCAAATGCTCTAACTGATAAGCAGCTTCAGCTATATACATACAGCGGAGATGATAAAGAAAAAGCGAGGTCTTTACAACAGACCATGGTTATTCTGGGCAGCATGCTGCAAGAAGGACTAGGCACAACTCTAGACCAATCAGACGTCAGCGAGATGTACAGCATCAGAAGAACCAACGCTATCTTAATGGGGTACAAAAACTACACCGACTTAGAAAACGAATCTGAGTCAGGAATCGATGCACAAACCGCCGGAGATAGAGCTAGACGTAACAGAATGCGGCGTGCAATCAAGCAAGAGGTAGAGACAAACGTCTTCAGCCTGTCCTTTAGCCAGTCTTACGGAGACTTTACTGCTCGATCTAGAGACAACGTCTTTCCTAGATATGTAAGCAGCCGAGCTAAAGATATCGCTCCGGCAGAAGAAGTTTTCTTTCAGTTTATCCGCAGCGATGCAGAAGGATATGAATCTGCTCTTCAACAAATGGAGTGGTCTAGACGAGTCTCTAGCGATAGAACTAACTTAGATCGAACAGAAAGAGCCAGAGCTATTACAAAAGACTATTTACGTCGTCTCAAAAACTCCGAGACTATAGTCGGTGGGCAAGTAGAGGATTTACTAAGCGGTATAACAGACAGAGCCCTAAGTCAGCTGAGTTCTCTACAAGAGGTGGAAGCAGCTATGTTTAGTAGCTCCCTCATTGAAAATGACCCCGGGGTTACTGAAGCAGATGCAACTATTGAAAACTGGGCAGACAAATTAAGTCCTGACACAACTAAGCGGGCGATCGCCATTCTTAAATCCAGAAAAATAGCCGTTCCAGATAACGCTACAAAAGAGGATATAGCTAAAATTGTTAAAGAGCAAAAAGGAACCATCCGCTCCCTACCGGTTGAAGATCAATTAGAGCTAGCCAGTTTAGGATTTACTGAGATGGCTCTAGTGTTAGGAGACGGAACGGGCTCCTTGTCAGAAGTAGAGTTGACAAGACTCTCAGCAGATACAAAGCGTACGGCTTTCGTACAGCTTCTTTTGAGAGAGAAATTCAAAGAAGTCCTCAAGACACAAACAGGACTAACCGCGTCTCAAACACTTTCCGAAACCTCTACTCTTATCAACAATCTAACGAGCATCGAAGAGCGAGTATCTGCATATATTAAAGATGCGCCGGAGATCCAAGAGAGACTTCTGTATAACCTAATTAAAAATGAAGTCGATACCAAACTTAAGCAGTCTGCGGATATAGACCCAGGTAAAGAATATATTCAAGGAAAGCAAAAGTTAAGAGAGTATGCCAGACAGTTCTTAGAAGCAGGACTAGGCACAACAGAGGAACAGTCTAGAGCACGTTCCATTATCGACTCCGTGGACAAAACCTACAGTGTCACGATTCCTGTGCTGCAAATACAGCCTAGTCCAACAGATGAAGGAACATACAAAGCGCAAATCATGCCTGAAACTGAGATTGAAGGCTGGATGCTAGGACTAGACGTTCTAGAGAGAATGTCTTTAGTATTTCCAGGACACACCCATGAGGCTTTAAGAGCCCAATATGGTTTAGCGGACAGTTTAGCTAGAGCAAACGACACGGGTCTGTTTGAAGAAATGGCTCAAGCTGTTATGGAAAGACGTGAAGTTAACTTATCCGCTGAGCAGCTCGACGTGTATAACACCTTAGTTAATAGCGCTGAGATAGCAAAAGAGCAAACATTACATCTGTCCAAAAACAAAGACACCTTTAGACAAACTATGGCAGATCGTCTAAGTCTGACAGGATCTTCGTTTATTGCGATGAACAGTTTCTTAGTCGGTCAGTCAGAGGTAGCGTTAGGCTCAAGAATAGATACACTTCTCAAAGAGAATAGCGGCTCTGGGCTTAGAACGCTGATGGACACGATTGTTGATCGTTTAATAGACAGTCATCAAAAAGCAGTGTCTTCTGAAACAGTCAGAATAGATAATCGCATAGCAGAGTTGAGCGCAGCTACAGACCCAGAGTCATCCGCAGAAATAAGCCGACTTCGAGAAGATCGTCAGCGACTAGTCAACGACTTGATACTTGACCCAAACAGCCAAAACCGAATTGTACAGAGCACCATTAAATATGCGCAGCTAACCGCAAATATTCTGCAAAACCTGTCGGATGTGATTCAGGGTCCAGATGCTAAAACGTTTAGCTATGAAGATTTACTAGAACGAGTTAAAGAACCTGTTTTCCAAAAAGAGCAACAGGCGGCTCAAGCAGCAGAAGAAGCAGCAAACGCTAAAAAGGCAGCAGGAGCTGTCGAAAGTGAGAATGCAGCAAAACCAAGAGAAGAGCCTAGAAGTCGCTATGTACGTGGGCAGGATCTAAAAGAAGCGCTGATCTCTGATATAGGAGGGGAGCCAACAGACGACGGATATAAACAACTTGAATCGGTGGTATTCCGCAGCATGGTAACTGCTAACAGACAGGGGGCTCCTAGCGGTACCTTCCATACTTTTGGGAACGCTCATCAACAGATATCTCCTGAAGAGATGGCTAAACGTGCCAAGCTGTTCGGCAGTTTACAAAGTCCTGATCTAGCAACATCAAACACTGGAATGTTCATCTCGTCCTTAGGATTCCAGTTCACCCAGTTAGGGGACTATGACGGGGATAGTTTCCAAGCAGCCTTTACAAAAATGGCTGACTCAACAAGAGAAGTTGTTGACGCCTTCGACAAAGTCAAAAAAGCAGAGGCAGAATTCTATGCCTCAGAAGAAAACCAAGATGCGCCACACAGCATTATCAGAATGTCTGCGGTAGGCGCTCAAACCCGATCTTTGAATAAACTGACACAAACAATCAACGACTATGTAGAGAAGTTAGAAGTCTTAGCTGAACTCCGACAAGAAGTAGAAAACAGAGGTGTCGAAAAAGTCCGTAACTACATTACTGACTTTATGGCGTTACCTGCTGAGTTTATGGAAGGACTTTCCTACGGAGTGGGCGCAATCACTGATGAAGATATTCCGTCTCTAATTAAACAGTCTAGAGACACGCAGGCTAACTTCTATGGAAATCAAAATAAAGTCCAATCATCTTTGGGACGAGCTTTAGCAACAGTCAGCGATATCACTTTAAATCAAGATATAGGAATCACGTTTAGAGAAGGTGCCGCCGATGATAAACTGCAGCAGGCATATACAGAGACACTCAATAAAGTAGGTAAAGACTTTATCGAATACTCAACAGACGCAGAGCTACGGTCTTTTAACCAAGCATCAATCAAAGAGAAAAGCCAAAAGTTAATTGAGTTTAGCGCCTTAATGAGTCAAAGACTGGCAGCGTTAGGAGACTTAGGTAAGGTAAGTAGCAAAGTCGCTGGTTCTTTACTAAACACCTCCGCCTTTGCTAACATCCAAGCCATCGTTGGGTCTACAGGTACAGGACTACTTGGTAAAACATACAACACAGTGGTGCCTCTATTAGGCATGGCAGTGTCAGACCTAGCCTCTATGCGAGCAATGAAAGAGGCGGCCGATGGGACAGACGACAAGATGGGTACAGCATTTGTAGAAGCGCTGCAACGACAACAGCTAGTGCTAAGACAAAGACTGCAAAATGCAGAAACAGCAAAAGAACAAACAGCGGCGCAAACACAGCTAGATATCTTTAATGACCTGCTCCAAAAATATCAAGACAAGCAAACCGTCCCCTATAAAATTGCCGAAGCAGAAACACAGAAGCGCCTTAATGCCACTTTTGGTTTACTGTTAGATGTTCAACAATTCCTGCGGGACGCCGCCTTAAAACCGAAGAAAGGTGGGTCTGTTGCCTTGGAGGCTGCAGAATTTGAGTATACCTATGAGACCCAATCAGGAGAAAGAAAGACGTTAGTTGGACTAGACACAATTATGAATACCGTAGACGAAGTAGAGCGGTCTAAAGTAATGGAACGCTTCATAGGTACGAGAGCCGGGGCTGTCTTAGCACAAGACTACGGGTTTGAATTTAAAGAAGACGGAAAGGTCGTTGTGAGCGACAACAAGTTAGACACTTCAGAGTTGCGAGTCTTTGCAGCACTAGAAATGGTCAACGAGTATCTGAGCGGCAAGAAAACAGCGACAGAGATGCTAAAAGAAAGCACCTTTGCTGGTTTCTTTAGACAGAGAAAGGAACAGATGATAGAGCAAGATCCAGATAGACCGATTCCGACTGACGAGTTTATTGTTCAAACCACCCTGGCTGATAGTCTGGCAAAATTCAGAAGCGAGTTCATTTATAACGCCGTGCTGGAAGCAGCAGACTACAAACCAATGCTGCAGAAATTTGCTGAACGTCTACAAGACGGATACTCAGAGGAAAATCTACGAACAAGAACGCTTGCTTATGAAGAGACGCTAAGAGGAATATATGAGCAGCAAATGCCAGATGGTGCTAGTCAACTTACCAAAGACGTTGAAGCAGACATAAACAGTAGGACTCAAAGTTGGAGAGCAGAACAAGAACGAGTAAGAGACGTTATTGCTGCCGCAGCAACAAGAGCAGACAGTAATGCGAACACAACACTAGGCGAAGAGGTCTTTAGATCTCTGATTGAGTATCAAACTCAACGCGAGGCTCAGATATACGTGGGGACAGATACAGAGGCTGGATTATTTGACCAGCTAATCTCCTTAAATAGAGCGGTACAAGGACTACAGAGCGGACAATATGCGACACCGGGAACAGCCCAACAATATGAAATTGCTCAAACAGCAATTTTATACAACATCTCTAGGGGCAAACTAGAAGGTACGACGTTTAACGAAAGTATCTTCCGATTAGCGACAGAAGTTCAAAGCGTAGGTGGGTCTGCAGAAGCAGTAGGTGCTTTACTAGCAGTTGGAGGCGGTACATCTCTGCCTGGTTTAATGGAGTTCATCCAACAACAGGCTCAAGAAAGAGCCGGTGGGGACACATCAAGAGCAGACGAGTTAGTAAGACAGTCTTTGGTTACTCTGGGAGAAATTTTAACAACACAAGTTGAAACAGGAGCGACTCAGAGACAGTCTGTAGCAGAAATAATTGCAGAGAAAAGTGTGGTCAGTGCCAGTTCTAGCAAAATACAACAGGAACTAGCTGCCTTAAATGACCTAGAACTTGAAGCGCGGCAGCGCATCCAGGAAGGCGCCTCAGACGAAGAGGCATCTGAGACCCTTGATGTAATCAAACGATATAGGGAAGAAAGACAAAAACGTCTAGAGAGTGTACAGTCCAACCCGCAAGAGGCAGTCAACCGACTTAACGAAGACTTCGACCCAGTAGCGCAAGCACTGAACGACGTTCAAGAGCAGATTGGGAAGAATGTAGCAGAAAGTATCAAAGCGCAGCATATGCAGAAGAAGTCTCAGAATATAACAAAGGTTCAAGAAGAGGCTTACCAGAAACAGGTGCGTAGCAACACATTGTCCCTACTAGCCGTTCCACTTCTTTTTAGTGTCATGAGCGGCGACGTACCTATAACTGATCGAGTAGCTGAGCTGGCTCGAAATATGATTGAATCCGCTTTAACTTTAAGTCAACAACAGGGAAGCGTTACTCAAAGAATCTTAAGCGGCGAGGGTAGCGGCACAGTGTTAGCAGAAACTTTAAGACCCCCTAACAGACAAGTAGAGAATCCAGTCACGATATCTCCTGACGAGCCGTTAACACGAGATACAGTAAGGACTGAACGGCAGCGCCGCACTGCAGCTAGAACAGCCCAAACGATAGAACCAGATGTTGATGAAAAGCCGACTCAAACTTCCTACTTAGAAAAAGAGCAGGAAGACGCAGAGAGAAATACAGGAAGAGCCAACTACCTGTTAAGGGTCGCTAGAGCTAGAGAGTTCATGTTTAGTGCCGAAGGTAAACCAGCCGGGTTGGCTCAGTCCGTCGCGTTTGAAGCATTGAACACAGCTGGTGCCTATGCCTCATCCCAATTCGCGCAAAACACTAGACTGCTAAGAGATGACAGTGTCCTAGGTAGGGGAGCACTAGAAGTAATGGGAGGGGTTGTAGGTATGGCGCTAGCCAATGTAGTTACCAAGCGTCCAATTACCGGAACAGACTTTACCTACGACGCCGCTTTTGATCTGACAGTGCAGGCAGTAAGTAATGTCAAAGATAATGTCATTGCCGCATCAAGAAGAGCACTTGCAGAAGCAATCAACGGAGAAGATATAGACATCACAGATGGCTATACCGGTGAATCTCTCGAGGCGATCCTAGCAGAAGGTGACTTTATGTTCGACGACGATAATACTAGCCTGTCAGCAGTTGAACGCGTCATGATTACCGAAGGTATGCTGGAAGAAGAAGAGAGTCTACCTATAGAGCAGGGCGAGGATTAATGACAACCAAAGGCTATCCTAAGGAAATTAATTACAGACGGCTCCAGAGATTTTTGGACCCTTGCTTTCCGCTACTCTTAGGACTAGGACAGACCAGCCCCTGGAGCATAGAAGCAGTTCCCCCCGCGCCGGATCTTTTTACCTTTAACTTAAACGAGATATTTATCTATTTTCCTATACCGATCAGAAAAGCAGCAATTCAAAAGTCAAGTGCTACCCAAGACACTGTTGTTATTGACGGCAAACATATTCTTTTGATGGATGACCCGACCATACTTGATATAAGACGAGAGCAAATAAGCAAACTTTACTTAGAAGTAAAACTGCCTCACAACCAGATACCAGAACCGGCATTTCGCTCGTTAGGAGTGTTTATCATTCACTCGGTAGTTGATATAGAAAGCATAAAGAGTCGTTGTTACGCTTCTTATCTACCATCAGACATAAATGCGATTCCACTCTATTACGAGAACTTCTCTCCTATAGAAGTGCAAGAAGACGTTGAACAAACTTTCAAGCTAATCATCGAGGCTTAAGATGTCTATATTCGAAGACTTGGGACGCAGCCAAGTAGTGACCATATTGAATAAGGAGCAGATGACGCCGCTAGATGACAAGACTTTAAACCAGTCTAGGGAAAACGTCTTTGTCATTAAATATATAGATAACGAGACAGAAAAAGATAACTATTTCAACTTTGCACTCTTACCGGCCATAGAAGCGACATCAAATCGTGGCCAAAACGGGGTACCTGAAGTTAAGCCTGGGGTCGTAACGATGACAAACATGAAGTATAAAAACTTCCTGGTGCCCGGTTCTACACCTGTTATTCAAACAATTGGTGTTCAAAGCACGATGCACCAGTTTGTCGGTGCATTTATCGGAAGCGAAAATATTGCTGTCTTAGCTAAGCGCGCTTCTCTAAATCATGTATACAGGCTAGACGGGATGGCTAACCCACCCTACAACGATACAGACAACGCGTTCATGAAAGCAAAACTCTTCGATAGAAAAGTGGTGCAATCGGGAAGACCAATCACAATGACCTTAACATCCGACGTAAGTTATACCTATGAAGGGGTAGTAGTTGGCTTTAAATTTTATACCGTACGAGCAGATAGAGCCTATTACACCCTTGACGTTTTAACAACAGTGTACCCACATCAAAAACCGCCGGTAGACAGCACTCAATTCAGATCTGACGGAGCCAAAAGAGGAGAATCGCCAAGCACAGATATCCCGACTACAGTTCAAGATAGAGTAGATAACATTCCTGCACCTCCAGTAGGAAAAAAAGAAGAGCCGACTACAACGCCATCTCTACCAGCACCGCCAGTTGGGAAAAAAGAAGAACCACCTACACCTCCTACTTCCCTACCGCCTCCAGTTACTCTACCAAAAAATCGATAGCGGGTTCTATTCTTCCTCAAAGCGGAGGTGCTTTACCTACGTCTCCTACAGATCCAATAGTGCCCTAACAATAAGACAAAGTTCATTCAACCAGAAGGGTGTGCCATGATCCCAACACAACTACAGACAAAGTGCGATTTTGTATTACAGGAGATGGGAGGCACAGAAATTGTCGCGTCATACATTCGAGAAAGAGACGTTATCGAAACGTGTATGTTCGGCGGTCCCGTCTTTATTCTTAAACCGTACACTATTAGCAGCTTGCTTCTAGACAAGAATATAACCGCAGGTTCTTTTAACCCTGATTATAATTATGACTTTGACGTGCTCCGGGGGATAGGCTCCGTCGGATCAATCGAAAACTTTAATAGAGAGCTGTACGACCTAGCATACTTCGGATATCGTCCAAACACCTATTACAGCATCTTAGATGTAGATATGCATGAGGTTTACAAAGACATCTGCCGTCCGATTCGTATCAACGGAGTGAAAAGTCACTACTTCGGGTTTAACGAACAAGACGTAACCTTCTTAGAAAACTCTCCTCATGGCAGCATTATCTATATACAGTTTGTCGGAGAGAAGAGTCCGGTTCTAATAAAAGTCATCATCAATAAGAAACCGAACCCGCAAAAGTATACAGAGTACCTGATCAGCCTATCAAAAGAGATCAACAACAAAAAGGTCATCAGAGACAAAGAGTCGATTCTTAGATTACCCTTAACAACAAAAAACCCAGAGGTATATATCTTACCCAAGTCGTTACAGAGTAACCCTAAAACACAACACATTTTCAATGACCCAAACAGCTACACGTATCAGGCACAAAGCAACCACGAAATCTATTTGAAGATAACAGAGGATATCTGGGTAGCTGCTAGAGAATTACTTCCAAATTTAGTAACGTTCCCTACTGTGGAAAACCGTAGAATAAGCACAGCCTTAGAAGCACTCAACGCTGACGGGTATATACACATCGACGAGGAAGATATCTTCGACCTTGAGACAACAAAAAGCGATACGCTTATCTTTTACAAACACATAGAAGACGGCAACATCGCAGAGATGGTATTAGACGTCGGGCGAGACGGAATAGTCGAAGGGCTAAAAAGTTGCTGCTACCATCCACTAATAACTCACAAGATAGAAGGATTCGGAACAGAGTACGTTTGGGGACTAAACGAAGACAAGATCTGCATATCCGCTAAAGAAAGTTCCAGACACCCGTCTATCCACTCAAGCCATAAATTAGGACAAGTAAAACTCACTCGAAACAAACAACCTGCACAGCACAAGCTAACCATCGAAATGAGTTTAGCTTAAAGGCGCAGTCTGGTGGTGAGGAACGTGTTGAGAATCGTAAGTTGCGACATCATTGCTGGAGATAACTCGTAGTTCGCTTGCTTGTTGCGTATCTGTCGGATAAAACTGTCCAGATGCTTCAAGTCGTGGAACTCGATAAGATACTCCAAGAAGGTCTCGACCGGCATTTGATTCTTCTCTGCCGCCTGACAAAGTTGCGAGTGTACCTCTTGACTGATTCGTAGTTGTTTCTTCGCCATTAGAAGAATCTACCTCCCTATCTTCACAATTAAAATAAAAGCAATTAGCATTGACCCTCAAGTCTCCTGTCATATCTAACCGAATAGAACCACTCGAGTCAAATATTAGAGTCATCTCAGCAGATAAAGGAACTATACAGGCTGTTTCATTGAAACGTATGCGTGACAAAATACGAAATAGAAAGAACAGAGTTTTGAAAAAAGACATTTCCTAATTACCTACTAAAAAGTTTGCAGCCCCAGGTCCTAAAGTTATACCCCCGCTACTATTCGCATCCAAAACCCGATGCAGCGGTTTACCGTTAACAAAGAAAGAATGACTACCTGTAACTAAAAAGACTTGCCCTGTAGAAACTCCTATATCTCCTACCGTCGCAACAGGACGACCATTAACCAAAAAGTTAGCAGCCTGACAAGAGATAATAATGCCTAAACCCGTAATCGGCTTGTCTTTATTAGAAGACCCAGATCCTAATAAACTACCGGCTGCCCCTAAAGCACTAGAAGCAATAGGAGCAACAGAACCTAATAAACCAGAAGCAGCACTGACAACACCCCCTAAACCCCCTAAACTACCAGCAATAGCACTGCCAAAAGATCCGGGAAGTGAGTAGCCTGACGCGTTAAGACTTGAATGTCTCCAATTAGTAATTCGATCGTGTAATTGAGCAACAGGTAAACTCATTTAAATAGACCCTCTATAATGTCTGTGCCGGTTTGTGCATAATCGAGCACCGTGTCAATACCAGGAGAAATAACTTTCTGTATCTGGTCGCCAACAACAGGAGGCACTACCTCTGAAATCAGATTATACGTATAATCCTCTAACCCTGTCTTTAATACTTCATAAATAGGATTTGTAATAGCATCTAATCCTCCGTCAAGAACCTCTTCGCCTAGCTCCTTAAAGACACTCAAATTACTCCACCCCGTAAAATACGGACCGTCCGTAATTGCAGCAACACCGGAAAACACTTTCTCCACAAATCCTGTGCCAGACAAAATATCAGTGTCTAAAAAAGGGATCTGCATAATAGCACTTGGTAAAATACTCCCTAAACCTGGCAACGCAGGAATCCCAGAGCCGTTGTAAGTCTCTTCTAACCACTTCCGCATGATTCTGTCATACTCGTCATAATTCCTGTTCAAAGCCGGCGCTTTAGTTGTATGCCCTAGCCCGCCTATGTGAGATATGATAAACGGCGTTTGATTTGGTGACTCCAACGCATCCCGCGCTTTCTTTCGAATAGCCTCCACCATACTCCCAGAAAATAAAGACCCAGCAACAGATCCTAACGCACCCCCAACTCCCCCTAAAATCACTGAACCTATAGAAGACGCTAAAGACGTTCCTATACTTCCTGTATTAATGGCAAATGGCAATCTGCCATCCCAAATCATATTGCTGGGTTTGGGTATCGGAATGTCCTTAAATACATGCACAGATGTAGATCGCTCTAACCTCGAACCGTTCCCCATTGGAGGACTAGCCTTACCAGTGCTAAATTTCGTTATGCTCGGCGTACCTGTAACATACGTGTGTGTATCTATATAGATCTCCATATCCGCCAACGTCTCCCGTGCTCGGAGCTTAAGCGGTAAATCCGCTAAAGTCATGTAATAGTTGTTGTGGGTGCGCAACACCCCACCCCCCACAGAACTATTAACATTATTCCTATCGTAATAAACAGCAGACTGCTGATCCGAATAAAACTTGGCGTTAAGATAACCAATCTGCGGAATAACATCAAACGGCAAGATCTCCGCCCAGATCATCGTATCCTCAAGCTTAGGGTGCTTCGGATCTATAAAGTCATACTCCGCCATAACCTAAAGCGTCCCACTCTTCAATAGATATACCACTGTATCTAACGTCTCACATAAGTCTCCTAATAAGTTAACAACACCCTCCTGTTTAGACTGCGAAGCAACACTGATAATACTCTGCGCTAACTCAAATAAAACTGCCCCATCCTCCGAAGCCATAACTAACATGCTAGGAATAGACGGCACACTCAACTCATCCTTGATAACACTACATGACGCATACACAGATAACGCCGCAGGAACTACTCCAAACTTACGAAGACACTCCGCTAAACGGTCAATGAATCCATCCACCGCTTCATACGCCCTCTCCATTAACAAATGCGTGGCGTAAAATGAGTCCCCCCTACAATTCCAGTGAAACCCTAACAACTTAATCCGATATACCTGCAAAGAACAAAGCACAGTCGATAAACCCTTATATAACTGTTCGTCCATAGTCGGAAAAAAGAAAGAATACTACACCTAGCTTACAACGGCACAGAACAAAAACAGAGAAGAGTACAGCCGCAAAACAAAGAAAAAAAGACTTCTACACATAGATGTGTAAAAGTCTAACCAACAATCAATAAACAGATATCAACAAAAATTCAACTTTGCAGCAGAACCGTACAAAACCTTAGCATATGCATCATATGCCCTAGCTGCCTCTTCTTCGGTATCATAGCCACCAATGACTCTAGTAGCACCATTAACATTAATTTGCGCCCGCCACTTCTTCTTATGTGGCACTACACCACGATAGGAACTATTACCTCCAGACTCCTGCTGAACGACTCCATTCGTACGAAATATGGAAACAATCTCTTCTCGCCTAAATCTTAAAGACTCTAGCTTCTGTATGAGATAAAGTAACTTGTCACACGGCGTATCCTCAGTAGCAGGAGAAGTCACCTCTAATGCCGCTACAGCAAAAGAAGACGACTCAGAAGACATAACTCTATCAAACAACGCTCTTATACCTATAGCGCTCAGCATATAATCAAGTTGCTTAGCTCGCTGAATTGGCTTACGCGCATCATACGCATAAAACTTGATTACACCTGAAACAACAACTTCAGGTAACAGATATGTGTGAGTGTTCGCCTTACCTAACAACGCAGAACTCCTGTAATCAAAGCCTGATATAGGTTGTAGCGATTCTGGCAAAATGCTAGGCGAACACTCAAACAAACGGCGGAGCACACCCCTTGGTATACCATTCTGCTGTTTCCTAGAATCTACGATAGTAGAAACACTAAGCCCTAATAATCGAGCTAGACCCCTAACCGTACATAGATAGCCACTGTCTGATTTTTTCAACTCTAAGCGGAGTAAAGCGTTTAACTCTTCATAAGACAAAGAAGTTTGCGGGACAGTCAACTGTGTCATACTTCAAAGGTGAATAAATTACACGGTCATTATAGCTTGGTGATTACTGCTCTTTCTAGGCGCCTAGAAAGAGCTTTTTGTTTGACTGTATACGTATTGGTTAATTGGCTAAGTTGGTTACTGGTCGATTGGTTGGTCGATTGGTTGGTCGATTGGTTGGTTGGTTGGTTGGTCACTGGTCGATTGGTTGGTTGGTCACTGGTCGATTGGTTGGTCACTGGTCGATTGGTTGGTCAATTACTACATTTTGTACTAATGGGCGTATAGGAAATGAAAATATGCCGCGATTTTTAAGAGGGTCATATAACAGTCTTGCCCATATGCAGAACCCGTTTTTGCAATAAATCCGCAAGACTTCATCTTCTCTTTGGCCCCTACACCTAATCAGTGTAGGGGCCCCCTTTTATGGGGCTAATTACCTTTCACACCCCGGAGTTCCTAATGTTTAACTTCAAATCCATCGCCCGTTTAGTTTGGTCCGAAATGTTGGGACACTTCTCCCAACAAATAGGTGCCAACAAAGGCACCGGATATGACCGCCATGATGGCGGTGACCATGGCCTCGCCTATATAGTCTGGGGCAAGAAGTCCCTTGTGGACTTAAACGCCGACGACTATAACACGCTTCGGACCAAAGAAGCTATGGCGTATTTCGCTCATCGCTACATTGAAGGAACCTTTCCTTCTGAAGACAGAATCCGGAAGGATTCTGACATCTACTACCTCTACGTAGAGATGTCTACTTGGCTCGAGGACGCATATAACAAGCGCCTCGCCGAGGCAATGGCTGAGCTCTATTACGAAGAACAGAGTAAGCCAAGTATCAAACCCTATTCTGAATAAAAATATAGCCCCCTTCTAGGGGGCCTTTTTTATGCCATCACAGCCGAGCTAATCCATGCCCTGTGACAGTGCATATCAAATGACTACTACCGCTACTACCGCTACTACCGCTACTACCGCTACTACCCCCCTCATTGGGTCGGGGCGATTCGGTCTCGTGACCGAATCTACCACCCGGGGATGGGTGGTTAAAAACGCTAAGCCCGGGGATAGCTGGGCAGAGGATGAACTCCAAGAGGAGTATCTCATATATGGAGTACTCCACCCTCTTCAGGGAAGCATCATCCCAAAGATGCACCCAGACTCCAGCCGCACACGGCTGGTGCTCGAGAAGGTGCGGGGGCGCACCTTGCTAGAGGTTGCTACCTCTACGGGAACCTCCCCGTATACCTTTGGCGTGCTCTTACTGCACGCCTGTGCAGCCCTAAGTGGGCTACATGCCCACGGTTGGACGCATGGCGATAGCCATGCGAACAACATATTGGTCTGGCCCGAAGGGGCACGACTGATAGACCTCTCCTTTGCGGAGGAGGGGCACCACCTCCCACCTAACATGTGGGAAAAGCGGGTAAAACACGATTGGGCGCTCCTACTGCGCTCATTCGAAGGGCAGGTATCTGCCCAGAAGTGGGCTATAGCTAAGAAGCTACTAATGTAGCCCACCTAACACGTCCCCCTATACAGGAACCCCCTGTATAGGGGCCCCCTTTTATGAGGAACAACCGGATACTTCTTTACCCCGGCCTCTATTACCATGTCTACCGCTAACAACACCTCCGCTTCCACCACCCCCGCAACCACCATCGCCCGGCGGGCGATCGGCCGGGCCTACGCCCCCTGCGGGGGGCAAACGGGGGGTACCTGCGACCCCTCTTTCCCCGGTCTGGGAGAAGGGTGGGTATGCACAACCCCCCACACCTTCGGGTGGCCCAAGCGTGAGGACTGCTTGGCAGTCCTCGTACGGGTAGCTGAATAGAAGCTACTCGTACACTCTTTGCCCCTACACCACTAGGTGTAGGGGCTTTTTTTATGCCGGTCACAGCCATAGGCTGCTTCTTTATACCAACCGGCTTTAGAAAATGGAAATGCTCATTCTTCTGGCTTTATTCGGTTTCTTCTTCTGCGGGGGGCGCGCACCCTCCGCTATGGAGGAAGCTCAACTCGAAGAGAAGGCCAAAGAGGCCTTCCAACCCAAGCAGTAATGCTTGGTCTCCCAGTGCAGGGGAGGGTAAATAAGCTGCACCTATATGACTGCCCCTCTATATAGAGGGGCTTTTTTTACGACCCAACAACGGGTATGAGGATAGGCCAGGCCCGGCTGAGTAAAAGGGTGGTAGATGGCTCAGCTACCTAAATCTAAGTAGGTCGTGTCGACACACACGTCAAATCAGTGGAGAGTTCCCGGTGCTGTATCTGAACCGGCGTAAGTAATCGTGGCAGACGCGATTCCAAACAAAGTCTGTCGTGTTTACCTGTCCATACACGGTGGAAAAGAAGACAGGTTATTAACCTATGCGGGAACTGCAATAGTGCCAGGATCAATTATGTCTTTCGTATCTACCTCCAACGCTGCTGCCCAAACCATCGTTATCTCCCTCGGGGATAACGAATTCTCCAACTCCTTCTATATGGAGGTGAATGAGAATGGAGTCGAATGCGGAGGGTATGACACGCAACGTCTACCTGAGATGGGCGTAAACGGGGAGGCCTACCATATTCTGTCAGATCTCATCGAGGTCTGTATAGAGGAGGTGGCATCTTTGCTTCCCTCCGCTCAGCAGTATGTCCCCGCTGTACGGTATGGAGACATTGCTCAGCCCGAGCAGAAAGTGTGGAATTACAGCAAGGACGTCTTGTCTCTTGCTCACTCCCACAAACGGGAGGAGGTAATCAACTCGAAAGAGTTGTTGTACGGTGTGGAGCTGGAGTTTAATCACTCCAACTACTCTTTGCAGGACCTCTATCCTTTGCTCGGGATGGGCATCTTTAAAGCTGATTCGTCGGTAGACGGGGAGTATGTCACTCTCCCCTATACCTATGACGATATGGTTCGTCGTATTACCGAGGTGGCAAGCAGCTTCGATAAGCTGCTCTCGGCTAATACCACTCTCGACGCCCACTCCGGGGTTGGGATGCACGTGCATTTGAGCCGTAAGGGCTTGACTCAAGAACAACTCGAGTTTCTACGAGGGTTGTTTGATGGGTCTGTAACTCCCTATATCAGCCTCCTGTGTGGGCGGTATCCCAATAAGTGGTGCGAGTATCGCCAATATTCAGAGTCACGATATGTGGCCTTGAATGAGGGGAACAAAAACACGGTGGAGATCCGTGCCTTCCTCTCCCCTTCCTCTGCACAAGGGGTACTGGACAATCTCAAACTCATCAAAACGTGGGTAGACCACATGGATGAGTGGCTAAAGGTCTGTCCAGAATACACTCCCGATATGGGTCGGCTGGAAGAGTGGAAAGAAGGATGGCAGACACCACCTGTCACCACAGCAAACTCCCTCGCCCACCGGGGCTGGGAGGTCTTCGACGAGGAGGCATATGAAGCTCCCCTAGGCGGTTTCGAGTCTCGAGCTCCTCAGGAGATAGTACAGGCCCTTACGGTGGAAGAGATGTTCCGCCTCGAGGTTGAGGAACAGTACGCAACACTAGATGACCGTGCACTCATCAATCGTTTAGTGTACTTCCAACGCTTCTGCGACTCATACTCATGGCAGCGTCAAATCCGCCACGAGGTTGTCCTCGCAGAGATGTCCCGACGCGCAGGACCTCCACCGATGGTAGAGCTTAATCGTATATAGAGTATTGCCCCTGTGCCTAACAAGCATAGGGGCACCTTTTACAGGAGGACAGCCACCAATTCTTTACCTACGGCTGTGATCAACTTTAATGTTTCTCGAAACAGGTCAAACACTTCTTAAAGGTAGGCTGAGTTCCCTAGGACTGACTTGCTTCAGTCCTAGGTATAACAGCCGTGCCCCCTCTATATAGAGGGGGCACCTTTTTACGAGGAACATCCGGACTCTTCTTTACCCCGGCCTCTAATTAAATGTCTGATTTCACGATGTTTGTTCTCGATACGATTCTGTTAACAGCCTGGGGCGTCTGCCTCGGGCTGATCGCTTTGTACTTCATCGACGCTATTTGCTACGGCGTCGCCCGCTCCGTGCGGGAGTCCACCGGGCACCACATAGACGAAGTGGCCCTTGCCCTCCTAAAAGGCGCATACACCGCCATCACTGGCGGAATCAATCACGTCTGGGTCTGGGGGGTATGCAACCCCACCTGGGCGTGGGATGTGATGGAGAAGGTGAATCCTTCTCCTACCGCACGCAGCATGCGGTACTTTCAATAATGTTGCCCCTGTACCGCGAGGTACTCACAATGCAGTGGGTGAAGCTGCTAAACATATTGGCTGGGTTCTTCTGGACCGACTTGGATACCCAACCAGGTAACAGCCGCAACAAATACTCTTTAAATCACACCCAGCAGAGTCAGGAGAGCTTTCTCTTTATAGTCTGGGGTGCAGTTGGAGAGTACGTCCAAGACCTCTTTAACCACAGCTACACGGTTATCGGAGTCACAGGGTTGCGTAGTCTTTACAGCTACTGGATGCACGACCTGTTCGTCTTTCGACTCCTCCTGCTTCAACAAAGAAGCAAAGAAGGAACGGATACCCATAGCAGAAAAGAGATTATCCAACACCACTGCCTGAGGTCTTTTAAGACGAGCATCATAGGCATAGTATTTGATGATACAACTTACTACGATTTCAGGCAGCATCATGTCAGTGCAGTGACTCCCTGTACGCTTTGCGCCGTCTTTCTGATCGGCGAAATCAAAGCCCTGTATGGGTTTCAAGGAAGAAGGCAACTCTTCAAGCGTACAGTGTTTAACCTTCTGCAGAAGTCCGTGCGGAGAGCCATTAGCAAGCACGCGGTTATCTGTAAGACTGCCTGCACTGATACCGAGAAGACGGGCAACACCACGGATTGTGCAAGAGTATGTTCCGTTCTTCTCTTTAACCTCTGTTTGGAGTCTTTGCTGAAGCACTTCAAAGTCAAGGGGTTGCTCAAAGCGGGCTATATCAGTCATACTTATTACCTCTAAATTGAATAAGTAGATTATAGCTTGCTATGTCTATCTAGGGGTCTCGCTTAGGCGGGTCCCCTTTTGTTGTGCCCAGTCGGGTGGGCTATTAGTCCCGATTGGTTTGTAGAACCACTCAAAACTACATGTAAACCTCTAGTTGGAGAAACAACTATGGACATTCTCAACATTCTGTTCATCTACACCGCCGTCTTGGCGGTACTCTACGTCGCCTACGGCGTAGCCATCTCAGTAGAGCGAGCAATCGCTCAAGTTACGGGGCATACCTATGCCTCGATCTTGGCCGAGGTCTCCTTGGCCGCTAAACTGGCCCCCAACTTTGTTTTTAGCGTCATTGCCAACATCACCGAGGGCAAAGCTACGGCTAGCCCCCGGTACTTTGGCTAGAAGCTGTCTTGCCAGCAACGAGGCGTATTAGTCGTTGTAGGTTCTCACAGCCTCTCAAAAGTGAAGTGTCTAAATAAAAACCTTAAAGCGCCATATTAGGGGCGCATTTATTATGTCTAACTTCAAAATGTCCGTTTCCGTTTCCGTTATCTCTTTCTTCGCTCGCTCGATTCAGCAAGCTGTCCGTGAGGTCTCCCCGCGCACCGTACACACTAACAGCTGGAGCCGTTCCAGCCAACGCTGGAACGCCGGCGCTGTAATTAAGAACTCTGCGGTAGGTGCCCGCCTACCCCGCCAAGAGTTCCTTTCCTACTACGGGAAAGTGCACGTACACGTGCAGAAGAAAGGCAAGAAGGTGGATGTAGTCCGCACCTGGACTGGCTACAAGGCTCCTGCTTCCTCTTCTGTAGCTGCCGCTGTAGCTACCGCTGACGCTATCACCGCTGCTGGTGATATTGACCTCCGCATGGCGGAGATCAAAGGATGGGGTGTTGCTGACCCTATGGCAGCCCAAGCAGCAGCTTGGAACACTCGTGTAGTGTGGGCTCCCAAAGCTGCTCCTAAGCAAGCTGCCCCCGGATTCAAAGGTGTATTCACCACTCCGGCACCCTCCTGGGTTGCCCCTACCCACACCGTCAGCACCCCCACGGGTGCTCCCCGTGTCTACACTGCGCACAAAGTTGTACGCTTTGCCCCTGCTACCCTCACTACCGCTGCTACTATGGCATTCGCTGGTGCCGTAGCCAATGACATCTCTGATGTCATCTCTGCTCACTACACTGAGCGCCGCACGGCTAACCGTGCCGCATTCACCTTGGACGCGGTTCTCCGTCTCACTGCCCCCCGCAAAGGCACTGCACAAAAACGTGCAGGCGGTGTGGGCACTTTTGCCTATGCCAACGTGACCGTAATGGTCGCCGTAGCTGATGTCATTGCCGACATCGCTACCACTGTTGGTACCACCTCTACCCGGGCACGTCGTCGTGTCCGTAAATCAATGACTGTGAATCAATCAATTGCCCGCACCCAGCGGGTTAAACGTCAACGTCGCAACAAAGCGGTACAACGCCGTAACCTCAAACCCCAGACTAAGTCCGGGTATGAGAAGCAACTAGCCAAAGCCCAACGTCGGGCGGAGGCTAAACTCCTGGCTGCTTACATTGCATCCGAGCGGGCGGCTAAGTATGCGGTCATCACCAAAGCCGCTAAGTCCGCTGCCCTCCGTGCAGGTAACAACGCCATTTGGTTGGCGAACGGCACCGAGGCCCCCATCCCGGCTTCTGTAGTCCGTCGCCAACGGGCCCTTCGCGCCCAAGAGGAGGCGGAGTTGCCTCTCGCTATCCAAAACCGTCGCCGGGCGGCGGAAGGTCGGAAGATGATTGGCAACATCAAAAAGGTAGACAAAACCGTCTACCTAGCCAATAAGACGGAAGAACAAAAGGCAGAAGCCGCCTACGCCGCAGGGACAGCCATCATGGCTGAGATTCTGAACGGTTCAGAATCTGAACCCGTGGCCGTACCGGCCGAGTTTATGGCTCTCGCCGAGGCACGATGTGCTGCATCGGCAGAGGGTGTACCGGAGGCAACTATGGTCTTCAAGCGGAGCAAAACTCCGCGTCCAATGAGTAAGTATGCCAAAAAACGAGGAACTCCGACCACGTCCGCACAGAAAACTCCATCATCAATTCAGCAGATAGCTGAACTGTGGGAGAAGATAGACGCTAAAAACGTCGATCTGCAGCAGAAGTTGGACTCCTTAGTCCGACGCTACCGAGCAATTAACAAAAGTGAGGCGGCATACTCAACCATCGTCGGGTATCTAAAGAAAGCATACGACGCTGGGTTGGTAGACTGCTCTGCCTATGTATCTACAGAGATACACGAGCAGATTCAAGATCTGAAGGCAGAAGGAGTGGCCTATAAAGACCTAGAGACGGAATTGGGAGTTACTTCCCTAGAAGTGGCTCTCAACTACGGGGTGCCTAACAAACAGCCTGTAGCAAAAACAGAGAAGAGTAAAAAGACAGAAAAACCAAAAGCTGAACAAAATCAGCTAAGTCATCGTCACAAGATCGTGATTGACATCTGGACACGTGTCTTGAAAACAGAAGAAAAGCTAGAGGACATGCTAGCAGACTTGGCATCTACCTACCGTAAGGAGGCGAAGAGTGAGACCAAGGATGATACTGTCGCCAGCTATTTGCTGGAGGTCTACCGTGCTGGTCATTTTGACCCAGCTGACTTGGTAGACGCTGAGACAGCAAGCAACATTCGGTCCTTGCTGACAAACGGATCTAAATGGTCTGACATTGTCAGCGAACTAGGCGTAACACCCCTAGAAATAGGACTGGCTACCATTAATAAGGAGCAAACAATGAAGCGTCGCACCAGTAATAGCGCAAACAAAAACATGGAGATAAAAGTAGGTGCTCCTATGCACTTTACTAAGTCTCCTGAAGAGATGGGTTGCATCCCTGCGTTCACATTAATGCACGTAGACGCAGCTCCCATTCAAGAGAGCGATCCTCTCTATGTAGTCCTCTGTCGCTACGGAGAGCAGCGGTGTAACGCTAACGCACACTTTAACCCTGTGCCGAAAGCAAAACCGCACTATGCCGAGTTATATGCTGCGGCGGACGACAGCAAACATCGGGTGCTGCCCATCAGCAACTTCTTAGGCTTCGACTACAAACAAGAAGCTAAAGAAGGTTGGACTGCTTCTACTATCGGAGCGACCCCGGCTCGTTTGTATGCTCCGATCGCCAACGCCAAGAAGGCAAGTTGGCAGTTCCGCGATGCTGCCTACACCAACATCGAAAATGTGGTGTTTAACGACAAGGTGTCGCACCATATGAACTTCGAGTCGTTGGTTAATAACGAGCACGACCTTAAAGACAAAGTCGCAGGTCGTGCGGAAGCAGGCGCTACCGCTTCTTCCGTTCGGAACATCATCCGTAAAGCCGTGTACACAGGAAATACACGGTTTGTTTCCGCTCTAGAAAAACATGGGCAAACGATCGTTGTCCACAACTCGTTAGATAACCTGCAGAGCGAACATGGAGGCATCCCTGGGTTAGAAGTGGAGCAATACTATTTGCTTCTCGTCGGACGAGTAGATATTCTGACGGATAATCGTCGTCCAGACGAGAACGGTGTTCTCAGTCAAGGACAATACCGTCCGTACTGCGACCGGATTGAAGCCTACTTCGTTCCGTGCGATGTAGTAGAAGAGTTAATCGACTTCGAAACTCCCCGGAGCGATAACAACTACTTCACGTTCTTAGAGCGCTCTGCTAAGACTACTACTTCTCTACCTAAGAGTGGTCGTCGTCGCGTGAAGTCTAAAGCGGAAGTGACAAAGTCTACTCCTTCTAAAGTAGCTACTTCTACTCCTTCTAAAATAGCTGCTCCGCCCGCTACTCCTCCTGTCACTTCTACTCCTCCGACACCTCCTGCGGCTAAAGCAGAACCCAAAGTTCTAGCTGGTTACGCTGAAGAGCTACAAAGTCTGTACGAGGCGTTAAATCACCCGACCAGCGGAAATCGTAGCGAGGACTTCTATACAGTAGAAGAAGTCGTAAACGACATGATGCTGAACGAAACGGCAGTCTTTGAAGAGCTGTTCCGGGGACAAGAGCCCCCTACGAAATGTAGTGCTGCTCAAAAAGCTGCTTACGCAGTAGCCTACTACTTACGTGGGTTCTGCTCTGAGCGGGACAAGTATGCCTGCTCAACCATCGACATGCCAATCTTAGACTACGACTGGCAACTGTCTGAGATTGAAGGTGTTATCACCATCATTCAAGACATGATGGAAGTCGCTGGTAAGAAGACAAAGCGGAGCCGTAACCGTAAGGCTGTCGATATCAAAGGAGTCTTGGACTTCGTAGAGATAGATGGCATGAAAGCGCTTAAGATAGACGGCGCTGCTGCTTTCTACTTCGATGACGACGGTACTGTCTATGACTGGCGTGGTCGTGCTTTCAATAGCTGTCTTGTTGTCAACGGACGTAAAAAGACAAAAGAAGAGAAGAAAGCCGATCCTAAGGGCAGCCCCTACGAGGTAGAAATCAAGTTAGTCACCAGCCTGAGTATGTTTATGTACTTCATCTGGCTCGTGTACTTGCCTATCCTCTCTAACTGGTCTGGCAGCGCCGGCATTTTCTCTACCACATTAGAGAATGTGAAGTCATGTCTGCAAAAGATGGGCAACATCTTTAAGATGACTACGGACCGAGTGTTAGACCAAAACGGTGCTGCACACCACTTGCTCATCAACACCTTCTCCACCGTGATGTTCAAAGAGCGCACACCGCTGAACAGTAATGGGAAGTGGGTTGCTCTAGAGGGTAAGGCTGCTAAAGTCCTACCTGAACGCTACAGCGGTGTAGAGGCAGACATAGACGAAGAGTTTCAAATGATCGAAACTGCAGCTGTCTTTGATGACTCTATCGAAATTGCTGAAGTGATGGACATTGTGATGGAAATGGCCCATGAGCAGTATGGGTTAGACTTCCACCACACCAAAGGACAGTTTGTTGCTGGTGCCTTGGGTCACGTCAATCTAGACTTGGTCAGCAAGCATGCACCGAACCTGTTCGCTAAGATCGTCAGCAACTTTGGCTGCGAAATCGAAGCAGGAAAAGTAATCGTCAACTCGTTGAAGGCGAAGAAACTCCTGAAGCGGGTGTCTTTGTGGATGGCTCAAGCTGAGAGCGTCAAAGACGAGCAGCCTTCTGCGGCTAAACTTATCGACCAGAAGTATGCCACCTACGGCTGGTTAGATAAGACTGCCTATGCGCCGAGCCACGTTAACCTGCCTGGTATGTCCGCGTTCTTGGGTGAACAGAAAGACAAACCGGAAGCAAACCCGGATCAACGCATTCTAATTGTCCGTAACACGTTTGATATAGTAGACGGTTCTCCGTTCGACTTTACTCAAACTAATGTTACCGGTGTGATCGAAAACACCTGGGACAGTGTAGAGAGCGAAGACGGCTGGATGTATGTCACTCCGCAAGATGAGGTGCTCGTTAACGGAACAGGTAAAGAGATCCTCTTCGGCGTACACGGAACGATTCCCATCTACCATCAACACCGTGTAGAGGGTCAGTTAACCTACTTCCGCTGGCGCGTTGTTGTCGGTATGGATAACAGCACTGAGTATCTCAGCATCGAGTACTTCATCAAACGCCGCGAGTTTGATATGAAGTCTCGTAGTGTTAACAAGTCGCAGTTCTTTACGGCTACGCCTGCTATCTTGTTCAATGATCTAAACTCTGACCTTAACTCGGACGAGATCACTGTACACGGACTACACCTGCAAGATAGCCTTAAGCTCGACTTGGGCTATGCGATGTGCTTCATAATTGCCAACACTGCGTTCTACAACGAAGTAGAAACAGACGTGGTTAAGACCCTTCGTGAATATATCTCTGACATCAACCGTCAGTTGGTAGGACACGAGAATCTGGTCGACGGCAAACCCGTGCTTATCATCGAGCCCGCTGCTGTTGCTGCTGGTATCTATGATGAGATGTATAAGTACTTCGACAGCATCTTCGGTCAAGCCCGCTGGCTTCACTGGATACAGGCTGAAGGTATGGGTCGTGTTATGTATGACCTCTACCAAGAGAAAGTAGCCGCCGGATTACTTCCTGACACCGAAGAGAACGAAAAAGCACGGAAGGCAGCGTGGTATCACGTAGAGAACTATTTAGAGTACCTACCTGAATTAGCCAACTTAGGAGATAACCTCTACGTAGTCTCTGAGCAGAAAGAAATTGAGTGGGAAAGCAACATTCTCGCCTTTGTTCTTAAAGACGGAAAAGTGGTAGAAGTCGCACAACGTGGCGTAATGTACCTCTCCGTACCTGAAGCTCAACTCTACAACGTAGAGCTATTCGAGTCTTCTACGGTAGCAGAAGCCGTAACGACCTCCGTTCAGTTGTTGCCTTATATCATGTCCTTGAGCATTGTAGCTGGGGACGACGAAGATGTATTGGCTGAGCAGCGTCGTATGGTGTCCTGCGGTAAAGAAGCGCTGTACCGTGCTAAAGCGCTAGCCGCGTTCAATGCTGGGAATACCATTAATCCTAATCTCAAAGTAGTGTCCATCATCGTTGATGAAGAAGGCATCTGCTTTGGTGGAGATGACACCAGCAACGAGTGTCAGGATCTTATGGATGAGCGTCTACGCAAAGTCGGTATTGAGCCTGGACAGATTGATCCGCATCAAGACAACCTCTTCCGCCTGGTTGCCGAAGCAACTCAGGATATGGTCTTCGTCTTTGAAACCGGAGAAGGTAAAGTGTCCATGTGGCTCCCTGCCATGCTGGCTTTTTCTAAGCTGACTCGCAAGAGCGATGATAACTTGGACTTCGTCTCCATGTTCTTCTTCGAAATACTTATCCCGTGTATCAATGGTGGTAGCGAAAAGCAACAGATCGCCCTTAACCAGGTCGGCGGTGTGCTTAACTCTCTAGCTACATCTAAGAACTCCCGCAAGTATTTCTCTGGCGATAAAGCAGTCGGTGCGAAGCGTATCGGTCACCCTGCTATTCCTGTAGGAGAAGTCTGGATTCTAGAAACCAACGTCGTCTCCTCTCCATATCAAGAGTGTCTACGTAGCGGTATTCCTCTAGACCGCCAGTCTGTAGCCGAAGGTGTAATTACGTGCGGTAACCGTGCGCCTATGCCTATGGGTCCGATTGAACGGGTTCGTTTAATCGAAGAGGTATGGGAGAAAGTTGAAGTCGAGACCGAAACCGGTAAAGAAACTGTCGAGGTCTATCTTGGACAACGACGTGTACCTTTTGCTGATGAGGTTCAAGACAATACTCTTCTTGCGTACGAGATTAGCCCCGTACAATTCGGCGTCAGTGCTATGTCTGTCAACCTAGACGGTGGTGACGATGATGGTGATAACCACTTTATCACTCACTGTAAGCACCTGAGCCTTAAGCACATCACCACCTATGAAAAGGTTCGTGAACTGCGCTCCGCTGCTATAGGTATGGACATGTTCTCTCCCACATGCGGGGATTACGCTGCTGACCACTACACCATCAAGTCTTACAAAGATGCATCTGTAGTTATCAACAAGTTAGCAGAAGCACTGCCAGAGAAGGCTATGATCAACAGCTCAGATCTAGTCAAATACAACTTCCTGGCATACAGCATTCAGCACGTCGGTGTTGGTGTTATGTACGCTGCATACATGCTCGGTATGCTTGCGGTTAGCATCATCGGCGAGTTAGATAAGTTGGACTTGTTTGGTGAAGACGGTGTTGAAGGTCTAAGTGCATTCGTGCCTTTAGAGCTAGACAAGTATCGTCAAACTCAGATCAACAAACTCATGCTGGTCTTGGCAGAAGTGTACGAGATTATGCTCGGCGGATTCAGCCCCGGCGGTGTATCTCTCTGGGAACGATTCTTAAAGCCGATCATGTTTGGTAAATCTATCTACGACGGCTGCAGCAAACAGTCCGTTAAGATTAAAGACTTTGCCAATGCTGAAGTTACTCAAGAGCTACATGGAATCCTATCCAACTGGGATGACGAGTTTATTCGCTTTGATGTAGCAGAAGCCTATGATCGTCTACGTAGCACCCGTCTGGATATGCCTCGCACCAAGACGATCGACCTCATGGTTCTGAACCTGCGAGAATGCAATGTTACCGATGAGGTTGCTGTTGCTAACTGCACAGTTCTAGAAACCCTGCTGGGAGAAATGCGTTTAGAGCGTGCCCTAGAGGACAAAGTAGAAGAAACGTTGGCTGAACTCGGCGCTAACTGCGAATTAGCGGAAGAGGTAACAATTGCTATGCACCTCCTGCAAGACTATTACGTAGTTAAGCGAGGTAAAGAGACCCCCACCTACGGGATTTCCTACTTGCTTTATACGATCTTCCAAGGTGGCCGCGGTAACTTCTACTTTGGGGATACTGTCATCTATCAAGAAAGTATAGCGTGGCTAAACGCACTTAAGTCTCACCCCACAGGGGCTAAAGTGCTTCAAACCAACGTTCCGCTAATGTCTCTCTCTCAGCTAGACGAAGTTCTCGGTAAAGAGATGTACGACTACACTCAAATCAGCACTCTCGAGTGGTCTGATGCCGACCTAAACTTCTTCTTGAAAGAGATCCACTCTGTCGAAGAGAGTAAAGACAACTTCTTCTCTGTGATCCATAACTTTAACGATGGTATTACCGAAGAAGAAGAAGACGACTCTGATGAAGATGACTCTGACGGCGGTGTAGAGCCGACCGACGATGAGCCTAACGACGATGGAGACGGCGGTGAATCTGTTGACTCTTCTGACACTGAAGAGGATACGTCTACGGAAGAGTTAGAGGTAAATCACACCCAAGTGGTGATCTCTGGCAGCCGTTCTATCAAACGTCTACCTGAAGAAGCCTTAGATGTGATCGACAGCTATATCGATCAGGGCTTTAACTTCAACGTTGGTGATGCTGCTGGTGTAGACATGCTTGTACAAAGCTATCTCTTTGAGCAAGGTGTCACCAACGTGCGCGTTTGGTACTCTTCCCGCAAAGGATGCCGCAACAATGTAGGTGACTTTGAAACCTATGCTGTCTACGGTGACTTCACTGCTCGGGATGAAAAGATGCATCGTAACTGTGATGAGAGTCTCGTCATCTGGGACGGCGTTTCTCCTGGTAGCAAGAAGAACATCAAACGTGTTAAGAACACCACTGTGATCAACGTGGCTATGCTTAAAGCACAACAGGAAGTAGAAGCCCAACAAGAGCATCCGGCAGATAAAGACACTTGGGAAGGCGACTGCATCTTATTTAACTCCTATACGCCTACGTATAAAGAGTTTAGTAACTTCCTGGGGGCACCCTGTACATACAAAGGCGTAGAGTATGCAACAGCAGAGGGAGCCTATCAGTGTGCCAAAGTGCTCAACCCGAGCCACGCTCTTATTAAAGAGTTCGCGGCTATGAACGGTAAACAGGCAAAGGCTAAAGGTGCAAAAGTAAGGCTACGAAAAGACTGGGAACAAGTAAAAGTCGATGTAATGTACGAGGTCCTGCTTGGCAAATTCAGCCATGAGCCTGCTCGTACTCAACTGTTAGAAACAGAAGATATCGACCTTGTACACCTCTCTCCCTGGGACACGTTCTGGGGCGTGAATAAGAAACGTCAAGGTAAGAACATGCAAGGCGTCCTTCTTATGAAAGTTCGAGACGCGCTTCGCACCGAGTCCGACAAAGAAGAGTTGACGGTATACACCGAAGACGGGCTGTACATTCAGCAATCCTATTGCCAAGACGAGGGAATCTATGATGAGCTACGAGCAGCCATTGAAGAGACCTTTGAAGATGGTGAGAAGACGCGCTTTACAGCCAAGAGCTACAGTTATACCTGTGCTGGTCAGCAATTCTGGGTATGGAATAAAGGTAAAGGTCGATACCTTAACACTCAGCCGTCTGGTTCGCCTGTGGTTGAGATGCCTAACATTCTAAAAGAGACTGCTGAAAAGATAGTCGCCCAACTGGACATCTTTGATGGGTACGAGGCTCAAACCTGTCTAATTAATCGATATGCAGGCGCACAGAAGCTGAACCTTCACGTCGATAAAGACGAAGAAGTAGATGCTCCTATTGTGTCTTTCAGCTTCGGCCAGAGCGGTATCTTCCAAATAGACGGAGAGAAATACGAGGTAGGCGATGGTGATTTGATTGTCTTCTATGGCAACAAACGCTACGCCCGCCACGGCTATGAAGGCAACGAAGGTGGTGAAGGTGTCCGCTATAACGTCACTGTACGTATGGTTAAACCTAAATCAGACTCTGAGCCTCCTACATCTTCTGAAGGACACTGCACTATGAAAGTCTTAAACATCAAAAACGGTGACAGCGTATTTGGTGAGTATATAGGACGTCCTGGTAAAGGCAAGAAAGGTAGCGTTCTAGCAAACAAGGCTGTCGTTGGAAAACACGGCACACGGAAAGAGTGTTATGAACTGTACCGTGTTTGGCTACAAGAGAAGGTAGATGCTAATGACAGCGTTGTGCTGAATGAGTTAGCCCGCCTCTACGCAGAGCAAAAAGACTTAGTCTGCTTCTGCGCACCTTTGCCTTGCCACGGCGATCTCATCATTGAGATGCTCAACTGGATGGTCGACACTAATCACCCTGCTCTTAAACCAGTAGATGAAGCTGAAGTCGAAGCTGAAGTCGAAGCTGAAGTCGAAGCTGATGTTGACTCTTCTGTTTCTGACGTGTACTCCTCTCTGTCTTACTCTGATATCAAAGAGGCGCTAAAAGAGTACCGTGACGCGGGGCATACCGTTCCTAAGTTAAACGGCAAGAAGGAAGACTTGTTAGCTGCTCTAATAGAACTTGATGAAGCAGCTGACGAGCAACCTGCTGTTGAGGTAACAACTACTCCCAACCAGCCGGAAGTGATTGAACCCACTTCTGCCGCTATCAAAGCAGAGCCTATGTCGACTCCTGATCCTGGTAACCAAGTTGCTGCTATGTTGCTAATGATTCTTGAGACAGTGCCTGATATGCCTGAGACTCTACATACAAAGATCACCGACTTATACAAGTCTATTCCTGTGGTTCTAGTAGAAACAGAGAAAAGTACAAGTACTCAAGACGACAGCTTTGACGCTGCTGTTCCCGAAACAGAAGAAGATCAGTCTACAGGCGTATACTTTGATGATGACTACGAGATGGATGACGAGATCCCTATCTCTAATTTTGTCTCTTTGTCATCGGTAAAAGTGGTCGAAGATAAACCTATGACCACAGAAGACGCGTCTGACGTATTAACAGCGCCTGAAGAGTCTGAAGATCAAATCGAGGACGAAGATACATCTTCTGATTTTGAGATGTATGCCCCCGAGGATGAACCAGAAGACATCCCTCTTTCTAAAGCAGTGTCTCTTAAAGTAGAGACTCCCACCCCTGTTGCGGAAAAACAGAAATCTGTAGAACCTAAAACAGTAGAGGTAGGATCTGTTAAGCCTGTTGTCAACAGCAAAGGCAAAAAGATCGTACCCTCACTTAAAAAGGTACGCAAACACGCACAGAAAAAAGCTAAGCAAGAGGAGACCAAAGTCCAAATGGAGATAGAAGCAGACCGTAAACGTAAGCCCGAGGCTCTACAAGCCGCTATCGACGCAATCACCAACGTCAATGCGACTATAGACGAGGAGTCTTACCTACCCGCTCTAGAAACCATGACTGCTCGACAGTTAGACGTCGTAGCTGAAGCTATTAATGGCAGCAATATTATGCTGACCGGTGTAGGCGGAGGCGGCAAGTCTTACAGTGTCGAAGTAGCGCGTCACATCTTTGACTTACTCAAACTCCCCTACGTCATTGTTGGCTCTACAGGTACTTCAGTGATGAACGTCGGTGGGGACGGCACAATTAACTCAATGTTCGGTCTCAAATTGGGATTCGAAAAAACAGAGAGCAAAAAGTGTAGCGAGTACGAAGAGTACCACCTACTCAAGTCAGACGTTAAAGACAGTCGCTTCTTCAAGAGCGCCAAGAACTACCTGGGTAAACGCCCACTCATGGTCATCGTTGATGAAGTCAGCATGGTAGACAACCGCTTCTTAAACATCATCGAAGATGCTGCGATAGAAGAAGGTATCAACATTCAATGGCTGTTAGTAGGGGATCCAATGCAGTTCTTACCTGTTAAAGGCTCCCTCTTCTTTGAACCTGTGTTCATCAAAGGGGCAAAGAACAATGTCAGCTACGGCAGTTTTGTTAAGCGCCGAGACTTCGTCATGATAAACCTGAAGCACAATATCCGTGCCGACGGAGATAAAGCCTGGGTAGATTGTCTTAACCTGTTACGTATGGACCGGCTGCAATTAACCGGCGTGAAAGGTAACTTAATCAAAGACCGCTTTGATGCTAGTGTTACCACCAAAGCTCCGGAAGATGCTATCCACATCTACTTCAACAATATCGGAGTAAAACGGCACAATAGCCGCAAGACCGCTGAGATGATCGCTAACGGTGCAGACAACAAGTCGTATCGCGCCCACGTCACAGGTAAATTCGGAGACTGGTATCTGAAGAAAGCCTACGACGGCGAGAAGCAAGAGTTTGTCACTATCTTTAATCCAATTGAAGAAGAGATGACTTTCTGCGTCGATATGCCTGTAATGATTCGTAAGAACATACAGAACGGAGGCGGTGCACTTATTGCAGCTAATGGAAGCACAGGAGTAGTTACCAAACTAGGTAAAAACTCTATCAACGTGCGTCTAGACACTACTAAGCAAGTCATCACTCTAGACTATGCAGACTTTGAAGGGCCTAAAGATAAGTCGGGTCGTCCCATAGGAACCTTCCGACAAATCCCGGCGCACCCTTGTTTTGCTATGACTCTAATGAAAAGCCAGGGTTTGACTATAAACCGCCCGGGAGTTCTGCATATGTATTACGTCAGCAAAGGTAAAGTAACAGCTATTCCGGCTCAGCATAAAGCTGCTTTGTATGTCGGACCTAGTCGCTTTCCTAAAGCTGATTTAGTCTACTTTGCAACAGACTGTGAATTTAACTCCGAACTTACATCAGAGCAAATGTGGAGCATGCTAGTCGACTCCTACCACACTTCAGATATCGCTTTGGATTGGATGGAGACCCAATTCTCGTAATATCACCCTCTGCTAGTTAGCCCCGCTAACTAGCTAACTCATTACCTATTCCGCGCGGGTCCCTAAGTCTTCTATGCCGCTCTAACGAGCGGAACAGAGAAGAGTGCAAGCACTCTTAACTCTCTCTTCGAGAGAGTCTCCAGACCCTTCGGGTCCGGAGAAACAGAGAGAAGTGCAAGCACTTTCTTACGGCTCTACGAGCCGTCAACGTCATGACTACCGTCACTTCCGTTATCTCCACCTTCGGCGAAGACAAAGCAGCAGCCGCTGCCTACCTGCAGTCCTCCGGACTGCCTATGCAACTGTGTCTCCTAACGGGACACAGTTGCATAGAGATCGGTCCCGATCTCTTCGGTCAACGGAAGCCCTTCGGGCTTACCGTTACCGACGCGTCGCTGTACGACGACGGCACTTACGTGCTGTCGTTTGCACTTACGTGCATCAGCCTTCACGGAAAGGCTGTGGATTATGGGTCTGTCGACCCAAAATCCGTCCTTCCGCAGAAGGACGCGAACCTTGGGGGTAAACCCCAATGGTTCACGTTGAACGCCAAGGTGGCGTTCGACTCTGCCCCAGAAGGGGCAGAGGAGATATTTGACCAACTGGTCAAATATCACTTCGAGGCTAAAGCAGACTCGAAGTCTTTTGCCGTTCGGCAAAAGGAGCACCCTGTGTGGGTGCAAGGAACCGTACGGTTCCAACTTGCCGCCGGCGGCAAGTACGGGCTGTATATCTCAGCCCTCGACTGCAGTGATGCAGTCTTTTGCGGCTCGGGAGGGGCAGAGCCCTCCGAGCACGCCGCCCTCGACTGCGTTGCAGTAGAGGACGTTTCCGCCCTCTTCGGGGGCGGTGCCCCTAAAGGGGCAAAGTCCGCTCCCACCACGAAAGTGGTCGGAAGCGGACGGCGTCCTAAATAGGACGCTGGCATGCGCCCCTGCATATGCAGCGGCGCATGCCCCTTTTTTTACAGAGAGGAGTACGTTGCCACGTTCCTTAAAAACCCAAAGACAGACAACCTGAGCGTGTCTGCTTAAGCCTAGAACAACCTAGAACAACCTAGACGAACAACAGAGAGAAGTAAACGGGAATAAAAAAGAACCTTTAGGGTTCTAAATAGCCCTGCTCTACCCTGTCTAACAACAGAGAAGAGTGCATGAATAAACAATTAGGAGATTATACCTATGTTAGAAGCCAAAGCCGCCAACACCGAAATGTTCATCGCTGGTCTATATGCAGATCCTGATCTGCAAACAGTACTGGCGGGGATTCCCGAGTGTTTTATCGAGCAGGCGCGCGATGCGTACGATCAGTTCTTTGTTGACACAAGTCTGATGTCTCGTTCGCAGTTTGCACCAGAAGACGGATCATGCGACTTGATTCGCATCGTCTTAGAAGACCCCTTCTACGACGAAAACACCGAAAAAGTGTCCGTCAAAGTACGACTGTCAGGGGTTATGAACCCTGATGGGTCTATGCAGCCTGCCACCACAGGCAAAACCCTGACGAAAGGGCAACAGTGGATTAAAGGACTGCGGTCTTTGCCCATCGAATTCAGTCAAGAGTCTGTTGACAATGGTGTTATCAGCCAATCTGACTTCGAATCCCTGATCCGCTATGCGGAACTATGGGAAGAGTATGAAGAAGACTTCGGTCGTGGGTGCATGTACACAACCGAACATTCTTCGAAGCGGTTATGGGTGGTAGCAGCCAACCCGGACGGGATTGTCACCTTTGACATGGTATTGCGGTTAAATCCGCAGACCAAAAAACCCGCCGTCGGCTTATCCAATGTCGCATGGGCTGACTGTAAATTGATTGGCAGTACCGTAGGTGTTGCCAAACAAGCCGCCGTTAAAGCTGGCGCACCGACCGCACGGAAGTCTCAAGTAGACTTACCTGCGGTAAACCGTGGCGCGACTAAAGTTGTCACCAGCGGTCGTCGTCGCCGCTAATTGCTACTGCCCCCGCCTTCGGGGGCTTTTCGTATTCATATTCAAATTAGGAGTCTAAACTATGTCTACATCTGTGGTCTATCATCCGGAAGAATTTGCCGCATCTATTGAAGCACATAAAGAAGCTGTCCGTCGGGAGACGGAGGAGTTTATCCGCCAAATGGCGGAGGCTCGTGAAGAGCATCGCCGGAACGTGGCTGCTTATATAGCAGCCACCAAGAAGTTCCGATAGTGTTAAACGCTAGCAGGTTAATAACCTGCTAGTGTTTTTTAAAGCAACAGAGAAGAGTACACGAAATTAAGGAGATATCTTATGACCAAAGTAATGTGGTTCAGTCGCCATGAAATGAGCTATGAGCAGTTTACTGCTTTAAAAGCCAAACTAGGCGCTATCGAAGTTGTACAAGTCAACGGCACCATGCCTAATGTACACGTTCAGTTTGAGGCTGAAATTACGCCTCATGGTGAGGCACCTAATACTGTACAAATCGAATCATTCAAAGCTATAGCAGCTGAGTTTGATATCTTGGCAGTTGTCTGCCCTATCAACTTACAACAACAAGTCTTAGGCATTGCGGGAGACCGCCCGGTTATCTTTGCTAAAAACAATCGGGTCAACCGAGAAGGTGAGTTCTACTTTGAATTCGCAGGCTGGGAACGGCTTATTGAAGTCAAAGTTGTAACTGAATCTTTCGCTTAATTAGTCAAAGAAGAGTGTCGTCTTAACCGATACTCTTTCTTTTTCTACAACAGAGAAGAGTACATGAGAGATAACTCTCATATGGGCCCCTCTAGTATTCGGGGGATAATGCCTTCTAAAATGGATACGTTGATGTGTGCGCGGAAGTAACGCGATACAGTCAAATCTGTCAGAATCTTAGGGCTTGGTCAGTCAAGATTGTAGTTTAGGTGATGCTCGCAAGGCTATATACACCTAAAAGAGTGTGCGGACCTGATATGGCGAGCAAGACACTTTGAACAGACAAAGCTGTGGTTGGATATGTAGTCTGACCAACTGCAGAATCCTTGGGGGTATCAAACCCCTCCACATCTTTATAATGGGGCCGTCGCCCTCGTGACTGAAAGATCGGTAGTGTGTTGATCCGTGCCCTTCGGGCAGAAATATAAGTAGTTCCTAGCTAGCTATCGAGGCACTAACACACTAAGGAGTCTCGATAGTGAACGTTCAATTGAGCGAACTGCTAGAATCCCTCTTAGACTCGTCATCTAAGAGGTATACCCGCCCTGGGGTTAAGGGGCAAACTACACTGGCTATTCTGAGTAGTTTGTAGAGGAAGGGAATAGCGGTCTGCCAACGAGAACGTGACTGGTTGGATTACAGGCTCTATAGGTCACACACGCCCGGCAAGTGCTGTACACACTAAGCCGGACACCCGCGCCGTTGGCCGAGAAGGGAGGCTCCACCCTCATAAGGTGGCGTAGACAGGGGCAGTACCTGTACGGCGCATTTCCACAACTACTTTATAGGGCCGTCGCCCTTCCTACGTGTAAAGACTGGTCACAAGCTGGGTATCCAGCCGCCATATCTTCGGATAGAAGTTATATATCCACACAACGGCGTGGGATCGATACCCACAATCCTCTACGGGGGATTAGGGAAAACGTTGTGTGTTGGCTACTGGTAGCAGTAGATAGGCTGATATCTCCCGAATGTATATCTAGACGACTGTACAAGGCTAGACCCGTGAGGAAGTCGAAGTTGATCCCCAGTGCCGCATAGGTAGGCTGGAATTGTGGATCGTGTCCACCTGGGGGTATTGTCCATCATTATATAGGAGGTCTCCATGCATACACTGCCGGAGAACATAACACTATTCGAATATTTGCAGCTTCTAGCTGCGGCGCCTCGTACATCGTACGAGGATGCATTCGAAATTGCCCAACAAAAAGCACAGCTCCTAGCTGTGTGGGAGCATCTCGAAAACTGTTTAGCTAACTCTAACTAGGAGTATCATAATGACTATTTTTCTACTCACACTTGGAATGACACTTGGATTCATTTTCGGTAGCGGCATCGCTACTTTAACGGTGCTAATCCACGCCATGAAAAATGGCTACACCGACGAGGTCTTATGATTGTTAAACACTGGCACCGTGATGGTGCCAAGAAGAAGCGGGAGCGCCTTGCTCCTGCCAAGTTCAAAGCCGTTAAGGCTAAAACCAAGCAGTTAATCAAAAGACTAAAGGAGGTCTAACATGGATAACTACACTACTTTCAAAACGCTGCTAGCCACATCAGAAGATGCGGCAGAAGAGTTCTTACGAGACACCTACGGCTTGAGTTACTTCCAAGCCTACACTTTTGTAATGGGTCTCCCAAATGTAAGTGAACATGAGTTATCTTACACATTCGGCGCCCTAGACGCCTACATAGGAGCTGCGACGCTCCTTGATCAACTCCCTAAACGGGAAGATCTTATTTACCGTTAAGAAACCAAACAGCTTGGATTGCCCCAAGCTGTTTTTTGCTACAACAGAGAAGAATACAAGACATCAAGCTAAGGAGGTCTTATGTGGCACCGTAAAGTAGTTGATGACCGTAAAGTTAAACAGATTTGGTGGTTAACCCCCGAACAACAAAAATTCTTCCGCAAAAACAGGAAGAAGTGTCACTGCTGGTCTTGCCGTAACCCACGGCAGACAGGCATGGATACTGGTAAAGGTAATAAGGAGCATGCCCTCCTGCTTCAACATCAAGACGAAATCAACGAGGTATTACAACATGGCTAGAACTATCCGCAAATACCACAGCGGGATGTGTTTGCGTACTCAAGCAAACCATCCGCATAAAGTGCAAAAAGCTATGCTAAAAGACATCGTCAGTGACGATGTCTTTGACTTCAAAATCAATTTAGGGAACCGGGCTCTCTTCGGAGACGTTCCTGAACCCTACGACGATATTTGTATCGCCGCTCTATATGAAACCAAACAACAATGGAAACACGATAGATTACCTCGTCCTCTTAAAAGATATAGAGGATGAGATACAACAAAACCGACTCAACCCTAATTGGTTGGTCGCTTTCTTAGACCGTTTCTTAAACGGTCTTCAGCATTTGCTGTATTTAGAGGGTATCGACTGGGTTGCTTACTTTCTTTAACACTTAGCTCTAATCGCTTTCTCAACCAGTGCGACGGAAATCTTTAGTGTTACAGAATCTAGGCTAGACTCAGCGCCTACTCTTTGTTCCAGTCTCCGATGAATTCGACAGCGGGCCCGTAGGTCATAACCTTGACATTTGGGAGACTTCGACAAAGCAGTTGCTACGTCTAAATAGAGTATACACAAAACCAACAAAGCAAGTAAAATTCTGAACGGTTCAGAAATCTTTTGAGTTACGTAATAGAGACTCTTCCTTTCCCAAACAAGAAGCTCCCCTATTACTGAGGAGCTTCACTGCTTTGTCTCTTTACTCGATGCTATAATTCTGTACAGAAGTTGTCTACTGTCAATAGACAACTTTTCACATATTAGATTTCTAGAAGTGTATGTTAATTTTAACACGCAGATAAAGACCCGTTCAAGTTAGCCCTCAAAATAAGAGGGCTTTTTATTAGCCTTTTTTAAAAACAGAGAAAAGTACGCTGAACGGGTGGTTAGGGGATATCTAGGGTGTCTAGTCAAACAGAGAAGAGTAAAAGACAAAAGAAAAACTATACAGGGCGACACCGCCTTGAGATACTATGTCTCTGTTTATCTATACAGGCACCGTAACAGAAATCTCTGTTGTGAAATCAGCTCGACTTAAAGCCGGGCTCTGTCACAGTTTAGGTCAAGATGTACAACCCCTTCAGTTACGGGTGTTGTTAACACACTTTACTGACCTAGAAACGCCGGAGCGGGTGCTTGACTGCATTGAGGTAGACGATGACGGGACTACATATAACTCTCTTCTAGCGGAGTATATCTGTGGGTGCCGTCTTGAAGATGGTTCGACAATGAGTTATCCAAAGCTGCCGGACAGCAAGGTTCTACAATTAATTACCCAAATAGGTAGTTTAGTAGTGAATTTCGATAGTCAGGTGGAACTCGAGTTTCTTGTAAATAACCTGGAGTTAACGCCTAAATACCGGAAGGTAGATGGTTTACATATGCGCTCTGCGCCGCCTAACTGGGAGAATAGTCGTAAGATCTGGCGATTGTCTAATGCGACGCTATGTCGTCTAAATTATGTACCTATCGCTGTGCAGGACTCTGTTCCTGTAGCATCTACTCCCCTTACTCAGAAACCACCTACCCCTAGTGAATCCCCGTGCAGTTAAACGACGTCGAGACGCCCGTTCTGTACGTCAAGTTCGACGGATCATCACTTCCAGATTACAAAAGAGCAACAGCATCCTGTGTTCTGTACCTGAAAGATAAGTCTCCCTTCTTATTAAGAAGGGAGCACCTCTCCGTCCAGCGCTCTGGCGAGGCAGAACAGATGGCATTTATCTTAGCCCTAGATACAGTCATCTCCCAACTAAAACAACTCCCCGAGTTGTCTATCATCCGATTTTACGGAGACTCCCAAGTGCTATTTAGACACATACGGGGCAGCTCCGTGACGAAATGTCAGCGTACCGCTTTCCTATCGTCAATTGCAAAAACTGGACTCAGTATCCTTACAGCTCAAAAGATTAACCCAGAGATGTATTGGATACCCAGAAAGTGCAATCTGCTTGCTGATATGCTGTGTCGCACAGCATACAGTAAACCTAGAAAGACTCCCTATAAACTCCCCGACTATTTGACCAGGTAACGACTTAAACAGAGAAGAGTAAAAGCAATCAACAGGTATCTACCTATGAAAGGCTCTTCTCTGACTCCCGTCGTTATTGCTATCAACCTCATCGCAGGGTTACATACCCTGATGTCTTTTGCTACTCCAGACTCCTTAGAAGAGTCTCTGCGTTATCAACGCGGAGGTGCTTCGCTACGTAATGTCTCCCTAGACCTTACTCCACGCACTACGTCAACCAACGTCGACGGTCTCAAAATGGAATGCACCAAACCCGGTCTGTTTAATAAACTACTCATCTCCGGTCCAGATACTATCTGTAAATAGACAGAATAGTACTTGAGGAAATGGAAGCTAAAAAGAGTTTGAGAGACTTGTTTTAACAAATAGGTACCTCTCTAAAGAAAAAATCCTGAATTTTGGAGTACTACTAAACCATGTATAAACCCATTCAATTCATTGTGACTGCCTTAGCCTTACTGTTCGTAGCTAACTTGCTGAATCCAAGGTATGAAGCAGCCAAGCGAACAGGGTTCGAAAACACAAGCACCCGGGGGACCTTCAAAGAAGGCAATATCATTCGGGACCCTGGACCCTATACATATACGATTGAAGCTACTGACTATGAAGGCAAAGAACACAACATTACTGTCAAAGGAGACCCGCCAGCGGGTGTTCTTCGTCTAGGTCCATTCTCAGTTAAAGACAACACTTTACTATACGGAACAGAAAAAGATGCTACCCCTACTCCTCGCCACTCTGCTCGCATTCGGTAGCTGCGTAACTTTGGGAAGTCTAGCCCTTTATGGGCTGGTCTCTCCCTACGTAGCCTGCGCCTTTGTAATCCTACTGGGTTACCTATTCAAACTCTCCGCTATGAGCCTCGTTGTGCTCGTATTCTGCACATATATGTGCTGTTTGATTCTTCAGACTCTAGGCTCTAAAGAAGAGTTATCCAACTCCCAACTAGCCGCAGTCTGTCCCCAACAAGACTTCTCTAGTAAGATCCAGAAGAAGGCTCTGATTCTTAAGATACTCGGCATCCTAGCTATATGGATACTTCCTATACCTAAACCCGTTATCTTCACTGGTCCCATTATCTTTGTGCTCGCCGCCGGACTGGCAGCTCTCTCTGTCTCATTTATGCCAGAACGCGGTAGCGCTAAAGCAGCTATTATCGTCACTATTATTCAGTCTGTCTGCCTTCTGGCAGTTATGGCTATTCTCCCACAAGACCTCCCTAACCAATCATTAGGTCTCATCTCCTGTTTAGCTATACCCGCTCTTCTTATGGAAGATAGAGTCGTATACCCAAAGATGAGTCGCTATTGTCCCCCTAGAATCCTTTCCCTTCTATTAGCTATTGCTATCTGTCTATGCACGCCCGGTTACTCAGTAGGCGCTATCTGTAGCGCTTTCTTCCCTAATAACCAGGGTAGGTCTCTCTATCACTCTCTGATAGAAGGCTGTACAGAAGGCTGGGTTCTTCACCAACTCTCCCGCAATACCATCGCTGCTAAGACTCCCTTAGGTGACTTACTCGCAGCTAAACCAATTCTCGCAGGTACTTCAGAGTTCCCTGTAGCTCTCTCTCTCTACCTACTCCTACTGTTCGGTCTAGTCCTACTTCTCTGTTTTAAGCTATTCGCCTTCTGGCGCGGTCGTGTTATCGTGTCTACCAAGGTCTATCGCAACCTCTTACTGTTCTCTCTTATAACTCAAGCGGTTGTCTGCTTAAAGCTCTACTGCATACCTCTCCTAATAGTCGGGGTTATCACTTACTCCCTAAACCGAGCTACCCTCCCTGCGGGTAACTCCATTAACTCTCTCTCTATTCTTGTCCCAGTTTCTTTCTAGTTTTCTGTCCGGGAGTCTCTGACTCCCCTTTTTTTCTTTTTTAAGACGCCACAGCCGAACCCTAACTCTCTTAAGTATCTCCCCTGACAGCCGGACCAATAGGCTCTTACGTCACCCCCCAACACACTCAGAAAAAAAATATTCCCAGACCCCTTGCCATTTTCCAAATTCTTGTGTAAACTCATCATTAGAAAAGCTAAAAGCTATGTTAGGCTGGAAAATCCGTATCTTTCCAAAACCAAGTCATCTGTCCTACCTTTTATCTTCACTATTTTCTAGTTCAGTTTGTGCTTAAACCATATCCTCCCACACGATCCATCGGGAGTTCAGTTAAACAAAACCGTTCAATAAAACAGCAATAGCGTAATCCACGTCCTGTAGGCACTTCTCAGTAAGGTATATAGTCAAGAAACTACAATATCAATACACGAACTCATTGACGAGCCTATGCTGTATTTCTAGGTCATTTTTTCATATCCATACACAATGTACTGCTCCGTAAACTACAACTTAACAATCAGCTTATACAGTCCAATATACATAAAAAAGAGAGATGTCACAAGACAGTGATATGAATATTGTATTGAGGTAGAGAGTGGAGTAGAGAGTGGAGTAGAGAGTAGAGAGTGGAGTAGAGAGAAGATAGTGTGGATAGTGAGTTAAGCTATTTGTAGGCTGTGAAGTCTGGAATCGAATCTAACTAGGTTATTAATTTATGAAAGTCACAAAGAAGGAATTATCTGAGCGAGTAGCGGTGTCTATGGACACGAGTAACAAGAAAGCTGCGGAATCTGTGAATGCAGTGTTGCAGGAGATCATCAACTGTATAGAGAAGGGGGAGGAAGTAACGCTGCTTGGGTTTGGTCGATTTACGGTTATGGACAGAAAGGAGCGGAGGGGGCGGAACCCGAATACGGGGGAAGAGATAGTAATTCCGGCGAAGAAGGTATTAAAGTTTTGTCCATCTAAGACATTAGAGTGGGGGAGTAGTGTGGGGGAGTAGAGTAGTAGTGTGAAGAAGTGAGATAGCTTTAGCGCGGCGGGTTATCTTGTCTATAGGTTAGAGCCGCGCGTTTTGTAAAACATTAAAACAGCAACAGAGTGTTGTGTGCAGCATGTCTAAAACGTTTATTCTCGACACGAACGTCTTGTTACACGATCCGGATTCTATCTTTGCCTTTGGGGATAACCGGATCGTTCTTTGTTTAGGGGTGATTAAGGAGTTAGACAGGAAGAAGACGGAGCCGGGGCTAATAGGTAAGCATTCGAGGCAAGTTGCGAGAACGATTTTAAATTTATGTGTGCAGCATAGAAGAGGGGGAGATTTAGGGGGAGATTTAGGGGGAGATTTAGGGGAGGGGATACCGCTTAACGCGTATGGGGGGATTTTAGTAATCGAGAGACCGGGGAGTGTAGAGGACTGTGGGGTGGAGGTAGATGACTATCTATTGAAGTTAGCGGAGCAGTATAGTGGTGTAGTAGTGAGTAAGGATAATTATTTACGAATCAAAGCGGAGACGTTAGGGATAGACAATGCGACGTATGAGCATGACTTAGTTAAGAATGATTACAGCGGGCATATAGAGACGTTAGCCCCGGCGGATTTAATCGACGACATCTACTCTGGGCATAAGACGGGGGAGAGGGGTATTTACTCGTTGCTAGAGATATTTGACAATACGCAGGGGTTGTATCCGAATCAATGTTTAACGTTAATTTCCGATTCAGACCCGAAGCAGTCGGCGTTGTGTATCATCAGCAGAGACGCGAAGTACTTTTCTCTAATCAAGTCATTTAAGGGAGCAAGATTGTGTGGAGTGAAGCCGTTGAATAGTGAGCAGCGGTATGCGATGCATTTGCTATTGGACCCGGACATCAAGTTAGTAACGATTAATGGGTCTACGGGGTCAGGCAAGACGATGATGAGTTTAGCGGCGGGGATACAGCAGACAACGGATTCAGTTTACGAGAGTGTTATTGTAACGAGACAGGAGGTAGCTGTTGGGGGAGAGAAGCAGCCTTGGTTACCCGGGCCGTTACAAGAGAAACAGGATCCGTGGTTAAAGGGGATCTATCACTGTTTAAATAAGATAGCGAAGAGTCACCAACCGAACTTAGACGGGAGTATTAACAAGCCCTACGAGTATTATTTATCGACAGGGATTGTAGTTCCGGAGACCTTAGCCTATGTACGGGGGACGACTTACGACTCATATATTGTGATGACAGAGGCGCAGAACTGCCATCCATCTATCATCAAGACATTAGTCACGCGAGCGGGGACACATGCCAAGGTTGTGCTAGAGGGAGATGTGAAGCAGATAGACTGTGTATCGCCGCGTTTTTTAGACGAGCATTCAAACGGGCTGAGTGTAACGATAGACAGGTGGAAAGGGAGTGAAGTCTATGGGCATATCAGCCTTCAGAAGAATGTGCGGTCTACCCTATCTATGGAGGCAGAAAGCCGCTTCAGTTTCTGAACCGTTCAGAAACTAGGTAAGCTGGTCTTAAAAGCATCTAGGAGCAGAATCAATGGATGACCTATTTAAAGGGATCTGTACGCTGTTAGAGACCGTCAATGTAAACATATCCTTTAAGCCTCCGGAGTCTTCTGCTCTTATTAACAGCGCCGCACCTGAAGAAGGGCTAACAGCCGACGAAGAAGACTTCATAGAGGGCAAAGGCAAGTATGAGTCAAAGAAAGACAGTAAGAGTAGTTCTAAGACTGAGTTGCTATCTATAACACTTAAGTCATTTATGGAGACTCTTTCAAAGAACCACCCGCCCCTGGCAAAGCAACTTAAACATGCTGCGCTTACTGATAGTGGTATTCTGGTTGTTTTCTGTACAGAAGACGCCCACCTTTACTGCCACAACAAGAGCAACGAGCTACACCAAGAGGCGCGCTATGCCTTGGGAGCTAACTATCTATTTTTCGTTGCTGTAAATGGGGAGCATCTCAGTCAAGAGACCATCGACGACACGATCGACTATTTAGAGTGTTACGTCGAGGACACTAAAGAGGACTTAGACGAGGTATCTTTTGAGGGGCTACCGGAGACAGAAGAGATAATTTACGAAGATAAGTCACCCAGTTATACCTTCCAGGATCTGTATGAAATTGTGACTTATCGCAGCCTAGATAAGATTCCCCTGTCGCCGGAGCTCTCCAAACGTCTATTGGAGTATCTATGGGACAAAGAATTAACAGGTCTGATGCGTAAACGACACAGAATCTAACTTAGCCCTCTCTTTTACTCTTATGCTTAGACCGCTTAATGACCTACAGCTGACCATCGTTCGGCAGGTTTTAGACAATAAGAAACATCTGATTACTGCCAGCGTAATGCAGACGCTGCTGTTAGATATTGTCGAATCTGCCCTAGAAGCGGAGGAGTACCTACGGGTAGAGACTGTATCTGAATTTCTAGAGTTGCTAGATGTGTTGTACACGCAGATAAAAGCGCGTCTAAACAGAGAAGTACCGTTTGCCACAGCGTTTACGACAAAAGACTACAAGATACACATTCAAGACAACACGGGAATCAGTGAGAGTTTAACCACGCCTGACGGGCACGAACTCACTCTTAACATTGAAGGACTAAGTCTCCGCAAGGGAGGCATATACGTCTCTAATAACAGACAAAGTGGCACCTGGACTGCTTTATTCGAACTTGTCCAGGAGACGTATAATAATACGGACGAGGTACCTTTACCTGTAGGGGGTATAAGCGCAGGGGAGACCTTCGACAACATTCCGATTACGGAAGTGTTAGATAAACTGCTTTATCCGTATGTGAACCCAGTTGTCACGCTGATAACGAATCTACCGACAACAGTAGAAGTAGGCGCCGCTGCTCTAGAAGTAGACACAGATGTGGAGTTAAGTTTCACCTCTACGTTCTCAAACAATCTATCTTATTGTGTCTTCGAAGAAGACAATGTAGCAGTGTCTTCGCAGATAACGTTAGGAACGACTTTTGCGTATCAACTCTCTTCCTACACAGCCGAGCCGAATATTTATTTGACACCTGCCACCCGCACGTGGTCTGCAGTGGTAAGAAACACTAACGGGGATGAATACCTGGGGGATACTCACACTGTGAAGTGGGCCCATAGAGCGTTTTGGGGTTGGGCGGACGCTCCTGTCACATCTGTTGCTGAGTTGACTCTTATAGGAGATGGTTTATATAGACCTACATCAGTGACAAAACCTATCACGGATAACGACGCGTACTTACACATTTTTCTACCCACATCTTACAGCGCCTACAACACCTTCAAAGTCAACAACATTGACGCAGTAATGGCATCGGTTACAGAGACGACAGAGACACGTTTAGGGGCGTCTGTTACGTACAGAATCTATAGAATGCAGTTTGCCACCAGCGGAGCCTTTACTCTGACTCTCAGCTAATAGTCGCTAAACACCTAAGCTGGATTAAGAACATCTTGCTAAGGACTCTTACAATGCGTATCCTGCTACTGTCTATTGTTTTAGCGCTAATCTTCCCGACCGTTATTCTTTCTCAAGAGTCTAAAAGCAGCCAGAACAGCTGGTTAAACAGATTCAATACGCCGGAAGTTATAGTCACTTTAGGTATTCCCATAGGAGGGGCGTTAGCCTGGATTTTAAAAGACTACGTGCGTAAAGACCAAGAACTAGGCAGAAGACTCTTCAAAGAAGAGATCGTCGACTCATTAAACAACACAATTAGAGAGATAGAGCTAGAACGTCGAGAAATGATAGACGAGCGTCTAAAGCCACTTCAATACGCGCTGCAGACCCTAGTAAACGAGCTGAAGCAGGGTAAGTTAGAAGACAAAGAACTAAAACAGGAGCTAGATTATATTACAGAAGAGATAGGAAAAATCAACACGCGCATTGAAGTTCAAGAGACAAAGTTAGAGTCAATCATAGAAAGTATCAACGCAGAAGTGTCTTCCATCTTGACTGCGTATCTAAAAGACCCAGTTAGAGTGAATCTATTTTGCCGGGCTAACAAGAATGACAAGAGCTAAACAATAGCTTCAGCTACATCGAAGAATAACAGCGCATCAATAATACTTTACCACTAAAGGTGCCTACCGGGAGATACCAAGGGCTACCGTTGTCTGGGAACGCAGTTCCTTGAATCTTAACTGGCTTTAAGTAGGTATAGTCTCCAACTCCCAACAGCATGTTAGGAACCCTACCGATTACCGGATAACCAAAAGTGACGTTGTTGTCATATACCCACATATCTGTCGCCCATTGACTGCCAGGGGTTTGTCCATCGGAACAAGAAATGGTGTATGCGGCTGCATCCGTCAGCAATAAACTTTTTGAGGTATTTACTATGTAATGACGATAATAACCAAGAGTTCCTGTACCCCCACCTCCTCCTACGTCAAGAGATATATCTCTTAAAATTCCGCCATAAGTAGTTCCATGCGTAAAACTTATCCAAATAATATGATTGTTGACAGTGGCATTATAGTAATTAAAGTTAGGGTTGACATCCAATAATTTAGTAAAAGTCATAATCCCTAAAGTTCTAGGGGTTTTATTTGTATTTATTGAATGCAATATAAAATGAAGCCCATACTCACTAGCGCAACCACTAAAGTAAAAATGAGTCCCTAAAAAAGCCGAAGCATCATTTTGTGATGTGTTTGGAAAACTGCCTATAATACTATTCTGAAAAGTAACAGCACGTTGAGCCCATCCTCTTCCTAAAGTAAAAGAAGTAGCTCCAACAAACGGAGGAGTAGAGGTAAAGAAAGGCGTAATAGAAGAGCTACTAGGACTACCATGTATATAGGGCATAGTATATGTTGTGTTGGTAAATCCTGCTGCCATAACCAATTGAGTCAACTCTGTTAACCACAATTCATCTCCAACTTCATATTCTCTAGACTTCAACCAATTAGTCGTCGGATAATTAATATCATGATTACCCCAGCGGCAATCGCCCAGGTATTTGTTTCCAGCGGCATCGGAATACACGGTCATAGTTAGTTACCTCTTATTCGGAATAACAGCGCATTAATAATGTACGACTCCCACCCCAGCTTCCCACAGGCAACCACAGGTTACTACCGGCATCGGGTGCGGTAATCAACTCAACAGGTTTGAGGTAAGTAAACGTCCCGACCCCTAATAGCATATTAGGAACACGACCGATACAGGGATAACCTAAGTCGGGGTTATTGTCGAAGACGTACATATCTGTTGCCCATTGCCCTGTGGGGGTAGCACCGTTAGAACAAGCTATGGGGTAGATGGCATCGCCTGTTTGAAGTAGCTCTTTTTGGGCACTAACAATATAATGGCTCTGCTTACTACGACTTGAGTCGATGCCGACTAGAGATGCCGACGAAAACGACAGGTTATTATTCATGTATAGATAAATAAGAATACAATGATTTATAACACCTGCAGAATAGTAATTAAAATTGTTATTGACGTCTTCCAGCTTTCCCATATAAGTAAACCGGGCACTAGCACTTAAAGTGTTACTTCTGTTGTCTGAAACAGTTAGTGTCTGTAAAGCTAAAGACTTACTGTTAATACAAGCAGCGTAGTCAATACCTGGAGAACCGCCACCATTCTCATAAAAATGGTAATGTCCAGTTTTTATCAACTTATTTGAAATACCTAGTGTTGTGAGATTGTAACTACTTTGACCGTAGTAAAAATACTCGCTAGAGACGTCGGGAGGTGTCGCTCTCCATTCACCAGACCCATTTCGACTCGTAGGAACAATAGAAGATATATTTGTATAACTCGCCGCTGAAAATAAGTCTATCATATCTTGATACCAATCTGTGTACCAAACCCTTTCAGATACGAATTTTGGGTAGTTCGCAGTGGAGTAATTAATATCATGATTACCCCACTTACAATTACCCAGAAACTTATTGTTGAGTGCGTCGGAATACACGGTCATGGTTAGTTACCTCCTAAGTGATGTTATTAGACCAGACACGGATTAGCTTATAACCAGCATTAGTGGTCCCCGCACTACCATTCCATCCATAAACCTGTCCAGCACAAAGCCATATATTTTGTTCGGTATTTCCGTCGGGGTCTGACGCTGGGGGGATACGATAAATCTGCCCAACGGTTAAGCCGGTGCCAGGATAGAATAGAGAGTTGTGTAAAGACCCTATATTTAGGTAAGAAACGGCAGGATCAAGAACACAAAGGTCAGTGACGTTTGCGTTAGGCGTCGATGTTTGACAGGTAATTACTGAGTTTGTCACTACAGGTGTAAGTGCGACTGTGCCTTCACCGCTGCAGCTTAAAAATGAACTGCTGACTCCGCCTGAGTTACCAATTCCTTGCCCTGTCACGCAGTTTCTAATTCTGTCGCTGGTATTTGTGGGGAATACAGGATCTTTTACCCACCCATAGTAAGTGGAATTTACGCTGGAGGTCAACTGTCCTAAATTGGTTGAATTTTGGGCGCGGACTATCCACAGGCCATACAGGTTAGCCACAGCAAATATACAAAAGCCAGTCCCATAAGGAGCAAACCCAGACCCTCCATAAGTGCCTCCATTGGGCGTTCCTGACAGTTTGGTATTCAAATAGTTTCTATTGTACTGGACACTATGCCAAAACCTGTAATTAAGATGGCTCATTGTATCAGTAGATGGTTCCCACGGGTTAGCAAACCTGAAATACCAATTAGCAGTAGTAGTCGTAGGAGCAATATTTGTCCAATTGGTTGATCCTAAAGCAGCATCCAGATAAGTTTCCCAATCGGATACGGTTGCAACTAAATTTATATTTGCCCCATAACCAGCTTCCACCTGACTATCCAGTTGGAACCCACCAAAATACCAATTGCCAAAGCTGTCGGAACGGGGAGAATAATCAGGTAAAGGCATAATTAAGGAGTCCTATTTAATACAGTTAAATCTTGTTGACAATAGACCAATTCACTAGCCATATTGTAAGGCGGCGCACCTATGATGTCCCGATTTAATACCGTTAAGTCCTGAGCACAATAAGTTAAGTCTATATTAAAGAATAGATTAGTGTTTTGTGGACAGTAGTCTGTATCTGCTTGCACTTCTGTTATAAGTTCGTAATCAATATCAAAAAACCCAGTCGTATCCTGTGGACAATAATCTGTATCGGTTTGAGTCTGAATAACCCCTACACCAGAAATCTCATAGTCAGGCAGTGTTTGCAGACAATAATTAGTGTCTGTAAAACTATAGACTATATTAAAGTCTACTAAGTAATCAGGAATTTCCTGAGGGCAGTAAAAAGGCCAATCAGGTTGGATCAGATTTTGGATAAAGTACCATCGCATCACGCTGTCTCTAACATAATGGTGAACTCAACATCGATTGCTTTATCGTTGTTGATGGAGACAATAGTGACTCTTTGTCCAGGGGAGATCAGGTTGGCTGCTGTTGCAGTTAATACCTGCTCAACACTTGAAACAGCAATAGCGCTTAAGCCAGTTACATCAACGTCATCAATTTGAATCGACCATGTACAAGTGCCGCTCCCACTTTTTACGCGTAGAGACTTAATGATATAGGTTTTATCTGGTTTAAAAAGTGGGTAGGTCCGATTAGCTATAGACTCAATAAAACCCCCGTAGGGTAAGTCGCCGGAGGACGCTTGGATAACTTTAGTAGTCATTGTTTTTTTTTTTTTGTTCGAATACAACCTGAACCGGACCTACACCAAGCTTAATCGCTTACAGCCAAGAGCCAAATCCTACACGGGGCTCACCGTAGTATTGCCTTTCAAAGAGCACACCGCTTCGATCTCGAATAATTAGAGTGCATATTTTAGCCGTGAGAGTTACACCTACTGGATCTTCAAGTCCATCGGCACGTTTTATAGAACTAGAAAGGACCTTAACGTCGTATATCTCATAGTCTCCAGAAAGAAAGGCGACAGGACTAACACCGTCCCTAGGATCAGATGTTAAAAAAGGGCTGGTAACGTAAGTTCTTTGCTCCGCCAACACAGGAGACTCTACTCCGTTTTCATCCACTGTTGTTCCTGTTTGGTGTTTAGCGAAGAGATAAACTCTACTGGGATGCGTTGTGTTATCTGCAAAGACACCGTACCCCCAAATAGGTCCAGCACAAGACATTCTTATAGAAGAGTAAGCGTCTAATATGACCTGCCCATTCAGAGTTGGGTTCGTGTAGTTAGGGGTGTTTGGATCTATAACTTTCATCGAGACAATGAAGTCTAAGTTATATAGAGTCTCTTCTTGCCCTCCGGATACAGTTACTTCCTCACAGGTAACGGTATAGCTGACAGGAGGAAAGTAAGAAACTATAGTCCCATCTGGAACAGATATAGATGGAGAAAACGTGCTGGTGGGCGCCCCTCCGCCTCCGCCTCCGCCTCCGCCTCCTGTGACGTTACGCGGTTTTATAACTGGGCGTTTAGGCACAGGATTATAGTCTGACAGCTTAGGAACGGTCTCACTGGCCGGAGTGTAGTTAACACCATCAAAGGTATAACCATAGGACCAACCACCTTCACCGTCATAGAACCAGATGTAAACTTCAGGGTCCCCAACGGATCCTTGCTTAAATACTGTAGGAAAGGAGAACATTACACTAGATCCCCCCAAATGACCCATTTACCTGTGTCTACTAGCTCCGCTTCTACCCGTCCGTTTACTGGAATAGTAGTAGAAGAACTTCCCAAGATTAAGCCGCTGGTAGTGATCAGAACGTTATGGGGTCCTAGGTTATGAAAGGTAATATTATAGTCAATCAGAAATTCAAGACCGTCTTCTAGATATACAGTGATATCTGACCCCGCTGACGTAGAGTCAAATAACAAGACATAGCCGAAGTCGTTGTTCGCTGTAGTGTAGTTATTATATTCAAAGCGGTGAAAACGCCGGGGTACACCAGAAGATAAAATAATTTTGTCGACGGTCTGGTTATAGGTCATTACTGACCGGTCCTGTCTAGCCCCAACAGGAATAACAACGTCTGTTAGAGAACTGCTATCAAGATTTCCTAACGCTCCCTGCAGCCGCCACATATTGTCTCCTTCATAGAAGACGTGACCCGTGCAATTTGTAACGCCTATGTAGTTATGAGTGGCTTGTAGAGTCTGCCCGGCATCAGTGACAAACATGACATAATAAGGACCAACATTTTCGACAATGTTGTAATAGCCGGACTGTAAATCTGAGGGGAGACTCAGGTTGATCTGCCCTAAGGAAGTATCAACTTTTAGCCAATACGCGTAATCCTCTTGGGTCAACACGTAAGTCCCACCCACTGTATCTGAATAGGCTATCTCTTTAGTTCGGTAAGTAATCCTGCGATCAAGTACTTGAAATGCCATGCTGTGCAAACCTCAATGCTATCCATTTAGTGGTCAACCGCTTACACCAGAGAGATTCTCCGGGGCGTAACGTATCAAACGGGACTCCCGCGTCTTGAAGAGTTAAGGTGTTATCGCCGCTATCATCGTCGTTGATGATTAAGAACTCTTTGCTCCGAATCGTAGCTGTAATATTAACAACGCGGCTGCTGCCATTACACTTAAGCACCTGCCACATAGAAGCACTATCATCGAGGACTAAGTTTCCAGTCATAGACTCTTCGTTGATATCACCCCCGGTATACGGTCTGGCTACCACGTAAGACCATGAGTTTGAGCCGTCTACATTGCGAAGCACGCCTAAGTCATTAGGGTTATTCAGTTGAGGCGTATAAACAGGAAGACTAACGCCAGGTTCTTCAGGAACAACGTCGATCGTAGTTGCTCCAGAAGAGACCAAAAATACAGTGAAGCCCATAGGAAATAGACCCTCGTTTAGTGGCACATTAAACAACACTTCGTCCGTATCACTAAAGCGTAGGATACGGTTCTCGTCGTCAGGTGATAAGACAGCAACTAGAGGCATACAATTAGGGTTCAGATAAAACTAGCTTAGCCCAGGGTTAATAGCGCCCCTGGATAGGTTGAGACTCGTATTGTGTTATTAGAGAAACTAACTGTTGCCTCTAGGACGTTTGATAAAGTACTGAGTTCAAAAACCGCAGTCTCTCCATCCATAATTCTTAAAGGATATGCTCCGTCTAAATTCAGTATCTTAAACTCTCTGCTCGAGCCGGTATCTATCAAAATATCTCTAGATTCTCCGTTAGGGTCTAAATGATGAATATAAGAAGAGTTAGCACCTAAGGTGATGCTCGCCGTCGTAATAACTTGATAGTTGATTAAGTTCCCAGCAGTATTTAAAACTACCCAATTACCGTCTAAATACTCGTAGCGCAGCCCCTCGTCTATAACGTAGGCGATGTACCCTTGCTTAAGTAGCAGCGGATTAATAGCTAATAAGTCTGCGTGAGTCTGTACAGACAACTGCCCTGAAGAGTTGATAGGCAGCCAACTACCTGGGGTCCCAGATGCCTGACAATACCAAGCAATAATTCCTGTAGCACTTGGTTCTTTATTCCAGACAATAGAACCTTCTGTGTAGTCTCCAGTCGTCGGAGGTTCAGTTGCTGCGTAGAAGTTAACCCCAGCTAAAACATAGCTGTCTACTCCCACTGTCATCAAAGTCTGTGTCCCAAAGCGGCTCTGTACCTCGACGGCGTTATTATCCGCATTCGAAAACAGACGATGAGAGCCAAACTTCAACATCGTCTGCAGAGTACCTGCTAAGTCTTTCCACACAGTAGGCATTTTATTTATTCCCGCCTCGACTTGGTATGGCTGTGAGCACGCCTAAACCCAGAGTAACAGAGGCGAGAACTGGGTCGTTTGCTTTTGTACTACTCTCTGTTTCCACATTAAGGTGCATAGTTAAGAGAAGTCAAATAGGCAGACGATGAATCAATAACAACTTGGTAAGGCGCAGCGTCTAAGGCACTAGCGACAATATTCTCACGCTGTAATAGAATCTCAAGATGTCTATAATTGCGGTAAATAGTGTCTAAGTCGTCCTGTTCAGTTACTGAATTTGCTAAGAGCTGCTCAAGAAGCAGTTTGCTGTCGTCCATGCCAGCAATGTCTTGCGCCAAAATCTCTTCCGGGGTTCGTTCGCTATGTAGAGGCATAAGATAATAGTTTTACCTACGGGAATAAATACAGTTTAGCTATGTCCTAAGCCTAAGCAACTTGTGCTTTTAGCGCTTCGATCTCTAAAGACTGCTGCTCGACCTTTTCAGCCAGCTCTTGTATTGCTTTGACTAAGACAGGAATCAGGTTACCGGGTGTGGCTTCTAACCGATCAGGGTTGTTATCAAGAACAAGATTGAGATACTCATTGCCTGATTGAGCCTCTTGTAAATCTTGAGCAATAAACCCAGCTGCCTGCTGTCCGACTTTAGCCCCGTCACGAGTGTTCCAGGTAAATTGGACGGGATTCAAAGTATTAACAAAGTCAAGCCCTACAGGCAGCGTTTGTATATCCTTTTTATCTCTAACATCAGAGAGAGACGTAATAGAAGTAACAGCGCAGCGTAAAGAAGTAATAGATGTGTTACCCAAAGTTATCTCGTTACTGACATCAGCAGCCGATAAATAGGCTCGTCTACCTATACAGATATTGTTGCTTCCTGTTGTATTCGTAGTTGTGCCTAAAGCATAAAGTCCCGACTCTGGACCTACATAGACGTTGTAAGAACCTGTGGTGCATCTTTGTCCAGCCCAGCGTCCAACAAAAACATTTTGGGTACCTGAGGTTGTATACTGTCCGGCTGCAGACCCAATAGCTACTGCATCTGCTGAACTTGTTGTATTTTGAAGAGCAGAAGAGCCTATTGCGACAGTATTCCAACTTAAACCGTCTGTTAAATAGTTTGCAGCGGATTTGCCAATAATAACTGAACCATCCAACGCAGTCGCATTAGTAGCACTGCCTGCACCGATTACTACAGAACCCTGAAGCCAGATTCCGTTTTCTTCAGCCGTTTGCTGCGGTCCAACAGTGTTACCTACAAATACACAACCGTTAAGCATACTGTAGCTAGTACCAGCTAAATAACCAATAGACACGCTATTAGCGATGTATCCATCAGCTAGAGGTTGAGTATTGCAATCACGTCCAATAGACACACTATTAACAACAGACGTGAAAAGCGGACCATCTATGTTGTTATACGCTTCTTTTAGAGAATTGTGCCCAAAAAATACGTTACTTTCGAATGATGCGTTATAGCCAAGCTCAACTATTCCACCGTACCACTCGTTACTACTAGTCAGACCTATAACATCACCTGCAGCGTAAACTTGCAGATAACCAGGAGGCACCGCTGTTCCTCCACCGCTCGCTGCTGTCCCTGGAATCCAATTACCAGACACGTCATCGTAAGTTAAAATCTGCCCATCTGTAGCAGCAGAGCAATTCCCTAATTCAAAGCCAAGTCCAGGCACTCTTAAAGAAGCGATAGACGCGTTACCTAACGTTATCTCGTTAGAAACCGTAGTCGCTGAGGGCTGAGCGTTTTGTCCGATACATATAACATTGCTGCCTGTGGTCAAAGTTGAAGCAGCGGTGTGCCCAACAGCCACATTATTAACCCCAGTAGTGGTATCTGTTAGTGCTTGATACCCCACTGCAGTGTTGTCGGAAGCAGCTGTAACTTTAAGAGCTTGCGCACCGACAGCAACAAGCCCGCCGACACTTACGCCTGCCGTTCCAAACGCTGCGTCCCTACCAACAGCTACATTCCAATTGCCTGTTTCGCTGTTAGCTAAAGCATAATAACCAAGAGCAGTGTTGGCTCCTCCTGATGTATTCGCCATCGCACACTCAGACCCAACATAAGTGTTTGTCTCACCAGTTGTTTTTAATCCTGTAGAGTGTCCGACACACACGTTAGCGCTGGCACTTACTGCGTCCCGCAGAGCATAGTCGCCCAAAGCGATATTCTTTACGCCCACAGTATTATTCCATAGGCTAAAGCAACCGATCGCCACATTATCACTACCAGAGGTGTTGAGTAAAAGCGAGTAGGATCCTACGGCAGTATTCTGCCAGCCTGTAGTATTAGCCGATAAAGCATAACTCCCAAGGGCTACATTATCTGTTCCCTCAGTCGTTAATCTTAAGCACTCGGTACCAATAGCAATGTTATAGGCAGCAACATCTGGTGTTAAGAGAGCATCTTCACCAATAGCTATACAGCCGGTAGATCCTACTGGATTACCTAAATCCCAGCGTGCATAGGTTGCTCCGGCGATAGTCACTTCAAACAACCCATCCACCGTAAAAAAGCCGGCTTCACTTAATCCATTCTTAATAGCATGGGGTTCAGCCCCAGCAATAGTTAAAGACTCGTTCTCTCCCGGAGCAGTCAGTGTAATCGTAATATTATCGCCAGCAACTAACTTGTCCTGTAAAAAGCCAGCTGTGGTGTCAGTCGCTGAGGTTTTAACAGTTTCATCCGCATCAACTGTGGCACTAGCTGCATCTAGGAATGCGTTGTACTTCTGGATAAAGTATGAGCCATTAGGTCCCCGACCGTTATTGTTAAAATTGGCAGGAACCGGATCATCATTGATTCCTTCAATAATCTCTATCTTGTATGAAGTGTAGTCAGTCATAAAAGTACCATTTAACAACAGCAGGGAACCTAAACTCAGCTTATCCAATAGCTCGACTAAGCTAGATTAAGAACTGAAGCAAATGAGTAATGGCTAATATACCTAACTCCATTGGACTAACAGGCCCCATCGCGCCTCTAGATGATCGAGATACCTACCCAACTCATTTCTCCCAATACGGTGCGGGGGGACTTCTAGCAGTTGACACAGTAGAGAGTCTTTCATCCTTGTCAGCTCTTCGACTCGGCAATGGAGAGCCATTAGTTTATGTAAGAGCTACAGGAGAGTGGTGGCAGTATATTAACAATAGTTGGGTGTTAGCTACCTTTAACAGTATTCTTAAGCCGGAAAGTGTGGAATCAGATGGAGATGTCGTGGTGTCCTTTATACAAGGCTATCCATCCTGGTATTTAGACGACAATAGCTTCTTAGACTTTCAATTCACCGCTTAAGACAACTTAGACTTAATCTAACTTTTTATTATGGCGCAGCATCCTCAAGAATACGATACGACGCGAATTATCCTCCGCCGCACCTCCGAAGAGGATGTCGTCCCCGCCGTGGGCATCCCACGATCCGCCGGCGACGATGCGATGTATAAAAATGAGATTACAGTTAACTCGTTTAGTAAACAGGGAGGATTGAACAGCGCGCCGGGTATCTATCTCCGCGTCGGAGAAGAGTCTAAAGAAGCGTTGGAAGACGAAGTTATTCGTATCGGTAAAGTAATCGTCACCAACGACACGTCGGGGACAACATCTCCCACTGTTCCCCATAGACAAGGTCCAGGTCGGGCTAAGCTCCTAGAGACAGGAGAGATGTGGTTACGGACCACGGATCAGGCCTTCTTTGTCCATGATGGCACCAAGTATTTAAGAGTAACGCCGCTAGAGGCAACAGAAGAAGTAGACGGAACTATTCGCATCGCTACAGAGAATGAAGTCTTAAGTGCGACCAGCAAACTAACAGCGGTGACTCCGTCCTACCTAGAAAGTTGGAAGAACGAACGAGAACTTGTCTCTCGGAATCACAGTGGCACGACCATCTATGTGGATCAAGCTATTGGTGACGACAGTCTAGAGAACGACGGAAGAGATCCCAGATATCCTTTCTTGACTATTGAACGTGCGCTCCTCGAAGCGGCTCTTAGCTCCTATGTTGCTGATACTCAAGAAGACGAAGATAATGACCGGTTTCAAGAAGTCTCTATACTGCTGCGTCCAGGAGATTACTTCTTAGATAATCGCCCTGGGGCTCCTAACTTAGAGAATCTCTTTAAACATGATTTTGGTAATGTAGGTCCTATTAATCCTATAGATAGCGAAGCGACAGTCACGGCGATCGAACCGCAGACGGGGCGAGTCACTTTGAGCACGAGTGTCGTTGGGCAAGTCTTTCGTCATACTCAGATATATAACACCAGCGGAGGCTCTGCAATTATTGATGCCTTTGAAGAAGATAACGTCATCATTGTTCGCAGCGTTAGAGGAGCCTGGGGTAACGGCGATGCAGTTATTTACAGTGACTACTCTGTTTTTAATCCACCAACAGGGGGTGTTATAGTCCCTCGTGGTGTATCTATTATTGGACAAGACTTAGCCAAGTGTAGTGTCCGCCCCCGTTATCTAGGAGACTTTGAGAAATGGGAAGAGAGTTTAGGACCATGCTCTTGTAGCGAAGAGGGAACTACGTCGCGGTTTAAACTAACGGGGTCTAGCTACATTGCTAACATAACGCTCAAAGACAATCCTCTAAAAAGAGAAACTCACCACCTCTGTGTCGGCTTTAGTTTTGCTTCTACCTCCGACTTGAGCAACCCAGACTACGGTTACTACTCCAAAGTAGGAGCGGGTTTAGGAAGAACGATTTCTCCAGACTTTGATGCTGCCTCTTTTACATCTGTAGCGTTAGAGACCAGCATTGCTGTTTTAGAAGCAGGTAAAGAAGACAGAGACTCAGACGGATTCTTAAACGTAAATAACATAGTTGGCACAAGTCCTTATTTATCTAACTGCTCTCTGGTATCAAGATTTGGCGCCTGTGGACTAAAGATAGATGGCGCCTTGGTCGAAGGCTTTAAGTCAATGACGATAGAGAAATACACCAACATCTCTACTCAAGAAGATGAAAGGGCCTTTCTAGAAGCTACCACCGCACAGGATATTCGCATCTATAAAGAGGCTTGGCGACATACAGGTATAGAAGCAACCAATGATGGCTTTGGACAGATTCTATCCTCGTTTACTGTTTGCGCTGCTGAACACTACAGAGTTAAATCAGGCGGGGAATTATCTTTAGCCAACTGCTTTACCAACTTTGGAGAAACGGCTTTTAGTGCAGAGGGTCATAGCCTTAACCCGATGCCCCAGGATACTGGGTTCACCATCTCCAGGTTTATACCCCCACTCCCTCTAGACACAAACGAGGTGAAATATACGTTAGGCACCTTAGCTGGAGTAAACGGGACTCTCCGCCTGCTGTTCTCTGAAGCACTTAATCTATCCTCTTTATCTCCCTATATCGTAGAGAGTGGAGATAAATTATACGTAGACGGAGATGACGGCGCAGTTTACACAGCCACAGCGACAGGAAACTTTGGTGTAGAGTCTGACGGCACTCATTACGCTCAAGTAGAAACAGAAGAAAATCTGATTGCAGGCCAAATTCAAAACCTGGCGGGTAAACGGGTCTACTTTAAACGACTCCCAGATCAGCGTAACAACCAGCAAAAAATCTTCTGGCTTGAACTATCTGGTATTACATCTTCAAAAAGACTGCCGCCGCAAAGTTATGTTTTAAGATTGGACGATTACAGCAACTTAGAGCCTATTTCAATAGTAGAGGTTACCAGCACAGCCCCCGACGGAAGTGCAGCTCCAAGTGGCAGTTGCTATCTGGGGGTAATGAAAGCCTCCAGCATAGTAGAGAAGCCGGTTAGTCTTTATCCAAACTCAGACCCAAACGAGCCAGATGACAACCCTCCGAATAGTCTGACGTATTTAGCTGTAAAAGCCATTCTGCAGGCGATCGGTGTCAATGAAGAGACATCTGTTACCTATACGACTCCTCAGACAGAGCCACAAACGATTAAAAACTTACAGGGAGAGAGTGTTACTCTACGGGTATCTTTTACAAAACCGTCTACCATTCGAGCATTTAATACCACTACGGAGTGGATAGGCTACGGTAACTACGACACTGGGCTGCTCAAGTATCAAGACGTATCTCTGACAAAAGAAGAAGAAAGAGTCAAATTAAAACGAGAGACTAAGGGTGGCAAGATTTATCACACAGGTATGAACCATAACGGTACGTACATCATGGGAGATAAATACATCAACCTATTGACCGGGGAAGAGGAGTCACTATCTAATGATGGATCGATTGCCACGCAGCGCTTCAACAAAATGGTGGTCTCTAGTGGACTAGATGTTGCCGCTAATGCGACTCTAGATCTGTCTCGGTCAACAATATTAATAGATAATGAGACGCGATTCTCCTATCCAATTCCAAAGACTGCACAGACCTACGCTTCCGTTACTCAACCTGGGTTTATCCAAATAGCAGAGCCAACCGACTTCGACTCTAGTAACCTGGCAGCGACTCCGGCGCAGGTAAAAACAATTAAAGACCTTTACACAGAGTTAGCGGAACAGAGACATCTCTATGCAGAAGAGTTACTTCAAGCGTTAAGCGCCCGTATTGATGAGCTAGTTGGTGTTGGCGGACTCCCTGAGAGTCAAGTTAGCACAGGAGGTGCCGTACCTATTGGGGGGATCATCATGTGGAGTGGTGATATCGACGCGATCCCCGTAGGGTATTACTTATGCGATGGAGAAAACAACACTCCAGACTTAAGAAATCGCTTTATTATCGGTGCTGGCGGATCATACGGACTGACAGCAACAGGAGGAGAGCAAGAGACCAGATTAACAAAGTCACACCTACCTTCCCATGGGCATGAACTGGATATCGCTCAAGAGTACGTTGTAGGCGTCAAGTATCCAGAGTCATTCGCGCCGGGAGATTTATCGCAAGTTCCCGCAGGACAGACCTTAGCGCTGGTGGCAAGTCTACAAGTACCTAGCTTAGATACAGAAGAAGCGGTCACAGTCATAACTGAGACTGAAGGGGAGAATGAGCCGATAACTAACCTTCCTCCCTACTATGCATTAGCCTATATTATGCGCTATGCATAATTAGAACATGGAGATACCAGACTGAACCACGTGGTTCTTTAACTTTTCAAAGGCGCCAAGACTGATCTTTCTGACTGTTTGGGTATTTAAACCCAATTCATCAGCTATGGACTGGTAAGACAGATTAATTCCGGTGTTTAATCCGTAACGACGAACCATTACTGCCAGCTCCAACTCGTCCAACTCCTGTAACATCGACTCAGTAAGATGCTGGATATCAAATAGATATTCAGCTTGTTGAGTAGCAACCGTATTAACAAACGACTCCTCAATCGAAGGTGAGTCATCTGAGTCATAACTCTCTATATCTAAACTCCACACATTTTTAGAATGTTGCTGGACTCGACTGATCTTACCCGCAGGTACACCAATGATGTCAGCAACTTCTGACAACTTAGGCGTCCTTCCTGTTTGTTGAAAAAAATCCCGCTCAACTCGACGAATCTTATTTAGAAGATCATGTATATGAACAGGAAGACGAATAGATCGACAGGTATTAGCAATAGCTCGAATAATTGATTGTTTTATCCACCACCCAGCGTAGGTACTAAACTTAAACCCTAGGTCTGGGTTAAACTTCTCTACCGCCCGCATCAGCCCAACGCTACCTTCTTGCACAAGATCCTCCAAATCAACACCCCTGTTGTTATACCGACGAGCAATATGCACAACCAGCTTTAGGTTGTGTTTTAACATCCGGTCTCGAGAGATAGCACCATGTCGATAAACAAGATTAAACTCCTGCACAGAGCACGCACAGGCTTGAGCCTTTAGCTGCACTGCGCTATCTAGAGGTATTGACTCTAGCAGCTTATTAAAAAGCATCATCTTTTGAATTTTCTTGCCGTACTCTTGCTCCTGCTCTTTAGTTAGAGTCGGATACATACCTATCTCATTAAGATACTGTCCAAATCCATCGCGCTTAGAGGTGATGTAGTAGCTGCTCATAGTTGAAATACCAAACGACACAAAAAAATAATAAAGCAGTGGAGGGGAATCCACTGCTTCAAATTGTAAACGGTTCAGAAATTAGACAAGCAACGACTGCAGCCAGTAAGAGTAAGCTGTTTAGCGCACTGTATAGACAGTGCCCACACTTAATTTTTCAGCTGTTTCGTGAACACTAGAAGACAGATTGAAGTGCATGGGACTAACTAAAGCGTGTAATAACGTGCCGCCCGGGGCAATTAGCGGAGTAAAGATCCGCTCGATACACTTCTCCAATCCAGAATAGACTTCGTCTAATCCAGCGATCGCCTCGCTGTTAGTGGTCACTTCGTATGTATGTAAGTCGGCTAACATCTTTCCAGGAGGAGAATAGGGAGCCTTGTAGCAAAAAAGAGCGAAGACAGAGGCAGACATTATATTTAACCCGACAATAGAACGGGTCTGCCCCGGCTGGCGTCTAAGGCAAAGCAGATGAACCGGTTTTAGTGGGTCTATCAGGGGACCAGCAAACATAGCTGCTTTATGCCCCACTGTAATGACAGCAAAGGCGCTAGGGACAAGGACTCTTTCCAGCTCTATACAAAGAGAGTGCAGATCATTTTGTGTATAAGCTAGTTTTAAAGGTGCCTCTACGAAAGCTAGGTCAACGGACTCAGATGGAACGTCTGAAAGTTGCCGAAAGGTCTGTCGTTTCATCTTTTCATAGACGACTTCGACAGACTGCTCTTTTTTTGTAGACTCACTTACATCAGATGCTGCTTTCTTTTCTTGGTAGATCTGCTTCACGGCCTCTTTTGTGGTTGATGCTACACCAACTGCTAACCGTTCAGCTACCTCTAGTTGTCTTGCCTTTGACAATCGCTTTAGAGCATTGACCTCTTTAGGGTCTTCTACTACAGGTGACTCTAACAGCGCCGTTTGAATCTCATCAGACAGTCCCGCCTCAGACATCTTAATTTGGCGGTAAGACTGCACAAGATTACGAACTTCTTCCCGAGATGGGGGGGCTTCCTCTTGCTCTTCAGCTATCTCAAGCACAGCCTGTTGTATTTCTTCATCTACGTTGTGCCGAGAAATAATATAAAGAGAACTCAACGAGAGAGCCTCTAATCCCCGAGCATACTTGTCTGCATACTTACTGTGTAAGTTGTATAGATTGATAAAGTTGGTAGCCGTGTTACAGGTGATAGAACTCTCAAATTGGGATTCTACCCAAGGAATCCACTCACCATACGGTAAGATGTTATCCCGGACATCTTTGAGAATTTCACCTATGCGCACCGCTGACAGAAGCGTAGAGCGCAATAAACCATTTATTTCAGAAGCATAGCTGTCTAGCTTCTGAAATTGGTCTAGAGTAAGTTCCTTCTCAACTTGAGTGACTTCAGTTACTTGACTCATACCTTTATTAAAACCTGCATAGGGAATATGCCTAAATTAGCACTAAAATCCCGAATGCGTAAGTAGGATATCGAACTTAAGCAGGATTTAAAGAAGGATTTAGCTTAGTTTAGTCATCAAGTGTTGATATAAGCTTACCTAAGAGATTGAATATAGCTAGAAACTCAGGGTCATAGAGAATATCTGCCCCCAAAAGTCGTAAGTAGCTCTTAACAACATCTCTAGCTTGTGACTTGGTCTGATAAATAAACCCTTCTGATAACTCGTAGGTATACATACGTAGCAGAGCTTTGTCCTCGTCTAGAACCGAAGGCTGAATTTCAAGAGTAGAAGTAGAGCTAAGCATTAAAGTAAGAAGGGGTTTCAGTGATCTGTTACAGCAAGAAATAGCTTATTGCCAAAGCAATGAAGAAAAGGTATTTAAAACACCTAAAATCCGTATAAATACAGGGATTAGCTATGTTTATGTGCAAAGAGTGTCCAAAAATTATACCGCCTACTTAGCGCAAATTGTTTATTTTGTCGCTGTTTCACTAAGTATATACGTCGAGGAAGATGGGATCACTCCATGCAGTCCCTAAACTATTGGAGACTTTGCACCTGTAGGCACGGTCAGAGGGAACGTCAACTAAGTAGTAAACAGGAGAACGAGGACCTCCGGTACTGGTAGCACTAGGGACTAAAGTCGGAGCATAAATTTGCGTACTCGCTACATACTTAGACGTATCGTTAGCAGTGGTAGTATTCAAATTTTCATACCACTGGTAGCTTAATGGTTGCTGTCCTAGAGCTGAGATGCTGACCTGAATGAGAGCTCCACTTCCTATCTGCAAACTTTTATTCGTAATTAGGGTAAGAACAATAGGAGGTCCGTAAACAAGAGTAAGCTTTGCGCTTCGACTGACTACTTCACCATATGGATTACTTACTCTGACTTGATAGAAGGCCGCGTCGTCTGCCTCCAGATTAGAAAGAGATAAAGTAGGACTGGTTTTACCAGCAATAGGAGTTGTGCCTTTAAGCCATTGATAGCTAAGATTAGATCCAGTAGCGACTACGTTAAACGTCGCTGTACCTCCATAATACGCCTCAATATCAGCAGGTTGCTGAGTGATAGTCGGTAGTGGGGGCTCTAAGCGAAAAGTAGGTATGAAGACATTGCTATCGCCCCACGCGCTAGTAACAACAATTTGAAAAGTTTGTCCGTAGTGGGCACTTTGCGTAGTAAACGTAAGAAGCCCAGTATCTACAGAAGTCGCAATAATAGGATAAGGTAAAGTTGTTGTTACTCGCCTTAATTGTGCAGTATACGGACCACTGCCTCCTGGGCTCTCATCGTAGACAGCAAACCCAATAGTATTGACAGTATTTAGATCACTATAAATGACAGAGGGTCCACTATAAAGAACTTCAGGTTTTAACCTAGGAGTTACTGAAACGACAGCTCTTCGAGTGAGTACGTTGCCTTGTTGATAATAGTCCACGATTCGGCATTGGTACTCACCCACGTTTTGCGGGGTAATAGAGACGCTAAACGATGGCTGAGTACCTAATACAGTAGAGCTGCCGACTTTGTACCATTTATAAGAGTAGGGTTGATCTCCATCGGCTACTACAACAGAAAGTGTGACAAGAGTATTAGGGTCACCAGACACATCCTGTGGCTGAGTAACTATTCGTAAAGGAATATACGCCTCATAAACACTCAGCTCTGCATAGTTACTAAAGACACTTCCTCCAGAGTTTTGAACCCGTACTCGGTAAGATCCGCTATTACCATTAGTAGTGCTAGGAATACTGTACGAAGAAGATGTCGCCCCACTAATATTCGCTCCGTCTTTTTGCCATTGATACGTAAGCGCGGCTCCTGTAGCTGTTACAGAGAAAGTAGCAGAATTACCCAGCTCAACGTTTTGAGACACTGGATGTTGTGTAATGACAGGAGCTGGAATAGTAACCGTCAAGGTAGCATTATTACTGGTGACAGCGCCACCTGCGTTGGTTACCACAACTCGATAGTTCGCGGCAGAAGACGTGGTTGCATTTGAAATGGTATACGACGACGAAGTCGCTCCAGAAATGGGAGTGTTGTTTCTTTGCCACTGATAGGTTAGACTCGCCCCGACCGCGACAACAGTAAACGTAGCGCTCTGTCCTTCATTAATAGATATACTTTGAGGCTGCTGAGTAATGACAGGAGCCGCTAGAGTAACAGACAGCGAGGCTTGATTACTAGTGACAGAACCCCCTGTATTACTTACGACAACACGATAATTAGCAGCATCACCGGTATCAATACTATAAATATCAAGGGTAGAGTTAGTAGCTCCTGAAATATTACTGCTGTTTTTCTGCCACTGATAGTTTAAGTTGGAGCCAGTAGCAACGACGCTAAAGGTCGCATTAGTTCCTTCTGCAAGACTCAAAGACTGCGGGTGCTGAACAATAACCGGAGGGTCAGGTAAAGCTGGCTCAACAGTCAAGTTAGCCCCTAAACTGGTGACGGCGCCTCCAGAGTTACTGACAATGACACGGTAAGAAGCTTGATCGAGTCGTGTAGTCTCAGTAATAGAGTAAGAAGTCGCTGTAGCACCAGAAATATTGACTGAGTTCTTCTGCCACTGATAGGAAAGATTAGTTCCGGTAGCAGCGACGTTAAAGCTGGCTGGGTCTCCCTCTACCACAAAGGCACTTTGTGGATGAGAAGTTATTACAGGAGCGCGTAGAGTTACTGTTAGCGTTGCTGAGCTGGAGGTAACACTTCCCGCAACATTGCTAACCGTACATGTATAAGCAGCTGCTGAATCCAAAGTAGCATCGAATACCGTATACGAGTCAGCAGTGGCTCCAGCTATATTCTGATTATCTCGACGCCACTGATACGTGATGTCTGTTCCAGTAGCTTCGATGGTAAAAGTAGCACTTTGTCCTTCTACAACAGTTTGAGATACAGGCTGTTTAGTAATAGCAGGTCCGTTAATAAGCTCCTGTTGCGTAGTCGACGTCCAAGAAGCAGGGACATATTGGTTAAGCGCCCGATCGCCTACGGCGATATCAACATTAGTAGCCGTGGCATAACTACTGCTGTTAGTCATGCGTAATTGCAACGTGGACCCAGAGGCGATTAACAGAATATCTAAAACCGTCTCGCCATCGTTAGGCAAGGGTGTCCAGTCGCCTCCGTTAATTTTGACCTCAAGGCTAGAAGTGTTAGCCCCTGTTGCCCAGAGTTGAGTGTGTGCGTTTATACCGCCAAGAGTGACAATATTAGAAGTAACAACACTGCTTCTAACTTGATCCCCTAGGTTGTTGAACGTGAATGTATAAGGGAGTTTATCCAACAACAACAAGCCGTCTACTTTATGATTGCCGTCACTAATAATCTCTCCCACAATAGGAGTATTATGAGCAGCCCCAGCGCAGGATACGCCCGGAGCCCAATTTACCCACAGGCTATCTCCATTTTCAATTGCAACAGGCCCCAGACTGTAAGGTCCTTCAGCTGCATTAACACTTATCTCTAAACAGCCATTAGACGTTAAATTCATTGCTCCGTTATTCCAGCCAGGAGTCTCCCTAGGCAGCACGTTGATGGGAATTAGTGGGCTAATACCTGGAAAGGCAATATATCCTTCTGGCACATTTGATACGTCTCCCCAGGAAAGGACTCCGGTACCGTCAGTGATTAAAGTCTGTCCGGGTAAACCGTTATTAGGCGGGAAGGTAATTGTAATATTCTGTGTTTGAAGTAAAGAGCGGCACAGTCGGAAGAGCCAGTCGTTGTTGGCTTCTAGAGCATCTGAGTTTAAGGTGATGCAATCCCCTCGCGTTTTGAGAATGTCAAACTCTCCGGTATAGCCCCGTACCAGGTCTGACGCGATCAGGTTAGTGCAATAAATTGTTCCTCCTACAGTGAGATCCCCAGAGACAAAAACGTCACCTGCGTAGAGAAGACGCACGCGTAAGATGTCAAAGTCTGTGGGAAACATCTCATCCACCTCTGGGGTGGTGCCTAAGTTTACCCGACGCTGATTGCCATTTTTCAAGTCTGTAACACGGCTGCCTGCATACAGATTTCCCTCTTCGTCCATCCCAGTGGCGTAAATACGCCCTCCATCGACTTGAGTCTGTAGCTTGCTGAAACGCATCTGTTCACGTCTAACCGCAGATAACCCTTCGCCTAACTGCTTAGGCTGTACAGAAGGAATGGCGGTGTCATAGTTGTAATAGCCAACATACTCCCAAGTATGTCCGGAGCAGCGAATCAAACTAGGTTTGTTAAAATCAACCAGTTTTCGATCAGAAGGAGTAAAAGAAATAACGTTATTGGTCGATAAACTAAGAGAGCTTATGTAGGTAGACAGCCCTAAAAGTTCAAGTATGTGCTCGACAGCAATGCGGGTCACGTTGTCGGCTCGATCAACAACAACGCCGTGGCGAGGATCCCGATCAAGCATTGTGTCTAAGGAAGCAGTAACATATGCATCTTCAATAGACTCCATTTGCCGCTCAATATTAGAGTAAGCAGATAAAGGTGTTAACTCGTAGTTCGTCTTGCCTTCGAAGGGCTGAATCGCAGTAGTCTCAGTCGCACTATTAATAAAATACAGCGGAGCCCGCCCTCTAGTAGGATCCCACATAGAGCGAAAAGGCTGGTCAAGAGCACTAGCTACGCTAGAAAGCCGCAAAATGTATTTTGAAACAGGCTCCCGACGCTTCTCTGTAGAAGATTGTGCCTTTTCAATAATTAAATGATAAAGAGTATCTTCATAGCTGCGGACATCGACATAGCGCTCAAAATAGATGGCAGACCCAATTAATCCACGACGGTAATTAACGTCGTACTCAGAAGCCACCCAGTTCAGCGCGTAGTTATCGATATACTTTACTTCAAAGACTGTCTCATTATTAGAATTAAGACTGTGAGAAATAACTTCTGCGGCTACTACACCCCCAGAGACCCGAGCGTAAATACGAGTTGGGTACTCAGGGTTAGTAATGTTATAACCGTGGGTATTAGCCTCGCCTGTAATAGTAATCGTCCCCTTGGCGCTATCAGAAGGGTCTACCGTAGTGCCCCCTGCTTTTAGATAACCCAGGACAAAAATCCGTTCAATGAGGCTAACTGCCTTAGGCTTCTTAATACCCAGAAGACGGTGTCCCTGGTCTTGAGGATAGGCTCCCCCGCCCTCTCCGTTCTTTAAGAACCCTTCAGCATAGAGAGCTACATCCCCAAAGTTACTGGTGCTATTTGTAATGGACATCTCACCACCACTAGCTGTCCAAAAATGGATTGCAGGAGCAATACAGAAGCAACTAACCAACTGCGCGTAGGCTCCATTGGTCGCTCTATAGCCAAAGTGGCGATAGTCAGACGCATCCGCAGCGCGAGTCCCTATATAACGTTTTTCTACCTCTCCTAAAACGTCTAGCGCAGTGAAACACCGAGTATCAGACTGCATCGAGATAACAGTAAACTGAGCCGCAAGAAAAGACTTAAGCCCGGTGACAATACTCCCATCCCCATCGATGCCGCACATCCCCCAGCGGCTGCGGAGGGTGACTGAGTAGACATAAGGAGAAGCGCCTTCAATCGGATTCTGACCAGCAGCACCTACAATTTGGTTTTCAGAAGCCGTAGGACCAACATCAAATACCGTCCAAGGAAAGAAACCAACTCTGGGAATAGTTGCCCCTCTAAGAGTATTAAGGATGATATCTATAAAGGTGTTAATAATAGACTGCACATCCTGACATGGGTTAGACGGACTAGCCGCGTCGGTTTTAATGCGTTCGTCGATATAACCACCCTCTGCCGGATTAGCCTCATTAGTCACAGCCTTACGCAGATATAACTCTAACTGTGAAAACAGAGAAGAGTAAAAGACCAAAGCATTGTCTAGAGCAGCCTGATCTTCAATAGGATCGATATGATATCTCTTAAAGCGGTCAGCAAAGTCTAAGACTGCTTCGTTACCGAATTTGGTGCAGTTAATAGCAATAGCTGCTAACAACCCAGGTATCTCAGCCTCAAATATGTTTAGATATTTCTTCTGATTACTAGTCTCTGCCACAAAAGACTTAAACGTCTTCTTCTGAATCCAACTGATGTTTGCCTTGATCAAGCCAGCAGCATCTTGAAGACGGTTAAACTTAGAGCTATCTTGGAAGGCTAAAGCAACCTTGTTGTAATAGGAAACAAGATCACCGTTAGTGCAGAACTCAAAACAGGAAAGTTTGTGATGCGACTCCGATAGCCCACTCTTATCCATGATAGTGAGCCCAGATATGAAGTTCCCGCCAGTCATCCTAAAGATTGCTGATCGACCAACTGTCGTATCATGGGCCGCAGGCACATACTTGGGACGGATGATGACTTTACGTAAGTCAGAGCCAATAATAGAGACACCTCTAGGAAGAATAATTCCTGGGGTGTATACGCTGTTGTATGCTCGCAGTGTTCTGTCGTCAGGCTCTCCCTCATTAGGGAAGTTCGCTGTATCGCTTCCTGGATTAACCTCTAGAGCAAACGGGTCAACTGAGCCACTTAAAGTATCAATCAGAATGTCATAAAGACTGTCTGAGACTAGTTGAATCTCCTGATACGGATTCGTAAGTGAAGTCGGGTCAGGAGTGATATGCCGCAGTCTAATCCCACCTTTACTCTCTTCCGCTTGATTCTTAATAACAACTCGAGATACTTCTCTTAATACCCGAATAGCCTCCAAAGTACTCTGCCGTTTAGGAGAAGAAGAGTAAGCAGGAATGAACGCACCCGGCGTGGTAAAAAGAGTCCGAGCCGCCTGAACCATAAAGAAGTTGCCAGTGTCGGCAATGTCTTTAGCGACTGCATCAACAAAGAAGCTTAAATCCCGCTTGCAGGCTAGCACTTCAGCCTCTGTCAACACTTGGGCAAACAACGGGTCAGATTGATAGGAAGTGTAAGCAACTTCTACCAGATAGTCGCGGTTAGCAATTAACAGCTTCGCTGCGTCCTGGCGTTGATCAAAGTCAGATTGAAATATTTGTCCGCCGTAGCCATTCTCAACTTCATATTCTCCAGCAGCTACATGAATAGAAATTCGTTGGGTTATATCCGCTCCACCAGAAGCAGTGTTACCGACGACGAACGATCGCCGCGCCGCTTCTATTAAAGCCCGCTCAATAGAGCGAAAAGGTCTAAACCTAGAGTTGCCTCTATTGTCCTTAGCGTCTGAAGCGTACGGACAATTCTTGTCAACGTGGATAGTATATTGACTTCCTCGGCTGATAGACTCCGCTAACGCCTCTAAATCTTCCTTACTCAAGTCCTTAGGATGAACAGAGACTGGTAGAGGCGCCCAGCCATCTGGCGTTTGTGACTCGTTAAGAAGGAACCGATTCTCTTCTTTCTGATACCAAAGAAATCCTGTAGGGCAGTTCATATCGCAAAAACGGATTTGAAATCTAAATCAAGTGTCGCACTATTCTGACTACGTCTTTATCAACCTATTAGTAAACACCCCCATCCGGATTATGTCCTTCATCCTCAACAGGTTGGTCATTAGGATCAGCAAAGTCATCTCCATGTGGACACGGGTCTTCTGGATCACTAGAAGTGTCTAGGTCTTCAAACTGTAAATGAGGTGGGTCTATGCCACCATAAAGAACCATATAAGGATTAACAGAAGAGCGACAGGGATCGGAAGGCAGCCCAGGGTCTGAGTCGCCATCTGATAAAACCGGCAACGTATCCTTGTAAGTAATCGGCGTGACATACATCTTTGAAATACTCAACGGATTTTCTTCCTCTACAGAAGGCGGTGTTCCAGCTAACCCGCCATTAACGAAGCCACTTAACAACCCCCGAGCAGCGAGTATTGCCATCTCTGCTCTCAAAACAGCGATGTCCCCTAGAGCATTATCGAGATGCTCCATGTTGTGGTTATGCTTATCAACAAAGTCGACGACAAAATCAGACGCTGGATCCTGCTCGAACTCTCCTTTGTAGACCAGCTCCAAACCGTTAGGTTGGGGAATTGGATTTCTAAACATTCGCTATTGCCGCTGCTTGGAACCTAAGCCTAGCTTGGCATAGTTCGCTGTGCTATCAGCGAATACATTCTCTCTTCTATGGGCAATACTGTGTTTAGACAAAACAGAGAAGAGTAAAAGACAAAAAAACACTTAACTATGGAAACAACCAAAACCTTAGAAGCTGTTCAAAAACTGCTTGAGATACAGCAGAAAGTCCTGTCTAGTCCAGAAAGAGAGGAGATAGACACATCCATCGCGTCGTTTGAGGCAGCCTACGAAGAGCAACTACAAGTAGTTGAAGGTATCGAGGCTAAACTAAGCGACACTGAACGCCAAATTCAAGAGTTGACCAACTCCCTTCCGGGTTTAAAAGAGCAACTAGAAGCTGAAAAAGAATCCGCTGAAGGTATAGAGTACAACCTCGAACAGTTACTGAAGAAGCGCACTGCGCTGTTTAGTAGTTTCGAAGAGTTGGGAGAATATAAAGACACTCTTGAAAGTCTTAGTGCCGTCCTTAGTCAAGTATCCACTTTACTATCCGACTAACTATGGGTTACGAAGACATGCAGACGTTTATAGAAGAGAGTCTGAAGCTAAGCGAGACTGACTCTCTTCTAAAGAAAGAATACTACTGGAAGCAAGCTGCTATAAGCCTAAAGAAAATGATAGAACTGCAGCATGAACAACAAGAGATGAAGCGCCAGCAGGTTGATTTAGAACAAGAACTCACAGAAATAGAGAATTCTATGCAGCTATTAGTAGTTCAAGATAAACGACTTACTAATGAAACTCAAAGAAAAGCTGCTATCAATTCATTAAAGATTGAAAGTGAAGAATGGCGACAGCTTAATAACAAAGAGCTGCCTACTGTAAGACATGAAATTGAACGGTTAGAGTTGAGTCTGCATACATTGAAGAAGGTGTACGATCTGTGTTACGCTGCTATCAATTACTAAGGGTGGCGGACACATATGCAGACACTCGACTTTTCCTACGTTAAAATCCCTGTATCTTTAATTAAAGAACGACTTCTTAAAGTTTGCGTAGAACACAAAAAATCAGGGCTACCTTTTGACAAGTATCTTCCTAACGTGGAGTATGTTGCAAAAAGAAACTGGTACAAGACTGTAATGTACCGTATGGCTGAACACCAATTTGAGATTTTAGGTCTAAAGGAGGATTTTAATGAGTATTTTGGTCACACTATCGAGGAAGATTGGAACCGAGTATTTCTAGAAGCAGCTGCGTATAGTTGGCTGTGTACAGAAGGAGATAAAGACAGGTTAGATCTTCTTTACCCTAAAGATAAAACGCTGCCTGACGATCTTGCTTACGGACTTGTGCTTCAGTATTACCAACCAGTAATGAGAATGACTTGTTTCCTATCAGGATTTACCTATGATGAGGAAAGAGACTACATCCCCGCCGATGTTTTAAACGAAGCAGGCATCTCCGCTGTCGAAGACACTTACGAGCAACTTAAGCACCTAAGATTCTTAAACCTAACGAAAGACGACGTCTTCGATATGGTGATGAAGTTTAAGTGGTAACTACTCCGCAAAGACAAACAGCTCCACCAGCGCCCTAGGGTATCTCGGTGGGGCTGGACTTATGGAAGCAGTCGCCGCTGCCGGAACAATAATGTTCAAAGCAGTAGGAGAGACACTCATAGGTTCTGGACTGTCATAAAGTTGTTGAAAATACGTCATAGGTGGATAAGTGTAGGTAGCCTGAGCAGTTACCAACTCCAATCCGACTGGACGAGTGGACTTCAAAGCTAGAATCCGCAGATAGGTTCCGTGTTGCGTCAAGTCCACCGTAAACGTAGTATTCTCTTCGAGGTTAAAGTTTAAAACGTTAGGCAGCTGAACAGTCCTAACGTCTCTAAACTCCGTCAACGGTAGCTTAAAGTCTGTTCTTTGCGTATTGATATCATCGGAGCTATAAATCCGAGATGAAGCTACAACAGTGTAAGTCATTTACAAACTCCAAATTCTAAACCAAGTCTAATGTCGTTAGCATCCTGTCCCGATGAGTTTTACAATAATTGTTCCCATGCTATGATCCGTTGTAGACGGTGCAAAGCTATGGTTCCTAGGGCAAAGACGTTACACTATGACCCTATAAACGAAGAGCAACACTTGGCTACCCATCCCTGTGAGGACAGAGTTAGAACCAATCGGCGTCTTCAGCGACAAGCTAAACAAACAGAAAAAACAGTAGAGAGGCAAATCGCAAAACAGACATTAAGAAGCGGCGCCGCTCTGGGAGACGGAGATCTATGCGTGTTAGAAGATCTACGAGTAGAGGTTAAACGTCGGGGCAGCAGAAAGAGCTGGAACCTGACTTGGGAAGAACTAACCAAAGGTAAGAAACAAGGTATAGACGTCTACGCTATAGAGATAGAGACCCCTTTAGGCACACGACAAACCGTCTATATGCTTGAAGAAGGAACATTCACAGACATACTAGCCAGATTAAAAATTTCACTACACAAAAATGAGCGAATTCAAAAAACGTCTACTGAAACGCTGTAAAAGAGGTCTAGTCTCTGGCGCTGAATTGGGGTATTTAGAGCGTCTACCGACAGGTATCGCAGGATTAGACAGTATTCTAGGGGGCGGTTTGCCCATTGGACGAGTTATGCAAATCTGGGGGCCTGAGTCCACAGGAAAGTCAGCTCTAAGTCTATCTATCATTAAAGGACGTCAACTTCGTAATCCAGAAGGAAATTATCTATACGTAGATGCGGAGATGACTATCACCCAAGAGGATCTAGATGTCCACCAAATAGACAAAGACCGACTGGTTTTCTATCGTCCAGTTGGAGGCGAAGATGCAATCGACACCGCCCTAGATGCCTTAATGGAAGGTGCAGAAATTGCTGTTATTGATTCAGTCCCCTATTTACGCCCGAAGAAAGTCCTAGACGAAATGCTAAAAGACTCTACGTACAGAGACGTCTCTAGCATCGCCGGGCTGTTAGAAAGACTTCAGTCAAAAATCATTATCACATTAGAGCAGTGTGAAGGCGTTCTCATCTTTATCAATCAACAACGCCCCTCTAAAGATATGTATTCTCTTCCTAGCCACCCAGGTGGTTCGGCTCTGAAGTTTATGCAGTCTATTTCTGTACACGTCACCGGCGCTAAAAAAGACAAGAACAATCCAGAGTGCATTACGCAGAACATCATCACATCCAAGAATAAGACTTATACCCCGCTTAAAAAAACCTCTCTGATTCTAAATAACAGAGAAGTTGATCGCGGACGGTCTCTCTTAGATGCTTGTATTCAACTGGGTCTGATTCATCAGAAAGCTGGAGGCTATCTTACGCTGGCAGCCGAAGTGGCAGAGGCACTACAAATAGAACCTGCTTTACCAAGAACCCTAGATAAGTCCGCCGCGCATCTAAATGAAGAAGCTGCGTTGTTTGAGTACTTGTATCAACAAGTCTTAGAAAGTATCAAATTAGGTAAAGATAGCGCCGAAACCGTAGACAAAGAAGAAGAAGAGGAGGCAGCAAGTTTGTATGACGACTAATCAAAAACTGAAGTTTGAGTATGTAACAACACCTCAACAGTATCTTGATTGTCTGCGAGTCTTAGGGCAGTCAACCTGCCTAGCTGCTGATACCGAAACTTATTGTCTTCCTGAATGGGAGGGTAAAGGGGGGTCTGCTCTAGACCCCCACACAGCTAAGATCAGTCTTCTGATTCTAAAAGGAAAAAAGACAATCCCCTATGTGCTAGACATTCTGTGGCTCGAAGAGCACCAAGTTGACTTTGAACCGCTAAAGCAGCTGCTATTAAACATCGAGTACACTCTCTGGCACAATGCCAGGTATGATTTAAAGTTTTTACAATCAACCTTCGGCTTTATGCCAGAGAACATTCGAGACACGATGATTTATAGCAAGATGTTAGGCAATGCGACTGGGTCGAAAGCGGCACAGTTTACAGGGCATGCCTACGCAGACCTATGCCGTGAACATCTTAATGTTCACATTAGCGGTAAAAAAGACTTAAGGGAGAGTACCTGGTATCTGCCTGTAAGCCACCGCAATCTAGACAATGAGTGGTGGGCAGAGAAGGTAACCTACGCCGCTAATGACGTAAAGTACCTGTTCCCTTTAGAGAACATTCTCCGCCCAGCCATTACTAATCCGCTCCCTAACAGCCCATTACTAGGTTCAAATAATAACGAAGCAGAATGGGGGCTAGGGGCAGAAAGGTTGTTAGAGATAGAATTGCAGTATGTAGTCGTCGCCGCTGAGATAGAGTATCGCGGCATCGGCGTTTCTAAACCGATGCTAGAGGCTTATCAACAAGAAGTATCCCAACGAGTTAAACAACTCGGCGCAGAACTCTGTATAGACTTAGGGATTGAAGAGCCGATTTTAGACTGGACAGGAGAGTTAGTCCCTACGCCTGATACTCTAAAGAAGCTAAGAAGCAGCTCTGGTCTCCTAGAAGCGGTTAATCGCGCTCTTAAACTGAAACAAATTGACAACACCCAGAAAGCGACTCTAACTCGACTGCTAGACATCATTGATAGACTCTTCGTAGACCAAAGCGAAGATAAAGAAGGAAACATCGTTGGTAAAGAACGTCTAGGAGAGATCCTGATTAACGAAGACGAACAAGACCTGTTTTCCGAATTAGAGATGTTTGAGATGGGAAGACTTAAAGAGATATCTCCTATCATTGCTAAAATCGTTGACTTTAAAAAATACACCAAGCAAGAAGGAATGAATCTGCTGAAGTATATCAATCCAGTCACTGGTCGTATTCATTACTCTCTAACGACTATTGGAGCCGCTACTTCGCGGTCAAGCTGCCAGCGCCCGAACCTTCAACAGGTCACAGGACGGAGCACGGTTGAGATAGAGATTAAAGAAGAGGATGCTTGGCATCCAACTTGTGTGGAGGTGCTGCTTTGAAAGGATACGGATTCAGCACTCTAAGTGAAGAAGAGTATCTCGTTCTTAGCGCCTTTCCCCAGGATAAAGAACTAGGCTTTCCTGTAGACTGCGGCTTTTCCCATGAAAAGACCGTGGCTCTACTAGAAAGTCTGAGACGCAAGGACTGCATAGTTGGACGCGCGCCTTATCGACTAACAAAAAAAGGACTAAAGGAGCTAAATCGTGGGATACATCAAAATGCTAGCAAGCCCGAGGATGGGACTTGTAGCACCTAAGGGTAAAATTCTTGCGAGTCTAGACTTCTCTAACCAAGAAGCGCAGATTGCTTCTGTCATATCTGCTGACAAATCTATGTCAGAAGTGTTTCTGGTGAAAAGTACCCTAACTCGCCCTGATGGCACAAAGTATGTCAACCCATACTCAGATATGCACACTTTAAGTGCCGTATATTGTATCAATCCAGAACGATATAAAGACGTACCTGAAGACCAGTGGCGAGAGTTAGCGGATAACAGTGGTGATAGAAAACTTGCGAAGGGGTTAAACTTCTCTATCATTTTTATGGCAACCGCTCTTGCCATCTCCCAGAACAACTACGTCAAAGAAGAGGTCGCCAAAGGCTGGGTCGAAAACCACAAAAAAACCTACGCTAACTTCCACGGCTGGGCTCAAAACTTTGGTAACATCGCGGCTGCTAGAGGATATGCTATCACTCCCTATTACGGTGCTTGGCGCTACGTAGATGAGTCAAATGCAAAAGGGTCCGGAGAGTCTCCAGCTAGAAGCGCAGTGAACCACGCTGTACAAGGATTGGCTTCTTCTATTACTAAAGACGCTGCTATCCGCATTCGTAAGACGTTTAAAGACACTAACATCTTTATTGTGGGTGTCATTCACGACGAAATTTTGATAGAACTGCCTGGATCTTTAGAAATTAACACAGAGAAGAGTAAAAAGAACAAAGACGGCTGCTGGACTAAGCTGGTATGGCAGACACAACCAGAAACGATGAACATTTTAGAACAAGCTAGCCAAATCATGTGCCAAGTCGAGACAGAGGTATATAAAACGTTTGGCTCCAAAGTTAAGGGTCGAGCCGGTATTGATATTGCTCCTTATTGGTCACACTAAAATATGAACAACGAAATATATTTCCAACAAGGCTCCGAACTGGTCGAAGCAATCAAGTGGGTAGCGTTAAATACACAAGACGTAAAAGGATTGCCCGCGGGCTCTCCACGCACCTTCGTTCACTTTAAGCAAGTAACAGCAGAAGAAGCAGTTGCTACTGCTTACGGTAAAGGAGACATTTGGCTAAGTCGGCGGTGCCCTAGCACTGGAGTCATCGACACAGAATATCTCCTGAAGGGTGATCAGGTTTGCGCACTAGGGACTCTAGACTTTTTTAATGACTTCTCTCTTATCTTATCAACCACTAAAAGACAAAAGGCTAGATTTCGTTCCTTGGCAGCTGGAGACACAAAGTCGAGCGATGAAGGAATCACTGAAGTCTCCGTCTATGCAGGTGACATATCTGACTTTAACCCCCCAACCACAGAGTGGCAGTTAGCAGCACAAATTGTTGATGGGTGGGCTTTCCGTCGGGCTGCCAGACTTAACCAAGACCAATCCGACCTAAACAAAAACGTGTCTGAAAAGGAAAGCGCTCCTGTTCTACTTCGCTTTGAAGACAACATGGTCGCTATTATCTCCGCTGAAAAAGGAGGTGCCCTAAACGGTAGCAACATGATTGTCACAGAAGTAGACTGCTTCTTCCAAAATCCATTCACCATAGCCATTCGAGGAAGACACTTAAACAAAGTCGCCGATGTCTATGGCAAAGATAACAGCATGATTCAAGTCCTATTGGACAACACTGAAGAACCCAATCGCGTGAAGTTTGTCGGCTGTGAAGGTTACATAGATATGCCTGTTGTCCCCACATACAGTTGTACAGCCCTAAGCATTGGTGCCCTGTGTTATTTTTACGGGATTAATCGTCAGGGTTACACCGAACTTTGCACCCGGCACTTTATCACCAGCACTATACGAGGCTTTGTAGACCTACAAACGCCCCGACCGGACCAGACTCCAGACATACTTTTAGAGATGCAGAAGAATAAACTGATCATCTCGAAGCGTCAAGACAATACTAAAAAGGAGCGCTCTCTGGTATCGGTATGGGGGCTAGAGGGTGTAGGAGATTGGATACCTGTGGTAGTTAAGCACGAGTTATTAGCCCAGTCGTTAACCACAATCGAGAAGTTTATCTCTGCTAAGATCCAAGACTCAGAAGACTTCGAACCTAACATCGTTGAGTTGAAGTTAGTGAGCGTTAAGGTTGTTAAGCGAGAAGTGGTAGTTCTCTTTATTGAGAGCCCTACCTACGCCGACTGCCGCATCATGTTGATGTGTAATTCTCTAGAAAAATCTGTGGATAAAGAGGAAGACGATGCCTAATAAAGCAACAGATAAGAACCGCTACTGTCTGGAGTACCCCTCCTATTTACAGTCCCATACACGACAGTGGGTTACTAGCGAAGGAGATCTTCTAAGACGCAATGGCACTGTCTACAAAGTTGTACAAATTGTACGACCTGTTATTAAAGGCGTAAAGCCAAGATTGGTTCTAGAACCGTTAGATTTTAACGAGGACGAGCATGACCTACCCCTGTAAAACGCACCCAATTATAGAAAGTGACTTAGATTGCGCTGCCTGTAGCCTAGGGGACCTGCGGCGTGAACATAACGTACGGGCTATAGCTAGAGAAGAATCGCCGCAGTGGTGTGTCCACGGGAATGGTCCTGAAGATCTATCAAAGGTAAAGCTGATTGTTATTTCTGATTATCCGGGTGCTTACGAAGTCAAAGAAGGGTATCCCATGGTAGATAAATTTCGAGACCGCCCGGAAGTCTATCGGGGTAAGGTTCAACCTAGAAACGCAGGTAACTTCCTACGACGGGCACTTCACCTTATGTACGGCTTAGATACATATACAGACTGTTGGATAACTAATGCTGTTAAATGTTCTCCAAACAAAGTCAGTGTTATAGAAGGAGCTCACATTAAACCCTGTACGAATAAGTGGTTAACCTCTGAGTTTCAATTATTAGACCTACACTGCCCCCAGGCTCCAACACTCGTTGTAGGTACTCACGCCTTTCGAGCAATAAAGCACCTATATAAATCAACCAGCGCCCAGCTTGATGCTCAGGGAGTTATAGGTAGTCGCCGTAAGGTTCATATAATCAATGGTCGACCGTTTGTCTTTTCCTTCAACCCAGCCATAGCAGCCCGAAGCGAACCGCGCATAGAGACTGCTGTTAAACAAACGAGTAAAGGAACCTATATATCTACCACAGACTGGCTTTACCCGCCGCTGCCCGGTTCACCTATTGATAAATTCATCAAAGACCTACGCCTTCTAGCAGATTATATTCATGACTAACAAGATTGTCCTCTCTACCGCAGAGGAGCTCGACGCATTTCTCCCCCTAGAAGTAAATCAACTTGCGGGGCTGTCAGCATACTCGTTCTTTCTAGAGCGAACCAAAGACGGATTTAACTCTTTTCTGAAAGAAAACCCCCATGCAGACGATAGACCCTATCAATATCAATATGCAGCGGTAATGTGCTGCCGCCGATTTAATATCATGGGTTGGTCAATGTCGGTAGGAAAAACCACTTCTACCATTGTGACAATTCTAGGACTATACAAAGAGCGACTACAGCAATTACGAAAGGGTAGCATCCACATTGTTGTGTTGAACCTGTTAGCCGCCGAGCGGTGGCTAGAAGACTTCTCTAAGATCTCGATGTTCAAAGGACTATACCAAGTTGTAAACTCCCTAGCTGACTTAGAGAAGACCCAATGTCCAATCATCATTTACTCTCAAGACTTTCCCAAAAGGCGGGCATCCGGAAGAAAGTATTCTTCGAAGACGACTCTGTCTAAACGTCTTCGGAAACTCAAACCAACTCTACTTGTGGTAGACGAAGTTCATGGGTTACGATCTAATACAGCCCGCACAGCACACCTAAAGAAGATAAGAGAGAAGAGTCGGCGGTGCTTAGCCCTTACAGGCACACCCTCCGAAGGGAACCTTAAAGAACTACACAGCATTCTTACTTTTGTATATGGCGACAACTGGCTATACCGTTCTGCTCAGTCTTTTAGTAAAGACTTCGGCAGCAAGCAGCGGATATCTACGAGCTATATCCAAAAGGAAGATGCCCCAGAGAAGTATCTGCAACGACTTGAGCCAGCTAAGATGGCGGATTACTATCATATGATGCGGCGGTTTATCCACCGTGTTCGTATAGATGAGCCGCAAATCAGGCGCTGCATGACGCTTCCCGAAGCAGAACACGTAATGCACGCTGTTGAACCAGATCAAGAACAAAAAGATATCTATGACCTCTACGTCGCCTCCCATTTAGAACAACTACGACGAGTATCAGACGGTATTACAAAACAGCAGCAAGCAGAGGCTCTTCAGCTAATTAACCCGCTTATCAAAATCGCTAACTTTCCAGGCGACGGCACTAGACCTACCCCTAAAATCAAGTATCTATTAGACCTTGTCCAAAGGGCTGAAGGTAAAGTGGTTATCTTCTGTGATCGAGTCGCTTCTGCCTGGTTATGTACGCACCATCTAAGAAATACCTTGAAAGTTGAGACGATTCGTCTCTACTCAAAAGACCCCAATGCCGAGCCCCCAGAGATGAACATGGAACAGCGTATTGAAGCAGTTACAGAATTTCAATACAATCCCAATATCAAAGCAGGAGTCTTCTCTATCACTCTGGCGGGACAGTCTATTGACTTAACGAAAGCAAGTGACGTTATTTACTATTGTCTGCCCTGGAGCTCTATCAAGATCCAACAGTCTATCAGCCGTGTGGTTCGCTCAGGTAATACCTATCCAGAAGTCAAACTACATTATCTGTATCAGACTGGGATGATTGACGAATACCAGACTAAACTGGCATTAGAAAAGATTCGTTGCTCAAAGCTGATGCTAGACTACGAAGTCGACTTCGAAGCAGAAGAGACAGAATCTGATCTGACGCCGTCCGACGCCCTATCCCTTATGTTTCATTAACAGCTAATGATTAATCACACCCTTGTCAAAAACTTTTCGGATCGTTGCATTTTAATGTGCGGTCAAGAAGCAGTGGCCCTAGGTCTTCCCCAAGAAGCGGGCTATTGCATCCATGAAGGTATTTTAGAGTCTCAAGAATTTGACTGGGACGAAACTATTTTCGCCCTATGGGTACAGCAACTACTGGAGACTTTTGGCTTCAATAACGAAGAGAAACTGCTCGATCTCTACGGTAAATGCAGCGATACGATGGAACGCTACGGTAACCTGATGGAGACCCTTTGCGTTTAACTTCTAATGGCAGACCCTATCCTAACAGAGTTTGTTAAACAAACTCTGAACTACCAAATCCCAGGACTAGACCCACAAGACCCTAAGGAGGCCCTGGAAGAGATACTGAAAACAGAGAAGAGTGAAAGAACAAATACAACCGAAGGCGACGAGCCTCCAGAAATTAGAGTAAACACCTTGGGTCAAACAGTTAAGATTCACTATTAAGCCCAAGGTTAATTGAGTCAATTAACCATGAAAAATATTGCTTATCTATCTAACCCCATGCGCTGGGACGAGTATTACGGGCAAGAGGCAGCGGTAAACCTTGCAAAAAAGTTCATTATTAATGGGTTAGATGAAGACAAGGGGCTGCCCCGATCAATCTATATCAGCGGACCCAGCGGTGTGGGTAAGACAGCATTTGTGCGACTGCTGATGCGCTCCTTCCGCTGTCTAGGACGTAAACAGGGAGAATATGAGCCATGTGGTGTCTGCTTGAATTGCACCCGCACTGAAGATGAACGACTGGGAGGAAGAGCCTATGGCGATACCATCTGGTTACAGCCAGGGCGTCGGGAACAAGGGACAGACCAGTCTCAGGTTAATGAAGCGTTAGCTCAGGCTGCGGCTGGACATACCCATACTGGAAGACCTGATCGTGATGTCCTCTGGATTGTCTTCGATGAGTTTCAGGCGTTTGGTCCCGCTATCCGTCAACAGGTTTTATTAAAGTCAGAGGTTGAAGCACCAAACAACAACGTCTGCTTCGTCTTTATCAGTATGCGGGAAGACAAGATCAATGTGCAGGATCTAATCGCATTGATTCGCCGGGGCTGTCCTATTCAGTTTCTACCGTTTACCGTCGAGCAGATCAGCAACTATCTAACTAACAAGTATCCAGACGCCCCCCAAGAGACCATAGATCTGGTTTCTAAAGCGTCTCGTAACTCTCTTGGATTAGGGCTGGCCTATTTAGAGCGAATCAAACAAGAAGACGAGAGTATGCTGCCAGATATTGCTGGACATATTCTACAGATGGCTTCCCCGACCCAACGACTCCATATCTGGGAGTGTTTAGAAAAAGAGGTGGACTTCTATAACCTAATGGATAGTATCAAGGCGATACAGTCTTATACGTCTCCTTTAAACCTTGCTACACAGTTTATTGAAGATATTCTTGTCTCGATTAAAGGAGCCCCAACCGAAGACCAGCTATTTGCCATAGAGAAAATCAACCAGTTCCTACAGAACTACGGGCAGCTAAGTCTGCTTTCCTATCTTTCTACTCTGTACGGTAAACGCATTGTAGACAACAAGTCTATAAGCGACCGAACTAAAGCGTTAAAGTATGCAATCTAACCTAAATTTCTCAAGTGGTGTACCCTACTTAACTTTAGGTTCTGTCCAACAAGTGCAATGGATTCTGAAAGAGGTGCCGCACAACTTGCATCACCTCTATCATCCTACCAACCATGAAATACGTACCGCCTTAGAGTTCGAGGATCCGTTTGACGACAGCCCTAGGGCGTACATCATCCACCTAAAAGACTTCAAAGTAAACACTGAATACGGTATCCCCAGGGATAAAAACCTAGTCATCAGTGATATGCACTTTTACTTCTTTATTTGTGCTCTCCCCTGTGGGGACGTCAAACTAGAACTCACGGACGGCACCAAAGAAGACCAAAAAGAAGTTGCTAAAAAACTCTCTGGCAAGCCTTATGTGATTCTAGACCTAACCAAGTTAGACTACGGCTTCCCAGAAGCAGACACACAGCAAGAAAAGAACATCCAAAACTTCTATCGAGCTGCTCCGCTGTCATACCACTACAAAGTGCGCATGGATCTACCTCTAGTCACCGCTGATGAGTGGACCTTCTCTTCTATCCATAAAGACTTGATAGAGTCTTTAAACGAACCAGAAGGCTATAAACGCTGGGGTCAGATTAGCGACTCTGATATGTATGACTTTTTCGGACGTAGTTATAGCGAGTATCACCTCTTCTACAAAGGAGAGGTGTCTGGACTCTCTACGTATCTTCAACCCTTTCTTGAACGAGTACTTAGTGCTGGCACGTCTCTGGCCTTTAAGTCTCCTTTGGCTCAATTCGCACTTTGGTGCTACTTCACACATAGATACTGGGCGGATACCACCCACAGTGGACTTATGGCATACACCCCTAAACGCGGGAAAAAGAAAGACCGTAACGTCAAGAAAGCCTACATATTCAAGCCTTCACATCTCGCTCAGTGCCACTGGCTAGATATGATTAGAGGGAGGAATGTGCTATAGTAAGTACACGGCTGGTCAGATATGATAGTTCGCTGACGAATCAAAGACCCACATTCTGAACTGTTCAGAATCTGACCAGCCGGCCGCCAAAGAACAACACCGAGCAAAAAAACAGAGAAGAGTAAAAGCAAAAAAACAAATCTCAAAAAGCAGCCCAAAATTAAAGTTACCAAAATGGACGAAATCACTCACGGCAACAACGAGGCGTTTGAAGAATCTTCAGCGCTAAACATGTACGACATTGATGTTAGTGAAGACATCAACGAGTTGTACGCAACAAAGCAAGATGCAGAGAATCTCATTAAAGAGGGGCAGATTGGCCAGGAGTTTCTGCTTAAGCAGGGCGCCGGTGAACAAAGCACCTTTGACAAGAGTTGGTCTTACCACCGAACCCTACGCATCGACAAGAAAGAATACTTAGAGTGGTTTGCCACCCCTACAAAAGAAGAACAATCCCAAGGACTAACCGGAGAAGAGCTTAACCTCAATAACGACGCGCATAAATTTGTTGCTGTCCGGGGTATTATCCTCAGCTATAACTGGGGAGCCAGTCTTGAAGGTATGTATAAAGGCAAGTTCGTGAAGCTGTGTGAAACAGAAAGTATCGTTGAAGAGTTACCTACGAAGAAGCGTCGTACGTCGGGAGCGTTTCCCATCAAACAGCCCTTCAATCGTATGAGTCGCTCTGCAAAAGAGCCGACGACTCCCAGTTACTTCTTCACTTCTAATCCGCATATCACTCCTTATGCTAAGCGGTATGATTTGAACAACTTTGACCTTGCAAACGAGAATCCCTACAAAGAGTATTACAAGTCTTCAGAAATCCGTTCTTGCTTCGACTGCATCAAGAACCGTGATTACAAGCACACCTTTGAGGGGAACAGTGAAGAGACCGAATGCAGCCCCAAAGGGTACATTTTGATGGCGGTCTTCCAGTTAGGACGAAAAGACCCCACTCGTCATAACGAAGGACAGTTTGAACACCCCATCGACATTGACTGGGTCAACGTAGCCGATGCAGGAATTACAGACTACCAGGGTCGTCCTCTGAATCGTCCGTTTATTGTTCGAATTGATCGGATTACTAAATCCCTACTCAGCAGTATCGGTGACGGTAAATGGGATATTCCTGTTAAGTTACCAAAAGACTTCAGTGGTACTCGTCGGAAATCCTACTACTTACCCAACGATGCTGTTATGCTCCCTGGTGACTACTACAAGTGGTTACACGCTAAAGGCACAGGTAACGAGCGGGTGCGCATGCATAAAATGGGTTTCCCTCTCTATCCTGTAATGACAGAGTTATACAGCGCTAAGTTGAAGCAGAGCAAGTACTCAAAAGACTATGCGCCTGTGTTTAATCCGATGCCGTTAGACGACAATGGCTGCTTTAATGGCGTTCACATTGACTACTTTGTTAACACCGCTTTACTTGTAGCACAACAAGAAGCAAGAGCTGCTAACGGAAAACCGGTCGACTTTAGTTCTTTAGCGATGCCAAGTGCCCCCGCTTCCGCTGCGTTAGCTGAGAGTAAAGAAACTCCTGCAGCACCAGCTACCGAAGCTAAAACGACTTCGACTTTCAAGAATCTGTCTGAAGCAGCATTTAGTGTTAAACCTAAAACAGCCTCAGATGAAGACGATCTAGAAGTTGAAGCTGAGTAGAACATACTTAACCCATAAGTGGCGGTCTTAATAAGACCGCCTTTTTTATACATCACGCCATGCAGATTAAATACAATGCTGGCCTTGCCCAGCTAAAAGCTCCCATCTCTCCTACTGTAGAAGAAGAAATAGAACGGGTACTGAGTTGGAGAGACAGAAACATTGAGTATATAAACGTAAAGAATAGTTGGAAAGGACAGTATCAACCTCAAGACTCTAGACGCTACTGTTACAGTCGGCAGGATAAAACCTTCCCTACAGGACTACTTCCCTATGTTTTAAGAACCTTAGAAACCCACAAAGTAGACTACACCCTACACCCAGAAGACAGTTGGGTAGACAACTGGGTGACGCCTACAAAGTATCCCCTACCAGATTGGGCATGGGATCACCAAGTCGAGATAGTTAAAACCGTTTTAGATTGGCGACGTTGTCTGATCGAGTCTCCAACAGCGAGCGGTAAGACCTCTTCTATTATCTTTATCTTGCAGCAGTTTCCCACAGCCAAGTGCCTTGTCGCCGTCCCTTCTGTCAACTTAGTTAACAACCTCCATAAAAGTTTAAGCCAAGGACTAGATGAACCCATCGGCAGAATAGGAGGGGGAAAAGAAACGTGGGAGAGAATTACTGTTGCCACTGGACGATCCTTATCCCTTTACGCAGCTACCAAGTATAAGGAGCAGATGGAGTCTATTAACGTGCTCGTCTTTGACGAGTGTCATAACTTCGGCAATAAAACCGGTAACAGTATTAGTGTTGCGTGTAAAAACACAAGTTATCGAGTCGGCGTTTCCGCCACTTTAACCCGAGAAGACGGATCAGACATTGTTCTAGAGGGTGTTATTGGTCCTAGGGCGCTAAGCATCTCAGAAACAGTGATGGTGGATCTTAAAGTTATCCATAGACCCCAGCTACTGTTCGTTAAACTGCCGCGCATCAAAGTAAAGATTCCTGTCCCCAAAGGGGAGTTAAAACCAGAGCGCCATAAAGTCTACGAAGAGGGACTTGTATACAATGAGTATCGCAATGAGTTAATTGTCTCCTTTGCCGAACATTTCCTACGCCGCAGCGGTCCCCGTGGAGTTGTGTTGGTGTTAGTAGAAAGAGTTGAACACGGTAGAATCCTAAACAAACTCTTTCAAGACAGAAAGATGGAAGTGCCGTTTATCTGGGGGGAGTCAGGTAGAGAACGTGAAGAAGCAGTCGCTAAATTCAAGTCTGGGGAGCTAGAGTGCCTAATAGCTAGTAAGATTCTTAACGAAGGGGAAGACGTTCCTATGCTCGAACTCGTCATTAACGCCGCAGGGGGTAGTGGGAAACGAGGAATTATTCAGAAAACAGGACGGGGACTCCGAAAAGACGCTAGCGGTAGAAAGCGACAAGCAATCATCATTGACTTTTACGACAATGAAACACACTATCTCACCAGTAACAGCCGATCTAGAATCAAGAACATCACAGAACGACACCCAGGAACCGTTGAAATCATCTCCCCAGAAGAAGCCTTCGGAATTCTGCAGAGCCAAGCGGGAGTGGTTGGGTAACTATAAAAAGAGCCTACCGTTCTTTGGAACAGTATGCTCAGTGGCTCAAGAAAAGATATCTCAAGGAGCCACGACTAAAAACGCGCCAGACTCAAGTATATCGCCCAAAGCTGTTTACATAAAAGACGTCAGCTCATCTGGGGTCGACCAGATGTTATTAGAACTGCTAATTGAAACAGGATTAGTTAGTCCCACCTGCTCAAACACTAACGAAGCTCTTTTATCACTTGACACAGACTGGCTCCTGCAAGCAAAAAGCGGGAGGAGAAAATGATTAATGAAATCAAAGAACTAGTCGGGATATCTAAAGCTGCTAACCTACTGCAGTTACCTGCTATTAACACTAACGGTCGAGGTCGGTGTCCGTTTACAGATTGCCAAAGCGACAAGCAATTTAGAATCTGGAACGATAGATATTATCGCTGCTACAAATGTGATCGCCACGGCAGTGTTCTAGACTTTGTCATGGAGCAAAAGGGTATAGGACTAAGTGAGTCTTTATCTCTAATTTCTAGCAGCCTGGACATTTCCGTTGGTCTAAAAGACTTTAGCCGTGCCCAGAAGACAAAGCAAAAAGCATGGGATCTCTACCAGACTTGCGCTCATAACAACCTCCCCATCGTAGAGTCCTACTGTCAGTCTAGGGGCTGGAAGAGAGTACCGGAAATAGGTCTATCTGTTAACGGAAACTTTCTGCGCTCTAATCGACTATCAGAAGCACAACTCGACAAGGCAGGACTACTGTCCCGTAATGGGGACGAGTACTTTAACAATCACATCATCTTCCCTATATACGACGCTCTGGGTAACCTAGTCCATTTCCATGCCAGAAATCTAGACAAAAATGCGTCGCTCCGTTGGTTATCCTCTGGCGGCACTCCAGGAAGCAATCGGTATTTCTACAACAGTAAGGCGCTGTATCAAAGACAATCTTCTTATATTGTTATCTGCGAAGGGGTTAGTGACTGTCTATCGCTGTTGCAGTTAGACATCCCAGCTATTGGGCAGTTTGGTGTCAACGTCAACCTGGTGCCACACCAAGAAGCCTTCTCACACTTCGATGGCATCATTGCTGTCTATGACTGTGATAAACACGCCATAGGTTCAAAGAAGTCTAACGACTACAAATCGTGGGGGTCTATGTTACCTAACCTAGTTGACTTGATGTCCCTAAGTAAAACGCCGATTTATTATTTAATGCCGCCAGATGAAGAGGGGATCACGGACATTAATGACTGGCTGGTGAGTATCGACTACTCTCAAGTAGTCTATGCCCAATATGGAAAAGAACACCTGAAGCCTCTAGTAGACCTTGCTATAGAACTTTACGAACAGGATATCAAAAGCCATAACTACATATGGAGCTGTCTTGCTGTAGACCAAGACCAAGAAAAGATTAGTCTTTGGAAGAACAAACTCGTTGCCAAGTACGGCAGCCTAGAGAACTACCTACTGAAGTGCCATGAGTAACTCTAACTTTTATCTGCACGTTGAAATGATGCCGGCTGCTCTGCCCCTCTCAGTGACAGCCGTCTATTTTGTAGAGCCACCACCCTACGTATCTATCTACGATACTCAAGCTAACTTCAGCCTAATAGACCAACTATATGACGAAGGCAAAATCCTCTTCGAACATGACTGGGTTACACCCCGCATGGTTAACAAAATGGGATATAGAACTGCCTGCCGTCATGTTGTCGATAGAGTTCTACCAAAATTAAGTCTTAAGGCAAAAGTGTTGCCGACAGAAGTGTTAGCCCCCCACGGCACCCCTATGTCTTTTTATTACCCTAGTGCCTACATAAAAAATCATAAAGTTAAAGAAAACAACATTGCCAAGCTGATAGGTCTTTCTCTTAAAAAAGGGGAAGTCAAAGATATTTGGCAACCGCTCCATCCGGTATACGGGTGGAAACGAAACTTAGGCAGACTGGATAAGACCCACACCCTTGCTTGTTTAGAACATGGCATCACTCTAACCCACCACTATATAGAAGGACTTAAACAGATTCCGTTTCAGTGGGTAAGGTTAATTAAACAAAGAGAGAAAGAGTGCCTATGGGGTTCTGACTACAGTCGACAGGCTCCCTTTTGGTGGCAAAGACTCTTTGAGTCCAAAGACTTCTTTATATTTATGACTCCAGAAGAACGAAGCCGAGCAACTCACACCGTAGAGACCGCGCTACCACACCCGATATACTCCTTTTACAAACCCCTAAAATTTGATGGATCCGATAGCGACGAAATTTAATGACATCTTAGACCGTCAACCAGAAGACCTGACCCTAATCGAATGCCTAAAAAGAATAGATCGTTTTGCCTGCTTTGAGATGAAGTCAGAGATTGAGGTAAACAACAGCATCTCCCCTGACTGGTTTTGTGTACTCTGCATCATCATTGATTATCACTTCTTAAAAGAGTATCCCTTCCTTAAAGACAATGCGTCTTTTAAACAGGGGCTCCTCTATAATGGACTTTTAAGCTGCTCTGAAAAAGTAGACAAGATTTCACCCAACAAGATTAGCGAGTTGGTATGCAGCTATGTAGAGACACGCAAAGAAGTTCTTGAGGAAATAGCTGATGCTACTAGCGATTGATCCCGGCACAACAGAGTCCGGTTATGTAGTCTACGACGGGAATAGCATTCTCGAAAGTGGAGTTACTGACAACAACAACCTTATACAGAAGGTTGGCATCGCCGAAGGAATAAGCTATCTAGCAATAGAAAATATTACTAACTACGGCTCTGCCGTAGGAAGAACCACGTATCAGACGTGTATTTGGATTGGGCGTTTTTATCAAGCCTGGCTTAGTGGACGGCGTAATGCCGATACCATAATGCTAGTCGACCGCCCCGCCATTAAATCTTATTTATGCCCTAAACAACGTGCTAACGACAAGACGGTTATTGAAGCCTTAAAGACAAGATACGGCGATAAAGGAACAAAACAAGACCCAGGCTTTACCTACGGACTTAAGTCCCACGCATGGCAGGCTTTTGCTCTAGCTGTATACTGTACAGACAACCTGCTGTGAAGCTAAAGCTGGTATAATCTAAGGACTGAATTTACTCAGATTATGCTCAGCAAAACCGTCAGTTACAGCAGACTCAGCGCCTATCAAGAATGTCCAGAATTGTATAGATTACGGTATATCGTAAAACCGTCTGGATATACAGCTCCTCTTCAAGAGCCGCTTATTAAAGGAAGTCTGGCACACTCTTGTATAGAAGAGTATTTACAAGGCGCCCCTAAAGATGTTGCCATTGAAATAGCAATTACCAACTGGCTAGTGGACTGCTGCAAATTACAGATTCAACACGGCTCTCTAAAGAAAGAAACCAAAGAAGAGATGCAGGAAGCCAGCAGCATCTATGACTGCTTGGAAGACAAGATCGAAGAAGAGGAAGCGACCAGTGTCGAAGCCTATAACCCAGGAGAAGGAGAAGGGGTATCTGTAGATCTGGTGATTGAATATGCTCTCTCCTGTGGACATCTTTTACACCGCGCTTCTGCTACCTATAACGCTGAAGATAAAATTCGCAATAAAGACGGTACCGTACCTAAGAGTCCTTTAGACTATCCCCCTACTAAATTCCGGCAGGAGTATGAGAATGCGGGGCTTGCCTCACTACGTCTAGAAATCGACAATCAAGCCACCAGGAACAACCTCTCATTCAAGCGAATGAGTCTAGCTAACATTGCTGCCTGGGGGGCCTGCTACGTCTTTAACTTTGAACTGCCCCAGGAGATAAGTCATGTTGACGCAATCGAGCTGCCTTTAGAGAACGAGAAAGTTTATTTCGGACCGAAGAAGGACCTTTACTGGAATGGTTTCATTGATACTATTTACCGTGCTTCAGACGGTGCGGTGGTGATCAACGACCACAAAACAGAGTCAGCCCGCCGCCGCTCTGAAGATGTAGCCTTTGATCTGCAGCTAAACTCCTACGCGGCAGTAAGATATGAGCAGACTAACAGACTGCCAGAATATATTTCTATCACACACCTGGCTTCTAACAGTTTTATCGTTGCCCACACAGACCCAGAGATCATGCAGATGAGCATGGAATATCTGGAACAGATTCAAGCTGAAATAGAAAACGACATAGAGCGGAAGGGGCAAGAAAACTCTTGGATGAAGAAATGGCCTAGCAAATACGGCAGCCCCTGCTTACGTCGATACAACGATGTGTTAACCAGTGCTTGTCCGTACATCCGCCGCTGCTGGCCAGAATATGCTGCATGCATCAACGACGAGCTAGTTGAATACCTAGGTTATTAATCAATGTCAAAAGCGCTAGACAAACGATGCTTAGAGGACTCGGTAGACTTTATCCACGACGTTACAGGTCTACCCCGGACTATCATCAGCCTAGTGATCCGTGCCTACTTTACCTTTGTGATGCTGCAGCTAAGCCGGGGAAGTCAGCACGGACTCTTTCTAGTTGGAATACTTACTCCTGAAGAAGGAACAAAGTCTAACACCGTCTCCTTTAAACCTAGCCAACGGCTTAAAAAGATACTCTACACCCATAAAGAAGTGGACTTCGCCGAAGTCCTAAACCAGTATCGAGACTTTATCGATCGGAAAAAGAAGAAGATATATCAAGCCGAACTAGAACGCTTTGGACGTTATACGTACCGTAACGCCGGAGCGAAATTAAGATCACCAAATTATGTGCGTAGACAGATGCATATCGATGCGGTGCGTAGTGATCTTCTAGCATATTTGCAGAATGAGCTCCCGTATGATTTAGACTGGGTTCATCCCACTTCCGAGAAGGTCTACTCTGCCACGCACATAGCCAACAAGGTCAAGATGTATCGTCATATCGACCCCCAAGGCTACGACTGCTTATTCGCAGTGTGGTTAAGTGTCAAAGACAGGAATATGAAACTGGTTAGAGAAAAACTCAGTCTTCAAGAATTTGAGAAAAGACTGGGAATTGTTCTAGACTGCCTCATCATTCTGATCGTCTACGATGACTTGGAGTCAGAAGCTGCTCGAGAGTACTACCAGTTGGGGATTCTCAACATCAACGTCAAGTAGTAATCTAAAATGCTCAATCAAAACGAAGACTACAGAGCGCGAGAGAGCGCTCTTAACGCACTCTCCTTTATTGAAATTATCGAGAGTTTAATAGTAGACTTTACAGCGTATACCAACTGCCTCCCAGCAGAGTATCAAATAGAAGCTACTCTTTACCTATCCAGAATCAAAACGCTGCGGGAGGCGCTAGACGATGAAGGGTTTGATCCCAGCATCCTAGGAGCCTCTGCTAGTCTGTCGAAGAAACTACCCAGCAAGATTCAAAGAATGGGGGTCGCTTCTCAGATAATCAGCATGCGGGAGGAAGGTAAGTTCACCATCAAAGAAATTTCTGAACGGTTCGGAATCTCCGCTCCGACGGTGAAGACTTTCCTAGATGCCTACGACAAAGCTAAACCTGTAGAGAAGACACGCATAGCCAAAACAAGTGTCTATGATATCCAGGAGAACATGGAGAACCTTCATGGAATGCTGCTGCGCACGATCGCCCGCTTCGAACTCGACGGAGACATTAACAACAAGAACCTAAGTGAGTACCGTCAGCTATTAGCCTTGGCTAACAAGCAACTTAAAGAGTATCAAAGTGCTCAGAAATATAATCAGATCGCAGCCTTAATTGAGCAGATCTTGCTTGAATACTGTGACAAAGAAGCACGGAGCAAAATTGTCGCTGAGTTTCAACGACTAGGTCTCTCTGGTTTCTTCGATACCATCCCTTCGGAAAGACCGACAGAACGTAAAGTTCTAAACGCTATCTAGACCTACATACATAATTTAGAGGAGACATTAATGTCTGCAAATCTTGAAGTCCCAAAGTACCTAGCACTGACGGGGCGTATTAAAAGCTGGCTACAAGATAAAAACAATCGCTTACCCGTCTCTTGCACTGTGTTGTCCGTAGAGGACTCCATGGAAGGTGTGAGTGCGATAGAAGACTCCTGGCTGTTTGCTTCAAAAGCGCTACGAAACGCAGCAGGAGTTGCTATCCACCTCTCTAAGTTGCGTCCTAAAGGAACAGAAAGTAAGAGCGGTGTAGTGTCTAGTGGTCCGGTGTCTTTCTCTACGATCTACTCAAAGATCAATGAAGTACTGCGCCGAGGAGGCACGTTTAAAAACGGAGCCATCACAATCCACCTCGACTACGACCACCCAGATGCCTTAGAGTTCATCTCTGCAGATCGGGCACAACTACCCTGGGTTAAACGATGTCTGAACGTAGACAATGACTTCCTAAACTGGAAACATTTAGAAGCGGCTTTAGCTGCTTGTCGTCGAGGGGATCTATGGTTAGTGAAAAAGACTCACAGCGAGTCTGGTTCACGGCTATACCACAACGTCTGCGTAGCAGGGGACACTGTGGTGCACACCAATAAAGGACCTAAATACGCAAAAGACTTAGTAGGTACTGCATTTGTAGCCATCGTAGAGGGGAAAGAATACCCGTCTACAGAAGAAGGAATGTGGTTGAGCGGCGTCAAAGAGACCGTCACTCTTAATACGACTCAAGGTTATAGTCTCTGTGCTACTCCAGACCACCAGCTGCTGACTCCAGAAGGATGGAAGCCGATTAAGAATCTCTACCCTAAAGACACCATTCTCCACGTAAGTCACCAAAATGCTAAAGACTGGGAAGGTAAAGGGTCTTTCAAAGAAGGCTGGTTATTAGGCTGGATGTGTTGTTTAGGGATTCAATTTACCCCGCAGATCACACGACTTGCTTTTCCTGGTAATAAAAAAAGCGCCATGCCTATGGCTGTTGAATACGCTAAGGAATTGGGACTTGATGTTAAAGAAGGCTTCAACTTCTTCTTAAGCACGAAACTCACAGAACTTGCCAGTAGCTATGGGTTAGAGCCAGGCAAAAAGGAGGCTCCCACAGAACTGCTCTTCACATCGTCACAGTTCTATAAAGGATTTGTTCAAGCCATCTTTTCAGAGTGCTGTACCCTACCCGCCGCCTACCGTATTGGACGGGCGACTAAACGCATTTGTTTTCGGGAAACTTATAGCATTACCCGAGTGGTCATGCAGATGTTAACCCGCCTCGGCATCCGCTGTCGTTTATCTCAAGCAGGAAAGAGCACCACGCAGCTAGAAATCTCTGGGCGAGAAGACCTACTTGTCTTCAAGAACAAGATTGGATTCTGCTTGGAGAACAAAGCGTATTTATTGGAAAAGTTAACTGACTCCTATAAACCTAAAGGCGACAACAAACAAACCCCTCGCTATGTAGAGGCTCAAGTCAGCTCTATTGAGTCTGCTGGTGTTCAAGAAGTTTATGACTGCACCATACCAAAAGTTAACGAGTTCGATGGTAATGGACTGCGGGTACATAACTGCTTGGAGATTCTCTTAGAATCCCGGGGCACCTGCCTGCTTAGTCATATCAACATGGGAGAATGTTCCCCGTCGGAGATCCCTACTGCTTTCACCGAAGGTATGAAGTTTCTCTGTGAGTTACATGCCCAAACCGGTACTGACGACAGCGGTATCTACCTCCCAAGTTCAAAGGATCGACAAGTCGGTCTCGGTGTTCTTGGCTTAGCCAACCACTTAGCCATTGCGGGGGTCACCTATAAAGAATTTGTTGAAACTCTAGAAGACAGTCTTGACATATGGGAGTCTGAAGGAGAACTGCAAGAGGAGACTAGCACAGCTAAAACTATCGTTAACATGCTGTTCACTGGCTTCAAGCAATCTGCTGAAGTCGCCCGACAATACAAAATGCAGCGTGCATTTACCATTGCTCCCACTGCTTCATGCTCCTATAACTACCAGGACATAGAGGGATATACCACTACTCCTGAGATTGCTCCCCCTGTCGATCGCCAAGTTGACCGGGACAGCGACACCTTTGGCGTCCAATCCTATGACTACAACCCTAAAGTTGAAATCGCGTCGGAGGTAGGTTGGGATATTCAATTCCGGTTAAATGCTGCTTGGCAACGTCTTATGAATACCACCGGACTCGCTCACAGCATTTCAATGAATTGGTGGAGTGACATGGTGCAGATGGATAAAGCCTTCATCGAGCGCTGGTTAGACTCTCCCCTATTGAGTCTTTATTACAGTCTGCAGGTAATGCCAGCAACTCAAGATAAAAGTTCCGTTTTTATTGACGAAGACTTCTCTATTCTGGGTTTAGGCTCGACCGCCGAAGACGAATCTCCTTCCGAAACCAAGGGGTTCTGCTCCGCTTGTGCCGAGTAAATAAAATGGGCAGGCTAGCCTGCCCATTATGTTCTCTAGTTATCAATTAAGTAAGATGTCACAAGAATACTATACTAGACTTCTCCAAAGAAAAAGATCGTGGACACCAGTAAAACCCTCTAATGGGTTAGTTGTAGAAGGTGCTGAAGACGCTCTTGCTCGAGCTCTTTCTCTGCGACTACTGGAGATCCCGGTTGGAGAGTTCATTAAGGATGCCTGCCGTAAAGACATCCCAGACGGATCTAGGGAGCTCTTAGAATCCAACATAGTAGATGAAGAACGACATGACTTAGCGTTAAGCTACGTTGCAGACTCTGTCAAAGGGTACTTACCGGACTATACTGAAGAAGCTAAGAAAATCGTTAAAACTTGGGAAGAAGCCACAGAACACCCTATTCTTAAAGCAATGGTGCTAGAGAGGGGTATTTTTTTTGTGATCCTACCGATGTTCCGTTTCTTAGGTAACGTAGGTATGCGCACATGTTCTGCTGACATTTCCCGGGATGAACAGACTCATGTCGCCTGTAACTCTCGCTTCTGTGAAGAACTTGGTATTGAGTTGACCCAACATGTTGATAAGTTACGCCGAGCAACTGTTAGCTGGGTCGTTCAGGACTTTAACATCCCGGATAACCGCTGGGGTGATAAAGACTTTTGGATACGTCAATCAGACAATCTAATTTACAACGGTGTGTCAGAAGAGTTAAACCCGACTCGACGCAGCCGTATGCCCGCTTTCTTTGAAATATCTGCAGTAGACCTACCAGCCTACAGCTAGAACAATACTCAAAAGAGGGAGTGATACTCCCTCTCTATAGATAGATGCAAATAAATTTTCTTGACAGTGTTTCCTTAAGAGAAGAGATTCCTACTTCATTAAAGTGCTACGTGTTCTTGAGCATTGATCAAGAAGCCATAGATAACTTCATCCGCAATAGTAAAGCCCGCCCCTTTGGACTAGTGCTGTCATTAGATAACTCTTTTCCAGGAGAAGAAGGACAGCAAGCGACACTCCTAGATATTGAGACTTTCTTTAACGTGCTGTCCTGTACAAAACCAGAGCACGAATTACTACTGGTGGAAGACAGAACAGAAAAGATATTGAGTTTTTGCTTTTGCGTCGCCGCTTACCTACATCAGAAAGACTCCATAGAAGAAGCAATGTACAAAACCGTAAGACGACTACCAAAAACTCCCCCAGATGCCCTCTGGACAATAATGTGTATGGATAAGTATTTAGACCTACAAGGCAGATTAGTTGCTGCCTACGATGACTATTTGGTTACGAAACTAGTAATTAACAAACAAGGCAATATAGCCGAAGGAGCTTTTAATGAAAAAGAATATTAGAGACATCTTAATCTGGTCTGCTCTGTTTCAGTGTTTACTGTGGGTAACTCCTACGATGTTACAGGCTGTCCAAACGTCGGACAAGGCAGAGAACATCCCGACCTTTCCCCCAAGTGTTCATATTATTCACCTCTAATGTCTTACCAACCGCTATACCGCAAAGAAGATCTGCTTTTAGGCAAAGGCAACACCATCATTGTTACAGGCTGGACACCTAAAGAAAGAGTGCAAACAAAGCTAGAGTCTAGCAATATAGACTACGGTTGCATTGGTAGTCTCTACAACCCGTTCTGTGGATTAAGCCCTCTGGTAGCTAACCTAGTTGCCAATCCAGTCTTGTACCCAATTCATATTCTGAATTGCACTAAACAGGATCGGCTAGCTAAAGGCAGTGAGGCGCTGAAACAGCTATTGAGGGGATATTATGTATATAGTAAAGTGAGTGAGTATGAACAGCGGTGGGATATCCTCTCCTCTAAACAAGTAATAGGAGAGGTAGATGGCATCTTTACCGAACAAGACCTTCAAAGTTTATGCAGCAGCTTTCATTACTGGACTGACCTAAAAAGTTTTTACGAGCATATCGAAGCTAATCCACAAGAAGAGTCTAAACCAAAAGAGCAAGCCCCGAAGGTTTATTTGATTAAAAAGTCTAGCCCTCAGGTATTTACAGGACAGGACAACGGAGTCAGAGTAGAGGCAGAAACAATAGCCCATACGTGGGTTAAGGCGATGCACGCCGTATACTACACAGGACAAAACGTCGGCAAGCGGCGGGAGTTGCTAAATCTTATTTCTGTTATTAAGGCAGAGCCTGAAGAGCTATACACTCCTGATTGGCTTGTGACTAGTCGAGAGAGTATCTTAGAGTATTGTTACGATATGCTGCACCCCAAAGAAGATAAAGATGTTGAGTATACCTATGGCGAAAGAATATTTAATCCGATAAATCAAGTAGAAAGTGCTGTTCGAACCTTGATTGAAGACCCTGATAGCAACCGAGCAGTCGTCTCTCTATGGATTCCGCAGAACGACGCTGGGTCAGCGCAGCCTCCCTGTCTAACCCAAATTAACCTAAAGATCTTTAAAGGCAAATTAATATTGACAGCTACCTTTCGCAGCCACGACATATACACAGCCTACTGCAGTAATCTGACAGCGCTTCGTTATGTACAAGAAACAGTATGTCAACAGATAAGAACACTCAATAAAAATATTTACCTCTCTTGTGGTGACCTAGTCTGCATTTCTCAAGCGGCTCATATTTATGAGTGGAGTTTAGAGAAAGCTAAAAAAACAATCAACGAGCAGTATCAATTTAAACACGTCTTACATGATGACGTTGGTAACTTTGTCATATCTTTAAAAGAAAACGGCATAGAAGTTACTCACACTTGCCCAAAAGGTAGTTACCTCGATCAGAAATTTTATCCACTTAATTTCTGTAACCCTCTACAAATATGTCGAGAAATAGCTCTTATGCATCCCACCATAAAAGCCGTGCATTTAGCTTACTTAGCCTTGGAGTTAGAACGGGCTGTTCAATGCAGCAACACTGGGCAGCCTTTTGCCCAAGATAAATCCAATTAGCTTATATGTGTACACCTAAAATTTAGACCATTTTTAGACCATCTTAAAAAAGCGTGCACAAATTTAAAAAGTCACCTACATCATTTGCAGCTTATCTGGCACTCTAAACACAGCAACTGATAAAGCTCGATTTTTGTAGATTATTGAGATAGGCCTCTAGTCTAGGTAGGAAAAGAATTACATCAGAGGATTGTGGTTCCTCCACTCGTGGGTTCGAATCCCATCGTTCGCCCTCACTTATTAAAGTGTGTCAAACGCCTACTAGCAAAGGAGTCCAGCTTAATAAAAAATTAAAAAATAGGGTTGCATCTTTAACGTTAACGGTCTAAGATCGGAAAAATTCTAGACCAGTTTCAGACCATGTCTCTCCCTAAACTGGAGAATAACAGTGGCGGCATTCGCATCCGCATTCAAGTCGACGGAAAACGCTATGTGTTTTCCCCTGTAAAAAACGGTAAATATGGTGATCGTGCCCACATGCGTCACGCGGAGTTCGTGATACGCCAGATCGATCTTGACTTAGAAAAAGGAGACTTTGATCATACCCTAGAAAGATACAAACCCAAAAGCAACAAGAAAAACACTGCTAAGAATAACAAAAAAGAGAAACCCAATCCGACATTAATAGATCTCTGGAAAAAATTCTTTGAGTATAAGTCAAGACTGGGTTTGGCTAAAGTCAGTCTAGAGCTTGACTATAAGCGTAGAGTCGGTAACGTGCTTCCTTTATTGCCATCTACCTCGTTAGATTCAGCTTTAGAGATAAGAGACTGGCTGCTTGAACACAAGCCTCCTAAACAAGCGCGAAAGATATTAATGCGCCTTAGCGAATGCTGCGAATGGGCTGTAGGGTCTAACTTAATAGAGACCAACGTCTTTAAGCAGATCAGCACAGAGGTCAGCAGAAATGTTAGACGTACCCAAGAGCATGAAGAGCCCGATCCGTTTACTAAAGAGGAGAGGGATAGAATAATAGAGGCATTCAAGAATAGCAAGACTTACAGCAAATATGCTCCTTTAGTCACGTTCTTGTTCTTTGTCGGTTGTCGACCGTCGGAGGCAGCAGGACTAAAGTGGTCTGACGTTAGTGAGGATTCCATCACTTTTCGTAACTCGTATGTTCAACGAAAAGATACAAAACGGCTCAAGACTCAAGCAAGCCGACATATCCTAATTAACCAAAAGGTTAAAGAAGCGCTAGAAGAACAACGTCGGTTGACCGGCTCCCGCCCCTATGTCTTTTATAGCTCTAGGGGAGCAAGACTCAACTGGGATAGCTTTAACTCCAACGCCTGGAAGAACGTCCTCGCGGAGTTGCCGGATATCCGGTATCGCAATCCCTATCAAATGAGACATTGTTGCATTACTCTATTGATGCGATCTGGAGAGAGTCTAACTGATATTGCTAAATACTGTGGCAACTCCCCCCAGACTATTCTCTCTGAATATGCAGGCGTTACCCGTGACTACGTTCCCCCGATAATCTAAGGGAACTTAACGGCAAGAAATACGTCAAGCAAAAACAGAGAAGAGTAAAAGACAAACAAAAAGTCAAAAAACACTTCTCCTTGATTACAAATCTATGAAGAAATTTCTCGTATACACTTCCGCTGCTACTGCTGCTGTTATTGGTCTGAGTGCTACTGCCTTCTTAGTCAAAGCGGAACCTGATGCTCAGAACATTGTCATAAACTCTGCTGAAAACCTAGGGGCTTCTATTTGTACAGCCCATGAAAACGGAGCAGCGACAAAAGAAGAGGTATTTGAAGAAGCCTCTTGGAACTATTTGATTAACAATGTCGGTCAGGCTACAACTGTCGGCAAAATCCTGCTCAAAGATCCTAGTCGACGGGCGGCTCGAAAGACCTATATCCAGACAGGTAAGAGCTATGTTATGAGTAATTGCCCTGAAGTCGTTCAACTACCTACAATTCCAAAAGGAACCTCATACGAAGAAGCAAACCCGTTTGTAAACTAACACTCATAAAGGGGGCATGGCTCCCCTTTCACACGCAAATATACACAGTTAGGGGTCGATAAAGCGATGTCAAATTTAATCAAGGACAAACTCTGGGAAGCACTAGAAGAAGCTGCCAAGCTAAGAGACATGTCCTTAGTGCAAGAAGCAACCAGAATTATTCAAAGCATGCAGGCAACAGACGACTCCCCCAAGCTGTCTTTGGTTCCTGCTGCTGAAGTAGACCCCCGCCCTGTAGGTATAGGGTCTGTGTTAGGGTTTGAGCCTATGGGGCGCACCGAAATTATTACTTACTTGATTAACCAAGTGATGCCCCAAGTTAGGGCTAAAGTAGGCAGCAATCAGTTCAAAAGACAACAAGTCGTAGACGAAATTGAAAAAGACACGATACTTACTGAAAAAGAAAAGAACTGGATCGGCTATTGTCTAAGACAAGAGTTGGTAGAGTTGAACATTCTAGAAGAACCGGAAGGGTGCTTCTTACGCTTCTCAGAACAGTACCTAAATAATGACCTAAACAATAAACTTAGCGTCAATCTTACCGAGATGGCACAGTTCTTTCAACTGAATGTGCTACCAGGGCTGCTTAAAGAGAATCAGTATTATCCTGTCTATACGGTAGATGATCTATGCGCCTATTTTATTGATAATTGTGGAAGCTATAGCCCTACACAGGTAAAAGAAAACATAGACGATATATTGAGCCTGCTCGAAGAAAAACACATTTTAGATATTCAAGCCGACCAAGTCGAGATTGGTCACAGCGTCAACAGCAAGTATGTAACTGCCGAAGACCTAAAGCAGATGCTACAAAAAGCTGTATAACCCAGTCCCTTGTACTCTTCTCTGTTTCTAAGGCTTGACTGAGTCAGAGTAAAAACAGAGAAGAGTAAAAGAATCAACCAAGTATTTACACTATTCCCAGGTTTACAACTATGAGTACGATTTTCGAAACCGCTTCCGCAGAAGACCAAGTTATTTTGAGCAATATCCCTGTTGAGCAGCCCGCCGCAGAAGAAGTTGCTGTTACCCAAGAAGTGTTTGAAGAAGACTTCAGCGACGATGTAGAAGCTGTTTCTAGCATTGATCCTCTAGAAGGGGTAACTCTTATCTTCGGTACCGAAGAGGTCGTTGTTGCAGCCGACAATACTGAGCTACACTCCATTCTTTCCAGCGCCGCAGACTCTCTCGGGATCAACGACGTTTCCCGTATTCGTTTTCGCCACAGCGGTCAATACGTAGACTCAACGACGATCCCCCAAGCAGGAGAGGTATACAACCTGCTCGTTACAGGTAACTCTAAAGCCTAATCCTTATCCACCGTTCACAGTTCAAGCTGTGTCTCTACTTGGAGACACAGCTTGAATTTTATATTTTATGTTTACAGTCGAATTACTTCCAAAAGAGACTCAGAAAGTCTACCTACAGATTAATCCTACATCCGACTCTGAGAATGTAAATTTAAACCTCTACGCACTTTGCCCAGAAAAAACTATCGAGGTGGAGCTCACTGACGAAACGAGTGAGAAAATGTTTATAGAGCATGAATGCGTTCACTGTCCGTTATACAGTGGAACCTTAGATAAGAAGTCCACACTAAGTTACGCAGAAAAAATCCGTTATCATTTTGTATCCATAAAATGGGACGAAATAAATCTAGAAAAAGAGATAGACCCGCCAAAGGAATACGATTGCTACTTCGATAAACTCTATTACGCTGTTATTACAGCGTTGCAGGATAAGTCAGATGAAGAGCTGTGCTGCGCCGCCAGTTTAATGATTCCTGAAATCAAAGCAAACTTCCCACTACATAGAGCATTACAGGAGTCTGGTATATCCGACCGCATAAGAAAAAAGATCTCAGTTATTCTAGCTATCCATCTTGCTACCAGACAGGACGTTAAACGAATTTTAGATTCTGTTCCCTGGTGTACCGGATATACTTCTGATAACTGCAAATTAGAAAGATCTGTGCCAAGATACACAAAGATAACTCTACCCAAGCATGCGTGGTATTCGTGCTTACATATTACAATACCAAAAGCATGTACACGTAAATGCTACGGACTTTTGGACGCGCGGTCAGAAAGAAAGCTTAAAGGAATGCGCATCACCAACGTGTTTAGCGATGCCACTATATGTTGGGGGACAATGTACCCCCCTACCATGTTGTCAGAAGCATCTGAGTTGTTCTTTAGCCTTCCTTTTAATGCTGACATTCGCCATGAAGAGAACAAGGTCACAAAGTACATAGACTTAAATGCCAACAACCTTCTTCAATATCCAGTCTTTGGTGAAGACCAAGTTGCTAGAAATAAAGCACTTAAAGAATATGTCTTTGAAGATGGCTCTAAAGTCAGTAGGTGTCCGATACCCTATCCATTGTACGACTATCACCAACACTTATTTGGGTGCAATGTAGCCCAAACAGAATTAACAGCATATTACTTAGACTACAAAGACTACAGCGATATATCCGACGTATCCAAACAGAGACTGCAAACCGCACAAGAGAAACACCTTTGTTTAGAGAACGTGAATGAGCCGCTGAATGTCATCGTCACAGGTAACGAAGACGTATGCTTACGCGGTTTGGTGCTATACAGGCTAGAAAGAACAAGTAAAGTCAATATTCTGTGGCTTTTAGAATACCCTAAACAAAACACCAAGACAAAAGCAATTAAGCTCCCAACAATCGATAGTCCTTTGAGTAAGGGAGAAATAGTCTACGTCGACCTAGAAGAACTAAGAGAAGCTACTGGCTGCTTTTACTCTCCTATTTACGAAGACATTCTAACCTCCGCTGAAAATGTGGAAGAGGAAGATGATGACGACTATGACGAAGACTATGACGAAGAGAACGACGATGACGAAGACGACGATGACGACGATGACGAAGACGATGACGCATACTTCGAGGAGTGAACATTATGCAAAAAAAACCATTCTTCCGGGGTAAAAAAGGCTTCTATGTTCTTAAAGAGAACCGCTACTGGGGGAGCTACTACGCAAAAGTAGATGACCCTAAAGGCGAAGATGAGCCTCAAGAGCTAAGCAACTTTACCCTTAAACCAGATTTCGAAAAGATACCGCTGACTCTTTTTAAGGGTATAGTCTCCCTATTTCGACACTACTGTAATGATCGAGCGCAGAGTACTCAACTGCCTTTTGCGCTTAAAGAACCCGACTATGAAGTTCTAGTCGTATTGATGCGACACACAGAACACATTGACCGTTGGCGGGCATTAGCCCCTATGCAAATCATTCAAGCAGCAACGGTTCGCACCGCGCGGACTAAGTCAGGAGGAGTACCCTGTGTAGACATTCTTACAGGGGAGGAATTCGACAGCTACGATATTGAAGACTGGGTCGTAAGTGGCACAATGCACAGTCACAACACTATGGCTGCTTTCTGGTCTGCAACAGATACCAAAGATGAGACCGACATCTCAGGAGCCCATTGCACCATGGGATGTATCTCTGAAGACACCGTAGACCTATGTGCCTCCATTGTCCAAAACAAGAATAGATACGTTTTCTCCCCCAGTCGCATTGTTGACTTAAGTTCTTTAAAGACGGTAGACAAAAAAGAACTTAAAGCTCAAACCATTCATATAGACACTAGCGACGTCGTGCTAAATGAGAAAGTATTTAGCTACATCAAATTACAAGAGCCGGCACGACAAGTCACTTACCCTTATGGTGTATACGGCAACTATGCCAATTACACTGCAAAACCAAATCAAAGTGACGTATCTCGCCGCAGTCACGCCTATAAGAACTTTGATTACTGGGACGATGGGTATGACTACGCTGACTGGTATGCCAACCCTGACTGGGCGGTGAATGCAGATGTCGACGTTAGTAAGTATAAGAAAAGTCTTGAACAACAACTAAGTCAAAAAGACCTTACCGTCGACCACTGCTACGATCTTGTGCCAGGCGACGAAGAGTACATGATGGAACTGTGTGAAGACTTTAGCTACTTCGAAATGGCATTAAAAGACGTGTTAAGTCACCCTTCTGGTGTATCTCTAGTCGCATCTGCTTTAGCAGAAGAACTTGACCTAGAGATGCATCTTCCCCAAAGCGCATTAAACCTATACAACTCACTCAGGAGTCCAAATGAAATTCTCTAATATCTTTTTCTGTGGTGCCGGTGGATTAGACACAATTCTGGCAGAGCCTATTATCCGACTGGTTACCTACAGCCAAGGATTCAAACCCGCTGTTCATATCTACGATGGTGATGTGTACGAAGATAGTAATAGCTCTCGACAACTGTTTGACCCTAAATATTTAGGCGTAAACAAAGCAGTTGCGTTGGCTGAGCGGCTTAGCTGTCTGTGTAAAACCACAGCCTATCCGCTATACGTTCGAGAAGATAACTTCGGCTCTTTCGTGTTATCCGCCGCCTTAGACTCTCCTTATGATTCTCTAATCATCCCAGGGGTTGATTCAGAGGCAGCACGACACGATATCATTCGTGCTTTGGATAACCTGCCTACACACTTAAACTACGCCGTGATTCTACCCGGGAATGACTATCACACAGCAACCTGCTCATGGTATACGCGGATATCCGGTAAAATTGCGCCGTGTCATCCCTTTGATGTCATCCAAAACTATGCTGAACCTACAGATGAGAACCGGGGTAACTGTGGGGTCGAGGCTGTGTCTACACCTCAGTTATTAAACGCTAACTTTGCCGGAGCCTTAATGGCGCTAGAAATTGCCTATCAACTTTTAAAAGAAGGCACCGCACCTCTATTCTTTGACTATGACGGGGCATCTTGGTCTATGGCAAAGACTGGTAAGCTGTACGAGTGTGGGACTCCACCGCGAATTTTTTAAGGGACATGTCGCCTGCTTCGGCAGGCTTTTCAACTACCAGATTTTTCGATGAAACAGATTGTCATCTTTAATGGACCTCCAAAGAGTGGAAAAGACACTCTTACCGACTATCTGATCAAGAACTACGGCAATATGCAACACGTAAAGTATGCCTACAGCCTAAAACAGATGGTGCATCGGGTTTACGACACCCCAGAGAAACACCCAGAGGCATACGAAAAATATAAAGACCAGCCCCTAAGTGAGTTCATAGGGTTAACCCCCCGCCAAGCATACATCTCAATGTCAGAAGACTATATCAAGAAGAATCACGGCAAAGACTTCTTTGGACTACAACTCATTCTGACAATTAAAAGACGTAACACGAAAGAAGACGATGTCTTTCTAGTAAGTGACGGTGGCTTCGACGAAGAGTTAGAGCCGCTATTACATAACTTCGATCCAAGTCTAATCAGCGTTGTACAGCTATACAGAAAGAACTGCTCCTTTGAAGGTGACAGCAGAAACTACTTCAATGTAGAGCGCTTTCAGTCCAGAGGGGTAAAATTCATTAAGTTAGTCAATCAGGCGAACACCCCAGAAGATTTTATAGAAGAGTCTATTTCAGTTTTAAAACAATCGCTACCTATAATATTCAACTCAGAGAGTAGATGAAAAACTTCAACCTGACTAAACCAGATTGGACATCCGTTATTTCTAGACTGCGTAGGAAAGAGTATGCTGATCTACTTAGAGAGTATCAACATCTTCTCAACCTGGCAGCAAAAACAGTCCAACAACTTAAACTCGAGCAGTTGATTGAAGAAGAGCTAAAGCGTCGAAGCAGTTGACCTAAGCTAGAAGTATTGTATTCGTTTAACTAAACCATGAATAACAAAATAGACGCAGTTATAGAGAAACAGGCCTGCCCTGTGTGTGGTGTAACCCACGAAACTGGGTGGATGTATGATTCAAAAATGGTCCCAGATGTAGGTGGCGAAGTGGTCACCGGTTTTGCTTTATGTTCAGACCATCAGAAGCTAACAGATAGAGGCTTTTTACATCTAGTCGTGGCTTCTTTCCCACAGAAGAAGTCCTACGTTGAACTTGACGAGGCTTACAGATTAGGTAAATCCGTGTCTATCAGCCGCGAACTGGCTGCGCAGATCTTCGGACCTCGTATCCCTAACGACGTGCCCTTAGTCTTTATAGACCTAGAAGCGGCAGAAAAAATCCAACACTTATTGACAAAACTTAAGCTGGAATCTAACAATGAACAAGTTAATCTGGGCGCTACATCTCTGGACGGGTCTAATGATGGAGAAGTGGGGGCGTAACCTCTTCTACGATGAGATTGGACATGGCTGGTTTGATATGGGACACTGCCCAACAAAACACTATAGCTACAGAGATCAATATTTTGATGACCACTACGACCGCTGGGAAGAAATACCGTTCTAAGAAGAGAGACTCCTATGAATAAGCTAGTGGAAGTTACGCTGGATTTTGACAGTGTCAAAATGGAATGGCACTATAGAAAGAACTGGTATGTGATAGCAATTATCCATAACAACAGGTCTATAGACCTGTACGGAAAACTCAATAACGAAGAATTCAGCGTCAAGGATAATTTGAAGGACGGTAAGCAGTTACAAAAATACGTTGCCAAATTCAAAAAGAAAAAGACATTCTGAACGGTTCAGAATCTAAAAGTCCAAGTCGGTTTCAAAAAAAACAGAGAAGAGTACATGAAAAAGAAGAAAGCATAAATGCTGTATCCGAGTCTTTATCCCGGCAATCTTGCCACGTCAACCACGCTCGACGTCCCTACGGACAACTTAGTGTACCTCCAACCACCTCCTGCCTTTATCCCTCAGCTAAAAGCAGGGGTGAGTCTAAACTATGGTGGAACACAGTTTGGAGAGTATCAAGATTTAGGAGATGGCAGATCCGCTATCATCCATGACTGCAGTCTAGATCCTGTGGCAGACGATGCCCAATCTGTATACATTGCGAAGGGTGGTTTTACTACACCTTATACAAAGTTTGGTAGGGGAAACTACTCAGTTACCTCTGCAATTAACGAGGCTCGAACCTCTCTAGAGTTACAGCGTTTAGGTATCCGTACGCAAAACACAATAGCAGTCTATAAACACGGAGAAGATAACGCAACCAGCATCATTCGTCGAAGCTGTCCTTTTCGTATTGGGACGTTTGAATACGTTTACAGACACAACCCCCAAGACATTGATAAACTGTGGCATAGTCTCAGTGTTTACTATCCGGTCTGTCAAAATCGCTTAGAGTCTTTTAGACAGATTGTCCTTGACTACGCTGCTTTACAGAAGCAATGGGAAGACGTTGGTTTTGTGCATGGCTGCTTAAACACAGATAACATGTCAGCCATCCCAGAAGCGATTGACTTTGGGCACTCCCAATTTAGTTTTAACGACCAGGCGACATCTTCCATAGATCCTTACGGGAGATATAGCCGCAAGAATCAAGACTTCGCCATTCTCTCAGGACTAAACATATTTAGAAAGTGCCTGATCAAGAACCTTGATAACTACACCGCCGAGGATCTATATGCAGACTACATCTCAGTCAAACCTATTTCACCCAAATCTTGAATTTGCTAAAATAACGCGAAATGTATTACTCAGCCCTAATGACAATAATCCAGAAACTAGGTTTTCTAGAATGGAAGAAAAAATACAACCCTATACGGAACCCTTTCCGTAAAGTGCGAAAGACGTTTATGTACGACGTCACCGGACTGGATCTCACTTTTGTAGAGAATCACCCAGAAGAAAGAATTTGGACACTGACGGGTAAAGGAGATATACCTCTTATCATTGCAGGTATGCATCCAAATGTTTCTAAAGGGTACTTTATAACCCATAAACCCCACCCAAAGAACAAGACTGTACAAGTCGAGTACGATGTAGCGCCCCAGTAAACTGGAAGCAGATATACGTACATAACCAGGGGCAGCTAAAGCTGCTCTTTTTTAACCATGGACATTCTAGTTTTCGCCAGCGGTACTCTTATTGGTTTCATGAGTCTTGCCTTCATGAAAGCAGTTATAGAACCGGTCGCTACTAAAGTAGGGAAAGAACTTCTTTTGAAATATGCCTCTGCAGTCTATGACCGCTTAGACAAAGAGTGGTTGCCTGCTCACTATCAGCTAGGACTAGATTCAATGAAGGACTGGCTAATGGAAGTATGCCTACCAGAAATAGCAGAACAACAAGGGTCTCAACTCGACCCAAAACAGATCGCAGAGTTGACCACGTTCATCCTGGATAACTTTAATATCCAGAAATCCTTGGAAAAGCAACAAGGATAACAGAGAAGAGTAAAAGAATCAAAACACGTAACCAGTATGCCTACAGACATCAAATATCTAATCAGCGATAAGAATATTACGTTCTATCGAAACAAGAGCGTCCGATTCTTACATAAAGATGACTCTATCCTATATGACTGTCTCCGCAGCGTCTTAGATCAACAAGAAGGTATTCTTCAATTTGAGGAATACCTTGATGTTCTAGATACCAACACGCCCAACCAACTAGCAGAGTTTATTGTTAAAGGCGTAAAAGACAATCTTAAAGGGCTTGAGCATGTAACAACGCGAGCCAAAGAGTTAGAAGATGCGAATATGCCGGTGGAACCTTTCTTCCGTTTTATTCGTAAGTGTACAGAAGCAGGGCTTAACAACAAAGAACTGATCAATCTTGTCGGTACGTTAGACGCCCCGCTAACCTGGGACGGCAACGTTGTTCTATATCAGCGCAGCAGCTGGACGCCTACGGCAGTAGAAAATACAGACACAATGTCTTGGGCTAACGAAGAAAGTTTTCAGATGGGAGTCATCGTTAAAGGAGATTCCTTACCAGTAGCTCCCTTCGACTGGATAACAAGTTCCTGCCCCGATGCGGGTCCCGTGTTTGAAGTTGTTGTACAAC